TTAAGAGTTTAGCATATATGTTGCCATCTCTTTCCAGTTATGTGAAAAAGCTTTTCTGATTTTAGAAATCATGATAAGAGTTCTAAAGTTGATATTGTCATTTGTTTTATTTTCTGACAAAAATTCGAGAGCTTCTTGTTTAACTTCAAGTTCGTATTCTGGGAGAATTCTATCAAGTACGAAAGACATTCTTTCGATTTTTTCATCAGATGACATAGTCAAGTCAACAGTCAAGCTTCTTGAAAGTATAGCTTGGTCGATGCTACTCTTTGATTTATTAGAAATAAAGATAATTCTACCTGTGAAGTCGAATTGTTGCGGATATTCATCATTCTTACTCATTTTAGCCATCCAAGTAAGAGTTCTTTTGTCATAAGAGTCAAGAGCTGATTTGAGAATATTGATTGCAACTTTATCCTCGAGAATTGAATCACAGTCATCGAATACAATAAGTTTACCGTTGTTATCGTAGAGTGCGTTGTAAAGACCTCTTGCAGTTGAATACCCTTTGAAGAAGACGAATTGATCTTCAGTGAGTTCGTTGTTTTCAATTGTTTTAGTAACTGAATGTGTTTTACCCAACCCACCTTGTCCAGTTATTACTAGTGAAGGTGTGAAATCGTTTACTACCATAGTAGTGAGGTTCGTAAGAATGTCAAATTTTTGGTTGATTGTGAAATTCATATTGTGTTCTGTTTTTGTTTGTGATACAACAAAGATAAGGCGAAAAGTCCGAATATCAAAGCTTCACTTTAATTATTTTTCTTCTTCCATATATTTATATAGTAGCATCCAAAAATCTTACGAGAGTTATTTCTGTAGTTTTTAGTAATCACTTCTGTAGAAAACTCATCTTGAATCCACCTTGAAATTTTAGAACACTCTGTTTGGTAAAAACACAAATCATCTTCTTCCCAATAACAATGTGTGGATTTTAATCCTTTCCATAAATCTCCTCTTGGTACATCTTGAAATAGTTTATTTTTAATAACGCCTAAATTTAATAAATCTTGTAACATTTTTTCACTAAGAATCTCAACTCTCGAGAGTCCTTTATCTGATTTTTTGATATCGTAATTACAATTTAATTTGTTTTTTATGTCAATCAGTGTTTCCTCATTTGAAAAAATCTTTACAATATTTTTAGATTCTAGTTCAGCACAAGCTATGAATTGACCTAAAGTAATTAATTTATCTTCGGTAAGATTACCGGAAAAATAACTATCATCAACGTAAAATTTTCTATTTTTACATTGGTGAGAACAAAATCTCATTCTACCTAACCTTTTGTAAGCGCCGTTTTTGTAGGTAATTTCTTTACCACAGTTTAGGCAGTTACCTTTATAAACTATACTTCTACGATAGTCGTAGTAGCAACTCATAGAGCAATATTTTGGATTTTCGGTTTCTTTACCACAATGAACACAATTTTTCATAATAATTGTATTTATTTAGAAAAAAATGTTTATCTTTGCAATCTAAACTTTAAAAAACTATGAAAACTAAAAATAAAATCAAAATTCTGATTAACTCGATTGGTAAAGGTGCCAGAGAAGTTTATTTAGAAAAGAATCCACACGGATTTTCTGCTGTGAATAAGGTACATAAGAATAGTAAAAAATATGATAGAAAAAAGACTAAGAGTATTTTTTAGTTTTTCCAAGGATCATAAAGTGTACTTCCACTTCTGTAATTACCCCCTTTAGTCAGATACTCCTCAAATCTAAGTTTTTGTTCATTATGGAAAAGGCGTTGTTCCCTTTCTCTACGATCAATGTTCATAATATTCACATTCTTACCTTGTGTCCAAGCATATTCGAAACCAGTATAATATGCTTTTTGTATTTCTTCAATTATCAAATCCTTAACTTGTGATTTGTCAGTGATGTTAAGGATTTTATCTATTCTGTCGACTGGCAAAGATTTTCCAACATCGAACATTTCATTAAATTTCTTAATCATGTTTTTTTATTTTATATATAAAAAACTAATTATTAGAAATTTTTAGTCCTGTTGCGTTCCAAATATTCGAGATATAGTAGAACACAAAGGTGATAAATACCAATAATTAAAATACAATATATCTCAAAGAATAGCATCCCCATCAATGGATATAATGGTATAGATATTAGATATAGAAATCCGAGAATTCTAAACCTTTTTAGATGTAACATGGGATAAATACAAGATAGAAAAAATCCAGCAGCAAATATATTGTGTGAAAATTTATATTGCTCTACTGAAAAGGCGGTAAGTAGTAGTAAGAATATTGCTGGAACTTGCCATTTCTCAGAACGAAGAAAATAGTAGGATGTACCAGCGTTTACAAAAATAAATAGTGGTTGGAGTGGTGTACTCCAATACGAGGATATCGACCATAGGTATCCTTGAGTCGATATTAAAATAAAAGGCTGTGATATAGAAACTAAAATCACAGCCAATTTCAAAAAGAAGTCGTATTTCTTTGTTAGAGTCATTTTTTTTACATAATTTCCATAACTTCAATATCAAAAATCAAATCCTTACCAGCTAGTGGGTGATTTCCATCGATTACCACATGGTCTTGATGAATTTCTTTTACAACAACATTAAACATTTGCCCTTCATTGGCTGCTTGAAGAGTTTGACCAACTTCAACTTCACCCGGTAGTTGTGTTTTTGCCACATTAACAATCAAATCTTCTCTAACTTGACCATAAGCATCTTCAACCGAAATTTGAACTGTTACTTTATCACCAATTGATTTACCAATCAATCCACCTTCAAATCCAGGAATTACTTCACTCGAACCTACTTGGAATTGAAATGGTGCTCTCCCTACTGAAGAATCAAAAGTTGTTCCATCTGTTAATTTACCTGTGTAATGCACCTGTACAGTGCTTCCGTTTTGTATCATAATTTTATAATTTATATTTTTATTTTATAGAATTTTTTCTTGATAAGTTTTGTTTATTTATTAATTAAAGCTTATCTTTACTTTATAAATACATTAATATGTTACCGAACTATCAAGAGTGTTTAAATTTGTGCAACTTAAAAGATTCACCATTCTATGAAACTAAAATGTTAATAGATGGATATTCTATATCTTTATTCAATTATCGTTTAGCAACCAACAACGATTTCAAGGGTAAGTTTGCGAAAGAATTAAGGGGTATCTGTTTTGTTTTCAATACAGATGGTACTTTATTCAAAAGATATTTGTTGTTACAAAAGTTTTTTAACTTGAATCAAACTGAAGAAACTCTTTTTGATAATATAAAAAATTTCAAAATAAAGTCTGTTAATAATAAAGAAGATGGTTCCTTAGCAACATTCATAAAATTGCCTAATGGTAAAGTTATCGGTAAATCTAAAATGGGTTTTGATAACGAACAAGCTAACGCTATATCAAAAATATATGCAAGCAATATCTCTATAAAGAATTTTGTAGATTATTGTTTAGACAAAGATATAATACCTATATTCGAATACGTTTCTCCTTTCAACAGAATAGTTTTAAGATACAAATCAGATGAACTGATTTTGTTGAAATTAAGAGATAATGTTTCTGGAAATTATTTGGATGTGGAACCTATGTTGGAAAAATTTTCTGACATCAAGTTTGCCAATTCTGAAAATGTGTATGTATCTTTATCAGAATTAGTTGAAAAGATAGTTGATGCGGTAGATAAAGAAGGAGTTGTTGTACACTGCTTAGATAATTCAGGAAACGACTTTCTATTCAAGGTTAAGACTAAGTGGTATGTTGAGTTACACTCTTTATATACTGAGGATGTTAATCGTGAGAATATCTTGATAGGTTATATTCTGGATGAAAAAGTAGATGATATATTGGCTCAATTCCCAGAAGAAGATGTTGAAGTTAGAAATAGAATAAACTCTATCTCTTCAGTTGTTAAATTAGAAATATCTTCTATTGTTGAAAAAATAGATGCCTTGTATAAAATATATTTAGACTTAGGTTCTGATAGAAAAACTTTTGCATTAACTTACTTAGATAAGGATCCTTTGGCAAAATTTTGCTTTAACAAAATTAGGGGTGAAGATTCATTTGACATCGCAAAGAATATCTTAAGGGATAAGACAAAAAAATTAGTGGAGGCACGTCAGTGGATATCCTCTAAGATAGATTTAGAATTCAAAGATGTAGTTGAAGACTAAAGATTTTGAATTTGAGAGGCGGAAACTCTTTCGGCCTCTCCCATTTCTATCTCAATATATCCCTCTACCCATCTACTAAAATCTACTGGGTCAATCCTTTCAAACATTTCGTTATGTGGTACAACTTTTCTAAGAATATCTCTCAGACATTCAAAATATTGTGGGTGTTTTTTTATATCACCAACCATACTTTCAAGTTCATCTGATATAGTAAATATTATATTCTTTTCATCATAAAAAAATGTAGCTTCATAGTATTTTCTTTCGTATATAACACTTAGAAGTACTAAGACACCACCTTCTACTTTGCCTAAATATTCCAAAACAGAAAAATCAAATATCTTCATCCATCAATTCTGTAATTTTTGTTTCTCTATTTTCTTGAGTGGAATTTTTCACAAATCCATTAGCTTTTAGTGTATTTAAAAAACCCTTTGACGTAGTGGTTTGTCCGCTTTCAGCATAATGTAGCATATCTCTATACATAGAGAAAACTTCTTTGTAAGCCTTTTCATCTAAACCATTTAAGGTTTTAAAATCCAAATAATAATCAGATAAATCAATTTTGTTCATATATTTATGGTTAGTCTAGTAAAAAATCAATCTTTTTAATCTTATCATCTGTATCGGTAAATATCACTGAAATTTTTTCAATCTTCGAAAACTCTCTAGATTCTCCCGTGAACTCATTTACCATTACATCTTTTTTCCATTTAATGTCTAATGACGGTCTTTCACCAAGAAATCTTCTCATCTCTTCTTCAATTATTTTATAATCCCAATTTGTTTTCCAATCTATTTGAGACATAAACTGCCTGATTGAAGTTTCTTTTAATGAATACATATCTCTTATCATAATTTTTATATCTTTTTTATCTATTCAAGTTTATTTAAATCCCCTTTCCCGAACATATGAATTTGATTCATTAAGTATTGAAAAGTTTTGATGAAATCTCATACAAGTAACTATAAATCCTTCCACGTCTTCTTCTGATAGTTGAAACCATTCACCGTTAATTTTATTCCATTTATATCTACGATGTAGTGAGGCTTCAATTTTTGTACCCCATTGGGATTCAAAAACAGCTACAACATCTAAATCACTACTATTACCGGTTTTGAATTCTTTTAAACGTTGTTCAACCCTACGTCTTGTATAGCCTATTTTATAATGATTTTCAGTTAAGTTTTTAATTAGATATACTTTATACATCAAAAGTATATATTAATTAGCCCCTTTTATATTTTCAAAAAGTTTATATATAGACATATGAAATATCTAAGAAAATTTAATGAATCTGTATTTGATGGGGATTGGCTAGATTACAAAAAAATTACAGAAGTCGATTTCGATGAAATTTATTATAATAATAGAAACTTGTTTGTAGATCCGAATGATTTACAAAAATATAATATCAAAAGTATAATTGAAGAAAAAGTTGGTGAAGAGGTATTCGTAAAGCTTAAAACTCACTTCCCGAAACCAATTTTATGTTTTGGCTGGGGAACTAATAGGTGGACATTGTTTCCGAATTCTAAAGAACCACAATTGAAAGATTATATTATTGACTTACATCTTCTGAAAGATTATTGGATACTGTTTTGTTACTCTTATAGAGATAAATCTAAGGTATCATCTAATAAGTTTTACAAAGAATATTATGTCTGTGAAACAATTGAAGGCTTAAAAAAATTGATAGGAGATTTGGAAATTAAAAAATAATCCTTATCTTTGTATTGTTGATGAAGGCAACGATTTAGATACAATCATCAATAGGGAGGCAACGATTTAGATACAACCCTGTTTTTTTTTAATTCATTGATGAAGGCAACGATTCAGATACAATCATCTTTGAGAACTAAGAGGGAGGCAACGATTCAGATACAACCCTCTTTTTTTCATTTAAGGTTTTATTATAACCAATTGGTCTCTCCCAACTTTTAATCTATGTGATGGACTCTCTCTCCAAACAGTTTTTAATATTAATTTCCAGTATGCAGTTGATTGTTGCTGGGGAATAATTACACAAGCTAATTCTCTACTATCTGATTTTATAACAAATTCTACGCCATTTTCAATTTCGGTTGTCCCTATATGCTCGGCTATCTCCCTTTTGAAGTAATTACCAAATTCAATTAGTTCCTCATTTGTTATTACTTTTTTATTGTAACCCTCATCCCATTCAGATTTATTTTTAACATTGGTTCTAGTTTCCCTATCATCTGAATGTTTTGTCTTAACCAATTCTAAGTTAAATACCACTTCAATTTTTGAAATAAGTTGTGTCAAACTTTTCTCTAAAAGCAAATTATATTGTTGAAAATTTTTAATTCTCATCTTAACTTTTTCCTTTTATATATTAAGAAAAATTCCGACTTTTTAGGTCGGAATTTATTTTAAAGAACTTGTACGGTAAGTTTAGCATTTATAGTCGTACTCCTTCTTAGAACTCTGAAAAATGTGACGATTAGAATCACTGTGAAAATCAAATTCTAACCGAAACGAGTAAGCTGACTCTGAAGGGGGTGGCTTACGCTTTTTCTTAGAGAACTATTTTACTTCTTCAAACTGTATATCTTGTGGTTCACCAGTGTCACCACCTTCATTTCCAGTTGCTTGTGAAGCTTCTTCCTGAGAAGAACGATTGTAAAGATCTGTCGAAATTCTCTGCCAAGTTTCATTCAACTTATTCATAGCCGAATCAATCTCTTCCAAATTCTGAGCCGAGTGAGCCGATTTTAAAGTTTCCAAACAAGCATTTAAATCTGCTTTATTTTCCTCAGTTAATTTTTCACTAAATTCCTTAACCTGTTTTTCGGTTTGGAAAATTAAACTATCAGCCTGATTCAACTTATCAATTCTCTCTCTTTCAAGCTTGTCGGATTCAGCATTTTCAGCAGCCTCCTGCTTCATTCTTTCAATTTCCTCCTTAGATAATTGAGAACCACCTTCAATTCTGATTTTGTTCTCTTTTCCAGTAGCCTTGTCTTTAGCTGACACCGAAAGAATGCCATTTGCATCTATATCTAATGTCACCTCTATCTGGGGTACCCCTCTTGGAGCCGGCATAATACCATCTAAGTGAAATCTACCAAGTGAACGATTATCTTTAGCCATCGGTCTTTCACCTTGAAGTACGTGAATTTCCACTGAGGGTTGGTTATCCGAAGCGGTTGAGAAAGTTTCAGTTTTTCTTGTAGGGATTGTAGTGTTAGCTTCAATTAATCTTGTCATAACATTACCCATAGTTTCAATTCCAAGTGAAAGTGGAGTTACATCTAAAAGAAGTACATCTGTAATTTCACCGGAAAGAACCGCCCCTTGAATCGCCGCTCCAATTGCAACTACTTCATCAGGATTAACTGATTTATTTGCTTTCTTATCGAAAAACTTTTCAACCGCTTCTTGAACCGCTGGTACTCTTGTTGAACCACCAACCAAGATTACTTCATCAATATCAGATGCTTTAATCTTAGCGTTTTTAAGAGCTGATTTGCAACAATTAATAGTTCTTTCGATTAGAGGTGTAATCATCTGTTCAAATTTAGCTCTTGACAAACTTTTAACAAAGTGAAGTGGTACTCCATCTTTAGCTGTTAAGTAAGGTAGATTGATATCTGCTTGTGATGAAGAAGATAGTTCGATTTTTGCCTTTTCAGCTGCATCTTTCAATCTTTGAAGTGCCATAGGGTCTTTACTCAAATCCATTGCGTTTTCGGTTTTGAATTCTTCCACCATCCAACTGATAATAGCGTTATCAAAGTCATCTCCACCTAAGTGTGTATCACCATCAGTTGATTTAACTTCAAATACACCATCTCCAATTTCAAGAACTGAAATATCAAATGTTCCACCACCGAGGTCATAAACTATGATTTTTTGTTCTTGGTTTTTCTTATCAAGTCCATAAGCTAAGGCGGCAGCTGTTGGTTCATTGATAATTCTTTCTACTTGAAGTCCTGCTATTTTTCCTGCCTCTATAGTGGACTGTCTCTCTGCATCCCCAAAGTAAGCCGGAACTGTAATAACTGCTTTAGTCACGGGTTGCCCTAAAAAGTCCTCAGCTGTTTGTTTCAGTTTCTGAAGAATCATAGCTGAAATTTCTTGTGGTGTGTAGTGTTTATCATCGATAAGTACACCTGGAACATTGTTCCCAATTTTCTCTACTTTGTAAGGTACTCTGGTAATTTCATCTTTGCAATTAGAGAAATCTTTGCCGATGAAACGCTTGATTGAATAAACTGTTTTGGTTGGATTTGTAACAGCTTGTCTTTTTGCTGAATCCCCAATTTTTCTGTCAGTTCCAGTGAATCCAACTACAGATGGTGTTGTTCTTCTACCTTCACTGTTTGTGATAACCACTGGTTCACCATTTTGAACAACACAAAGGGCCGAATTTGTAGTCCCCAAATCAATACCCAATACATACTCTTTTTTACTCATAATTTAAATTTTTTTTATTTTAAATTTTTCAATAAGTGTGCCAAAAATTAAAACTGACAAATTGTCAGTTTAAGTTGTCACTTTACATAATGTTATATGTTAGTAGAGAATAAAGTTTAAGAAAAAATTGAAAAAATTTTCTAATATAGTCCATCCAGCTCACCACCGGTGTCTCTCATTTCATATTCAGCTCCACGCATTACATTTGAAATAGTATTATTTGATTTATTTAAATAGGGGAGACTATCCACAAATGGATAATAATCAAAATTTACCTCATCTAAAGTAACGTAATAAGCAGCACTTTTAGTTTGTGAACCGTTACTAACTTTAAAACCCATGGATGAGCCAGATGTTTTAGAGTCTTGATATACTTTATACCACCAACCATTCCTTTCAGCAAATCTTTTGAACAAATCTATATCCGAATCATAATTTGTGTAAATTCTATCCATAAACATATCTCCTCCATCGGTTTTCCATAGAAGTGCTCTTCCCCTTATCTTATCACTAGCCCACTTTCCATTTTGCAGTTTGCCAAAATTACTATAGAGAATGACCAATTGGCAAACATCATCATTATACCTATAAATATCAAAATATTCGCTATTTACATCTGCCATACAAGAAAGGCCAAGAGTCGAACTACCTCCATGTTCATATCTTCGATAATTATACCAATAAGGAATATCTCTTTCTGAAACAATATCAAACTTCAAAAAGGCATCATTCATTATATCAAATGAAGATTTATAAGCATTAACAAAGTCTTCTAATTCTTTATCTGTAAATTGTATTCCAGCCGCAGTCAAGATACTTCTTATGGCTCTACCAATGTTTATAGGATTTTTAGTAAGTTGCCAAACCTTTTCAGCTCTATCATCTCTAACACTCAATGCTTCCCTATCATAAATAGAATAGTTATCACCATTGAATTTAAATAAGACATAGGTTTTACCTGGTGTGTCTTTAGAGGGTGTCTCTGCAAGAATTTCACCTACTTGTCCTTGATTAGGTTTAACATAATCCATAGTTTCAGGATCGAAACCTAATTCATCAAAAATTAGTTGATTTATATAATTACCATCTGAATCTTTATTCAGAGTGAATCTTCTGTAAACATGGGTTTGATTTACTTGATATTTCAGAGATTCCTGTCCTAATATTTCTTGAGCCTTTTTATCTTGAACAAAGAAAATTTTATCTTTTTCAGGATGTATATCGAAAAAGTTTTGAGATATTGCCAAGTCCCTACCTGTTCTAATAACTTGCAATAATTCTTTTTTTAATCTTGATTCTGTTAAAGAGTCAATTAGATTCTGTAACTTATTAGAAAGAACAAGTTTACTTTCTAATATTAGAGATTCTAATAGTGAATCCAATTTGAAGTCTAAAAATTTACTTAATTTATTCATGTTATTTGACTTTTAATCTTTCATATCTTTGTTGCTCCATATAGGCCAGGAGATCTTCATAGGTTGCCGCACCTGGATTTTTAATTACATTTTCAGGATTAGCTTTGACACTCTTCTTTATTTCAACTTCTTCTTCTTTTTTCCTTAGTCTGTCTTGATATTCGGTTTCTATTGTTTTAATCAAGTGACCTAAATAAAAGTCAATTCCCTTTTCTTTTACCAATTTAAAATCAAAATCAAATATAAATTCCTCTCTATCAAAATAGAAAGCCAATTTATCTTCCAAGATGTAGTGATCCGAATAGAATTTTATATTTCCGATATTTCCCTGTCCGGATATGGTAGTGCGATACATAGTATTGTAAAAATAAGCAAACTCATCTTTTTGACTCAATACTCTTTCGGAGTTATTAGCTTCTAGCGTAGCTGAATAACCAAGATTTACTCGGTAATATTTACTACCAGATTTAAAAATTTGTATGATTTTATAATTTGTAACAATGTTATAAGTATTCATAATTATTCTTCTGTTTCTATCTCGAAATCCTCTTCGCTTTCACCACCAGATTCTTCCAATTCTATTTTAAGTTCTATCAAAAACTCTTCATCTATTTTTTCTAATTCAACTGTTTTCATAAGGGGTCCAGCCACTAATTCAAAATCATCTAATGAATATTTCTTGAATTTAATTTGACAATTTTTAATTTCTTCGTCTGAATAGTCTTTATCTTTGGACTTTGGTAGGGCATCTTTCAAGTCAATCGTAAAAAGTATATCATATAGAAATTCTTCATCAGTGAATTTTAATTTCAGGTTATCATATATCTTCGAGTATTTAGATAATTCAAGACTTTGCATTTGTAAACCCAAGTCCATAAAACTCAATTCACCTTTTTCTTTTCTATCTAAGTCCTGTTTTTCGCCATATCTTTTCACTTCACCATCTTCGACTTGGGCACTAGTAAACATCTTTTCAATTCTCTTCTGAAGTTTTTTCAAGGCTAATTGAACATAAGTTTCTGGTGTATCATGATTATTTTCTTTAAGAAACTCTAAATACTTATAAATTTTTTCAATCATTTGGAAAAATATTTTTATTATCTATATATTAAAAAAATAAACCACTTAAAATTTTTTATTTATAAAATTTTATAGTATTTTTACAATCTAATCTAAACGAACTATGAACAACATTGGTTACTGCTGTATCAACCTCTCGATGAATGAGGGTCTAAAAAAGAAAGACTATATCTCCGTAAATCGAGGTATGACGAAAAAAACATTTGAATCTAAAGGTTTAGATTATGTCTCTGAACTAACACTGAAGAATCTTGACGATCTTCAAAAAATTCTCGAATGGAACCTGAAGAATGATATTTCAGTCTACAGGATGTCAAGTGATATGTTTCCTTGTCTTGGTTTTTATAAAATAGAAGACTTACCTAACATAAAACTAATAGAGTCTAAACTCAGAAAATCTGGCAAATTTGCCATGGATAATGGATTTAGGCTTTCATTTCACCCATCTCATTTTTGTATATTAGCTAGTGAGAACGAAAGGGTAGTTTTGAATGCTATTGATGAATTAGATAAGCACTCTCAAATTTTAGACTTGATGGGTTTAGAGCAGTCTACTTTCTATCCTGTAAACATACACATTGGTACAACCAAACCCGGTAGAGAAGAAGCTTGTCAAAAATTCTGTCAGAACTTTGAGTTATTATCTGATTCTTGTAAAAAACGATTGACTGTTGAAAATGATGATAGTCCAAATCAATATTCTGTGAAGATGTTGTATGATTGGGTTCACACGAAAATAAACATCCCTATTGTTTTCGATAGCTTTCACCATAAATTAAATTCAGGTGGTTACTCTGAAAAAGATGCACTTAATTTAGCAATTTCAACCTGGAAAACAAAACCACTGTGTCATCATTCAAGTTCAAGAAAAGAATTTGAGGATATATCTGCTAAATCTGAAGCACACTCCGATTTTCTCTACGAGAAATTTAATGACTATGACAATTCATTGGATATCGAAATGGAGTGTAAAATGAAGGATATAGCACTAAAAAAATATATTTCCGATTTCATGAAATAATATATATAGGAATACCAATCGTATTGGATAAAATTATTTCAAAAATAAATGGAAGATATATTGTTGATTGAAAATGAGTTATTTACTAATGAAAATTTTATTAGAATTTGGAAGAAAATCAAAACTAATGGTATACTTGGCTTAATTATTAATAAATTTCCCTTCCTTGAAGGAAAGAAAATTTCACAAATAATGTACCATTTCAGTAATAAAATTTATTCAGAAATCAAATGTCATTGTTGTAATAAAAATGTACGTTATATTAATTTCAATAAAGGTTATGTAAAATATTGTTCAAACAGCTGTCAGTCTAAAGATTTCTGGAATAATGTTTCTGAGGATAAATTAAAATTGAGAAGTCTTCGATCTAAAGAAACTTGTATGAAAAAGTATGGTGTTGATAATCCTCAAAAATCAGAAAAAGTGAAGCTAAAGTCGAAAAATACAAATATTCAGAAATACGGAGTTGAACATCACTTAAAAACCACAGAGGGTAAATTAAAAATACAAGAATCAGTGACAAAGAAATATGGTGTACATAATATATCAAAGTTGGAATCAGTAAAATCAAAAAAATTGATGAAATCTCTGTCTAAAACAGAAAATGAAAAGAAATCCATTTCAGAAAAATATAAGAAAACATGTTTAGAAAAATATGGTGTCACACACTTAAGTAAGGATGCAGACTTTTTAGAAGAAAATTTGAAAAAATCATTCTCACATAAAATGTATAGTCTTCCGAGTGGAAAAATTATATCATTACAGGGGTATGAACCAATGGCATTGGATTATTTATTAATCAATTACAAAGAATCTGATATCTTCACTAAAAATTCCGACATAGAGAAATTAATTGGTAAATTTATTTACAAAGGTGATGATTTGAAAGATCATCGTTATTTTCCTGATATTTACATAGAATCTGAGAATAGAATCATTGAAGTCAAAAGTGACTTCACATATGAATTAGACTTAGATAATAACTTAAAAAAGAAACAATCTGTAATTGATAGGAATATCAGATTCAATTTTTTTATAATTTATTCTGATGGAAATATTAAAGAGATATGAACAAAACCACTTACACATATGAGTTCTTCTAAAAAGTTAGAAGATGAAAAGTCTGTTGCTATTGCTCATGCTGATTATATCTATGAAAAGATTGAGACTTTCGGTTTAGAATTTGATACGGAAGTGGAGGCAAAAGCCAAAGAAATGGCAGTTTTGAAATATAGAAAGGATTTTTAATAAAAAATAATTAATATAAAAAAGTGAATAGTTTTAAACTATTCACTTTTTTTTTCTGAATCTACATATTTATAATCAATGTAGAATAGTTGAGCCGTGGGTGCCCCTAATGGTGATACACCTTTAGACTTCAATTTTTTATATTCTTCATCCTCTTCTAATCTTTTCTCAACAAAAACTTCATCCTCTAAAATAGAACCTAATTTACCATCACGATTTTCTTGTACCACTCTATCCTTCACAGATTTAATTTCTTCATCCGATGCGAAAAATAAATCGTTGGATATGGGTTTAGCGGCGAGTTTCATAGCCATTGGTAATAAAGTAGTAAACTCTTCAGTTTTGGTTTCTTCTAATATTTGATTCGATTGATTTTCAGCTAACTGAGATATATTCTCTAATTGAGAACCAGTTAATCCAATTTTACCAAGAACCCTCTCCCACTTTTCTATAATCTTTTGTTTATCCATTTTAGTCAACTATTTTTATAATTTCATTTAGGGTTAAGTCAACTGTAGTAGGTCTTCCGAAAATTAGGACTTCTACACGAACCTTACCATTTTCTTCTATTCTATCAATTGTACCTTTGAAATTTTGAAATGGTCCTGTGATTACCTCAACTCTTTCACCTTTAATTAAAGTTGATTCAACTACTTCTTTAGTTTTTTCTTTCTCAACAATCATTTTATCAATCTCTGATTGTTTTAGTGGTTGTGCTAAACCTCTAGCATCTTTTAAGACATTAGTTGCCCCATTCGTACCTTTTACTAAGTGTTCTACTTTATCAATAGAATCTGTTTGTACAAAAACATAACCGGGATAGAGTATTTGTTCTTTGACAACTTTTTTGCCGTTTTTAACAGAGGCTACCGCTTTTGTTGGTATAAGGAAGTTGAGTTCCATATTGTAATATCTCATCATATCAGTTTTGATTCTCTCAGATACTGATTTTTCTCTGTTGTTTTGTACTTTGATTGTGTACCATTTTGTTTTACTTAGTTCTGCTATCATAATAAAATATTTAATTTTGCTTGTCTATTGTTTTCTTTAATTTTTGCCATTATCTTTTCCTTATCAAGAAAATATCTAATTAGATTTTTAACTTCTTCCTCTGTCGCAGGCTTTAGATATTTAATTTTAAGTCTGATAAAGTTATTTCCACGAAATGAAATGCCACTTGATGTTACGCCATTTTCATTCTCTTTATATGCAAAAAATAATAATTTGTGTTCTTCGTCTAAAGCTTCAATTATATAAAGATTGCCAGTAGATTTCTCTTGAACTAAGAGTGTAGTCCACCACCTAGAAGTACCCAAGGTAGATTCTGACATTCGTATAATCTCAAATTCATTTTTTGGATTTTTCATTGGCTTCAATATATTGAATTTCCTCCCTAATTTCTTCAGGATAATATTTAAGTATAAAATCAAATTCATCTCTTTTCAAATCATATGTTTCTAAAATTTTATTGATATGTTTTTCAGAAATTTCACCTTTATCAGTTTTCTTTTCAGATTTAGACCAGAACCATTGTGGATAAGGTTTATCTTTCATGAAATTGAACCATATATCCATTCCGAGTGATTTATCAATTTCTTTTGAATTTAGTAATTGTGAGAAATTTGGATATTTTTTGGAGAAGTACCTATTGAATATAAAAAAGTAAACCGATTTTTCCTCATCGGTCACTTTTCCCCAATTTGGCTTATCTTTAAACATTATATTAGAAACTTCTAATAGGTTTTTCATACTTTAATAAAATTTTTAGATTCTTGATAAAGTGTATCCATTTTAGTAAATATTTCTTCTGGTAGATTATCCATCTTCAGATAAATTAATTTCAAGTTTTTGTCTAAATTCTTTTGTATGTTTAGGATATTTGACTTTGAAACCTTTTTCTTTTCACAAATTAAGTCTGCAATATTCTCCAACAAATCTGGATCATTTAGTTCAGGCTCACCAAAATTAATTATATACTCATCAAAAAGATTCTTTGCTCCTTTTTCAGCGATTCCCCTCTTCTTACCATTTTTAATTATTGAAAAAGCAGAAGAAATATTATCAGATGTATCGCCGGCTACAATTTTAATTATAAGTGATTCTACTGGATTGACTTCTTGAATTTCGTATTTTTCTATGAATGAAGTTACTAAATTGTAGAAGTCTTGATTATCATTCAGATTGAATATATCGTTATTATCAATTTTGGAAAAACTGTTTAAGAATAGTTGGTAGTTTTTTGGTAGAAACAACTTTTGTTTGTTATAGAATTCATTAGACATAATGTTTATGAATAGAGGGTCTAATGAAAAATTTAAGAGTTGTTTAATATCATAGTCATTACTTACTATGATGGTGGAACGATCCTCAGAGTTTCCCCTTTCAACAAGGAAAGAAATCCAATCATCACCTTCTACATGCGGTGCCTCTAATATCTTTATACCTTTTCCTCTGATAGAATCTTTAAACTCATTGTAACAAGTGAAAACAAAATCCCAATCGATATCAGTATCTTTTTTTCTATGGGCTTTATAGTTCGGGTTAAGTTTTTTTCTCCAAGATTTTTCTTTTGAATCAGAAACTAAATAAACATTTGCAAATGGATACCATCTCTTATATGTGGTAATTGCATTTTCTAAACTAGTATGTAAAGCTCCAAACAGTAAATTATTCTTATGTAAGGTGAAAACAAGTCTATTCAAGACAAAATTTCCATCTATTATTAAATCGCATAACATAGACTTTTATTATTTTTTATTTATACAAAAAAAAGTCTGGAATGTTCTTTAAAGAACTCTTACATACATAGGACAAACAAACTGACTGTTTTCTATTGCCAGTGCGTAATACATCATTAATTGGCACATTCTATCACTTGCTTGTACAAAATAATAAAGATTTTTTGCTATTAGTAAAGCTTGTAATTTTGAAATCAATCTTGTCTTGGTTCCAAGTTTATCGGTTTTGATTTCTTTACTTTTATCACCTAATTTCCCAATGGCATCATTCAAAATTTCGACTTGTGTATTTAATTCATCCTCTGATAAGCTTTCAAAGTATTTATGGTTTGGAATTGGGGGTATTTCGATTTTATATTCTTGCGATACTTTACTGAAAATAGAATTAATTTCTATAAGAGAAATTTTTCCATGTCTGGAAGTCTTACCTAAAACTTCACCCTGTACGTCCTGTATCTTTTCTTTACCACCAAAAGTTCTAACTACCATCATAATATCTCTATTTTCAGATTCTAAGTCTGATTTCTGATTCATTAGTATATTAACACCCAACGAATTAGTTGCTTTGAATGAAGTTCTAACTTTCAAGAAAGAATATCTCGGTCTTTCTGTAACCTTATTTATTAGTAGATTCGCAGACTCAAGGTTTCTTACTTTTTTAAGTGATACACTCACTATGTCTCTACGCATAAAATTTTCGTCAACTAATTTATTCAATTCTTCAATTGTTTGACAACCCTCTATATCACTAAGTAATTCTTGGATTTTTATAGAATTGACAATCCACATATCACTTGGATTCCATTTAGCTGGTTGCATACCCCTTGCCAATTCTACAAATTTTTTTTTAATTGTAGACATAATCCCACCAGTGAAACCTACTTGGTGAAATACATACCTCTTTCTATCATCTAAAATAGATTTTTTCCCACCCTTAGAAGTATAAATTTCTCTATATTCGTATAGTGCATTTGCAGTTGTCACAAAGGTAGTGCTCCAATTTTTTCTATAATTTTCAAGAATTTCAGGACTCAAATATACTTCTGTCTTGATTATATCTAAAAGTTCTTCTCTTATATATCCAAGAATATCAAAGAGTAAATCATAATCTTTATCTGTGATGTTTCTTCTTAAATCTTGTCTCAGTGCACAATACAAACATTGTATTGATTCTACAATTCTTGTTTCTTTACTTCCCAGCGAACTACCACCACTTGAGCCAAACTCAGCCGTTTTTTCTATATCATTGAGTTTATAGACTTTATCATCTGTGTTAAAGATTTCTTTGTATCTATTACCTCTGAATAAAAAATCTTTAGCTTTCTCAATGTCATAACTCTTTTTACTACCATCAGTAATACCATTAATTATGTCTTCTGGATTATTTATGGCTGATTTTTTTGGTTTACTATCTTTTGGTAAAAAATTGAGATGTCCATCGACATTTTCTGAATCTTCTACTTGTTGCTTTAACTTTCTAACAAGCACATCACCTCTCAAGCCACCTTCTTCGCTTGATTTTTCTAACTCACCTAAGTTTAGGTTTGCTTCGTGAAATTTTAATATTCTCATAAATCTATATATTAAAATTTCTATTCATCAATTTTATTTATCTTTAGGTCTCTTATTAAGGAAACTATAGGTAGAATCAAGTCGAATTCTTGGATTTCAAAATCAATTATATTAAATTTTAAATTTATATGACTATTTGTTTGAATCTCGGAAAACTCATTATATAGCAAGAGTTTTACTTTAGCGATTTTTCTTACCTTTATTTCTTCATCTGTGGCAGTATCAACTACAATATATTCGATATCACCAAAATTATAGTCTTCTAAATAATCAGCATTTGTTTTTATATAAAATCTTTTTTTGGAATTCTCCTCATCAATTTTAATTTCAAAAGAGTCTACAAATAATTCTTTGTATTCGAGATCATTATAAATCAGTGTTACTCTGTCTTTATAGAGTTTCGAAAAGCGATGTTGTATGGGCATTATTTTAACATTTCTTTTTTTCTTAGTTCGGAGTCTTTTCCGAACCATATGTTCAAACTATCTTTTGAAATATCATCAGATGTAATTCTTGTTAAGATAGGATTTTGTATAATTTCTGAGTACTCATCATCAACAAGAGCTGCTAAACCCTTTTTATATTCTATTTCGTATACTTTTGGATCTATTTTTTGTAACCATTTTTCATATTCTTCTTGTGAGTAAAAAGAGGTTTTCTTTTTAGTTTTAGTGTTCTTAACCACGACTATTGGTGTTTCAGCCTTGAATATGATTGGGTTATCAAATAATTCAGGCCAGAACTTATAAAAAAAATTCAAAAGAAGTCCAACGATAGATGATCCATCAAAATCAGCATCACAGAAAAATAAAATTCTACCGAATCTCATATTTGTTAAGTTAGCCTTCTGTCCTAATTTTAAACCTAAAGCAGCCATCAAGTTGATTACTTCATTATTTTGTGTTAGCTTTTGAGTTGTTATTTCTGCAGCATTTATAAACTTACCTCTAAGTGAGAAAGCGCCTTGTGTATTAGTATCTCTATACTTTCTAAAGCTAGCGGCTGCTGAATCACCCTCAAATATACTAAGACTACACTTCCATCTTTCTTTAGCTTTGGCATCAATGAGTTTCTCAACCTTAATTTTACTCAAGTTTTTATTCAATTCTCTTGTTAATTTAGACTCATCAGCACTCTTTTTCTTCTGTATCCAATCTAGAATAGAATCAACTATTTCTGATTTCAGAATCCACTTAATTAATTTTTCCGATACTTCAAATGTGTGTCCAAAATCTTTAACCTCTGTAATTAGTTTTTCTTTAGTTTGTGAGGAAAAACTCGGATTAATAATTGTAGAATTGATATAGATTGAAATATGATTCTTTATTTCAGATGGTTTTATATCCACTTTGTGTTTCTTTTGGAAAAATTCTCTTATTTGCACTATAATTTGACTCATCACATAATCAACGTGTGTACCGCCATCCCAAGTTTCGGTTGAATTAGCAAAACTAATTTGTTGAAATCCATCACTTGAAGCGGCAATCGCAGCGCTCCAACTCCTATCACTGGTAGTTTCAAAATAGAAATCCGTTTTATAGAATTTTATATAATCTTGAAAAGATTTTATTTTTATTTCTTCATCATTGAAGAAAACTTGTAGACTTGGATTACACCCTGCAATATCAATAACTCTTTTTTGAATCAATTGAAAATGAGACTCATCTAATCCTGTCATGCCGAATCTCTCATAGTCTGGAAGATAAGTAATCTGTGTATGATTAGTCTTAGATTTTTTAACTACAGGTTTAGTTCTCTCCATCATATTGTTTGAAAAAGTTTGAAGAAAACTTTTTTTACCATCACAGGTTGAGACTGTAAATTTTTTTGAAAAAATATTTACGCAAACCGATCCTATACCATTTGTTCCACTCCAAGTTCTATCTTCAGTTTCATCGAAATTCGATCCCGATTTTGTCTCCGAGAATAACATTTCCGGAACCCACATATTCTGCTCTTTATGTTCTGCGACAACTATACCACCGTTATCCCAGACAGATATTTCATTTTCGTTTATTGAAACCTTAATTGTATTTAATTGAGAACCTTCTCTTTTTGATTCATCTACACTATTCATCAGAATTTCGTCAAAAAGCTTTAAAAAACCATTTACATGGGTAACTTCTCTGAAAATCATTTTATTATCTTCTACCAACCATTTATATCCGATTGTTGGCTTGGTTGATGAAATATACATACCAGGACGAAGTAGTATATGTTCAATGTCTGTTAACTTTTTGTATTTTTCTTCTATGCTTTTATCTTTCATCTGTGTCTAAAATTATATTCATTTTTTTATCTATATATCTTTTTTGACTTTTCATAAGAAAGGTTTAGAAAAATAATCTAAAACAAGAATAAGTCTTATCCATATATAATTTCAAAGGATTGAAAAAAAAATGTCACAGAAATCAATTACAGACTTTTTATCGAATGAATACAAAGATTTTGCTATGTACACGATTGAGAATCGTGCGATTCCCTCATTAGTTGATGGGTTCAAACCTGTACAAAGAAAAATAATACACATATCCAATCAACTTTGGAAGAATAGTGATGAAAAAACAAAAAAAGTTTTTCAATTAGCGGGATTAGTAGCAGATAAAGCATTCTATCATCACGGAAACGCTAGTCTTGAAAATGCCATTATCACAATGGCTCAGAGTTTCAAAAACAATATGCCTCTTTTAGAGGAAATCGGACAATTCGGATCACTTCGTTCACCAGAGCCCGGCGCTGCCAGATACATTGGTACAAAACTAAATAGTAATTTCAGACATTTATATAAAGACTTTGAACTACTTAATTTCAAAGAAGAGGAAGGAGAGATAATTGAGCCAAATTACTTTTTACCAATCATCCCAACCGTCTTGATAAATGGTTCTTCTGGAATTGCAGTTGGTTTTTCTTCAAATATTTTAAATAGAAATCCAAGAGAAGTAGTTGACGCTTGTTTACTTGCTCTATCTGGTAGGAAAATATCTGATGTTAAACCATTCAATAATTTTTTCAAAGGTGACTATATTCAAGATGAAAATAATCCCAAAAAATGGATTATCAGAGGTAGAGTTCAAATAGTTAATACCACTACGGTAAAGATAACAGAATTGCCACCTTCTATGACATTTGAAAAGTATGAAGCTATTTTAGATTCATTACTTGATAGTAAGACTATTGTTTCATATGATGATAATTGCAAAGATAATATTGACTATACAATTAAATTCACCAGAGAGTCACTTTCTACTCTTGATGAGGAAAAATTAATTAAGTTATTGAAACTTGAAGAATCATCTACTGAAATTTTTACGACATTAGATGAAAGTGGAAGCCTTAAGATTTTCGAAAGCTCATCAGAAATTATTTCTTATTTTGTTAATTTCAGATTAGAATATTATGTTAAGAGAAAAGAATATATTCTAAATAAACTCAATAGTGAATTAGGAGTATTATCTAATAAAGGTAAATTTATTCGAGCAATACTTGAAGGTAAAATTGAAATTAAAAATGTCACAAAGACTAAGATTGTTTCAGAGATTGAATCTTTAGGAATAGACAAAATTGATGATAGTTACGATTATCTTTTAAGAATGCCTATTTATTCACTAACAAAAGAGTTATATGATAAACTCAAAGAAGATTATAAGAATAAAAAGTTAGAAATTGAGAGTGTTCAGAAAACTGAATCTCGAGATATGTATAAATCAGATTTGGTTGAACTAAAGAAAAAACTAAAATAAGTTTTTTTATTCAAAATTTTTTAGTATATTTGTAAAGTAATTCCTCACATGATATTCAAATTAATTAGAAATTATAAACAGACTATAATACTAGTCTTGTTAAATATAATTATTTTTTGCTTTTCAAATCAAGTTGATTTGAATTATTTTTACTATTTTTCAGCTTGGAAATTAGATTCGGGTCTTTTTTCGCCACATCAACTGCTAACTTATCAGTTTCTACACGCAAATGTTGACCACCTCTATTTCAATATGTGTTTTTTAATTTATTTTGCCACCAGCATAGAGAAAAATTATAAATATCCAATTCTTCTATATAATTTTTTAATATTTGGTGTTTTCGCTGGAATTACGCATTTATTATTATCACCAAGTCAATTGCCGCTAATAGGGGCATCTGGTTCAGTAATGGGAATCTCAGTATTAGCTGCACTATTATCTAGATCATGGTTTATAAAGTTTTTTGTTTTTGCCTTTGTGTTGTCTGATATTTTCTGTATAATATTATCCAATGCTGATAACATTGCCTATTGGGCGCATATAGGGGGGTCTCTGTCAGCTTTACTTACTTACTTATTAAATAATCAAGTGAAAAAATAAAATTTATGAATTTTCTAAAAAATGATGATAAATCTAAGGTGTGTTTTTCTCATATCGATACACAAATATCCTCCTACATTAAGAATAATTGGGATATAGACGAAGTAATTTTAGAACTTAGTAATAAAATTTCTAAATTCCAAAATTTATTACAAAACTTATCTGAAAATGAGCCAAGATTTAAATTTCTAACGGCACATAATTTGGTTTGCAAAAAAAGAATCTCTGATTTCGAATTAATATTAAGAATTAGTAAAAAAGATAATTTTCAAGAATACAACTTAGAAAAGTTATTTAATTTGATAAAGTTCAGAGATAAATTTTCAAGACAACTGCTTGGCTGATATCAATATTTTTCTCACCCTTGGTATGAAAATAGTTTCATATGAAGGTTCATTGAAATTTATTTTTTTCTCAGTTTCTAATATCTGTTCAATTGCTTCAACACTAACGTATCTGTCCCATTTTGACTTCATGTCTAATTCCGTTTTTTCTAATCTATTTGATAGTTCCAATAAATTTATTTCTTCATCGTTCAAGTCTGATTCCTTCTTTGTTAAGTCAACCTGCAATTTCTTTAGCTCTGAGTCTTTTTGTGTAAGCATCTTTTCTTGACTCAGTAAGAAGAATTCTTTTGTTTTTACTTCATCTAAGTCTTTTGCTAATTGTTTTTCTTTTAATTCTAACTTTTTTGCAAGAGTCTCAAGATTTATTTCCTTATATGCTAAATCATCAATGTCTATATCTTTAAACTGAGATTCTTTCAGTTTAAATTCCTTTTCTCTTTTATTTAGTTCATCAATCTTTATATTTAAATCGTTTTGTTCCTGCTGAATTTTTCTTTCTTTGATTTCGAGCATTTCTAATTTAGTCTCCTTTTCAAATAGTTCTTTTTCTTTCGTCAATAACTCTAAATGTTTTTTCTGTAAGTCTTCTAAATCCTTATTCAACTTCATTTCAGTGAAGTTATTGGATTCTATACCCTTTAGTTTTTCTGAGTAATTTTTTTCTTTTCTCAAAAATTCTAATTCTTTGTCGGACATTTTTTGTTGTTCCTCTAATAATTGTTTTTCTAGAAGATCAAGTCTTTTTGATTTTGCATCCAATTGACTCTCTTTGAATTTAATTTCTTCTTCTGAAATGGTATTAATTATTTCCTGCTTCTGCTCAACTTTTGGCTGATTTGCAATAAACATATCCTCGATGAAAGGTGCAATTTTTTTAGCAAGAATAGCAGGTTGCGGTATTTTATTCGTCTTGATAAACGAATGTAATTCTTCTTTCCAATCAACTGATTTAAAAAAAGAAGTATTGTTTTCTATGATTTCTTTTTCAATTTTAATGGAATCACTGGAACCTTTTGGTGTATAAGTATAGTTTTCTAAAATAGTATTAGTTTTTAAAACTATAATTTTTTTATCTTCAGTGATAAATTGATAGTCTTGTATTACTTTGTGTTTTATATTCATAATTTTCAGGAAATTTCAAGTTTTTTCATAATTATATATTAAAAACATTTGATTCTATCAAAAAAATACTTATATTTACATAATAATTCAATTAAAAAAATGGAACAAATCAAAAAAACAGGTGAATTCAAACCAAAAGAAAAATTTATAGAATTTATTGGTGCTAAAGGTAATATCAATTTTATTTCTACTGAAGCGCTTATTTCCGGTAAATTACTATCAGGACTTGGATTTGAGAATCAAACATTTAAACTAAAAATTTATGAGGATGGTACAGTCGATTTTTCCGACACAGAAAATCAAACCAACTCAAAAGAACAAAGAGAGAGACTACTTGATGTTATTCTTGAAAAAACAATCACCCCCTTTAGAAAAAGAATGGTTGTAAAAGAATTAGAATTTACTTCAATATCGGAAGTAAGTGGTAAAAAAATATCACTATATCTAGCAGTTGAATATACAACACCAATAGAAAAACTATCTTCAATTTTTGATGAAGAAGTTGAAGTTTCCCAAAGTCAAATGAATAAACTCGATGAGCTTATGTCACTCTTTGATGATATAGTCGATGAGGGTATAGACGAATATGAATCAGATGAAGTTGTAGAGTCTAAAGAAGAAGATAATTCAAATGCACTCAACCACAATGTCTTCTTAGAAGATCAGTTCAGTAAATTGAAAGAAGAGAAAATTAAAAAATTAAAAAGTGATTTAGAAAATTCGAAGTCTAACCTATTGAAATATGGAAGGGATAAAAAATTTGCAGAATCTAAAGTCGAAGAATTTACTTCTGAAATTAGACTTTTAGAATCTAGATTGGACACTCTACAGCCAATCGCACCAGAAAATGGATATTACTTCAATGTTTCCCAAAGACTAAATGAAGAGATAGTTTTAGAAAAAGAAATCTATGAATTGATTAAATCAAAAGTAGATAAAGTAAAAGGAATCAATGGTGAAGCATTTATGAAACTATTTGAAGAGGGTCAGTTTCAAATTAGATTAGCTCAAAAAATAGATGGTGAATTCGTTGAAGTTACCGATTTCGAAAATTTACCTACTGAACTTTTAGATTGTATGAGTGATTTAAATCTAAAGATAGATGAAGGTAAACTCTTCTATATTGGTGAGATGATTTGGGCGGTATTAGTCAACAAGTTTATTAAACTCGGATTTATTCAAGATTCTGAATGGGACAAGTTTTGTAATTCAAATTCCTATTCTGCAAAATTAGATGAAAGTATACTTTAAAAAATTTTATATATAGATAATAAAAATAATATTTAGAGTATGTTCAATCAAACTATCAAATCCAATATAAATAAAATCGACTATGATTTAAAAGAATTATTTTCAAATGTAACAATTAACGAAAGAACCCATTTCAATAAATATTTCTTTGAGATTAAATCTGAAGGTATATTCCAAAATCTACTGGAGTCAAATTCACATAGAATGGCTAAGTCACTAGTCATAATCGAGAAAAAAGATTTAGAGTCAGACTTAATATCTTGGAAATATAGTGTTAACCCAACAGATAATAAATCACACTTTATTGAAAGAATATCAAATATTGAAAACATCGCTGAGGATATTTATAATACTATTGCGAAAAAACAGATGGATAGAGAATATCTACAGGGATTACCAGAAGTTGAATTAGAAGAAGAAATAGTCGATGTAGAAGGTTCGTTCGAAGAAGATATTATTGAGGTTGTAGAAAAATTTGATTTACTGATTAGTGATATTCGAATTACAAGAAATATATCTAAGAATATAATTATACAACATCAAGGGATTGAAACATCCGAGATGTTTAAATTGGAATCCAAACTTCTTAAATTAGAAAGAGTTAATTATGTTTCATTCGATAACGACTTAATAAAAATAAATTATAATTAAATAAAAACCTCTCTTGATATCAAGAGAGGTTTTTATTTAAGAATTAATTTGTTGAGTGTTACTTACAGGTTCTGGAGTTGGTTCTACTACATTTTCAGGTTTTTTTGCTAATAGTTTACGTGCACCAAGAAGTGTAGCACCAATACCAACAAAAACTATCGACTGTGTGATAATATCTATACCTTTAGATATAAACATTTTATCAATACATCCAAGTAAAAAACAAAGTGTACCTACCATGCAGATTACTACACCAGCAAAACCTGAACCTGATGTTTTACCATCACTATTTGCGAAAAGCTCAGGCCAACTAAATTTTGACATATTTGGTTTCATAAACAAATAATTATTTTTTTTATATATTATTATGAAAAAGTGTACTAATTCAAAAAATGCTATCTAACCTTAAGAATCTATTATTTTCCAATGAAGAACATTATTTATTCATAGAACATAATCTCTACAAGAGATGGTGGCCATTAATTAAAATTTTGGTTTTTTTTAATCCCTTTTATAAAACCTGTTGCTTTTACAGACAAAAATATAAATTTTATAAAAATGTTGTGGTTGTCGGTGTTAAAAAAATCGATAAAAAAATAAGAAGAAGAACGAAGGGGTTTTCTAAATCTTTTGTAGACAAGAATATAAATTCAAAATGTATTTATTGTGAATGTAAATTAAATCACGAAAATGCCTCAGCGGACCACATCGTTCCAATATCTAAGGGGGGAAATAATAATCAATTGAATTTAATCGTGGTGTGTAAAAAATGTAATAATGAAAGGGGAAATTTGGATTTTCTTACATATCTAAGACTTAAGAATCCAAACTTCAAAAATGAGAAATGTCCATTCGTTTAAAACTTTTTAAATAATTTGCGTTCCCTTTTAGGAATCCACCTCAAGTCTAAAGCATCTAAACTGAAATAGTTTTCTAAATTTAATTTAGAATAAGGTTCTTGAACTAATTCAGCCAACTTATTCAAATCTTTAACCTTATTGATTCTCCACATTAGATTATATGGATCATCAGATTTTTTCTGATTGACAATATCCTCAAATAATTTCTTCCATAAAAAAACCCTTCTACCTTCCCTGATTTTAGTTTCAGCATTCTTATGCCCAACCTCGTCATTGTCATAGAAATATTGAATATCCAAATTGTTTGTTTCAATAAATCTCAAATCAGTATTAACACCAATAACACCTAAACTATTCGGATAAAAAAGTGAATCTAAATAACCTTCAAAAATTGTAATTCGTTCAGAGAAATTTATATTCAAAATATTGAAATAGTAGGATAATTTGTTATAAATGACTAATTCACTGATATCAATATCAGTTACTTCTTCAACATCTTTTACCCATTTATAAAGAGTTTCAAAGTTATAAATTTTGAATAGTCTTGCCTTCCCGATTTTAAGGTTTCTGATTTGAGCACCTAATACCTTTTCACCCCTTCTGTTCAAGATTATTATTACTGGTTCCCATCTATCAGAACTTGTCCAGTATTTACCTTCCCAAATATTCTTCTGTAAATTTTTTGAGATAGCTCTTGAAATCAAATATTGATAGACTTTACTATTATCCGCAACAGGTTTAAAATCTGTGATTACGTGTTGAGAGTCGTTAAAGATTCTCTCGATTTCCCCTAAATCTATTAACTTATCAAATTTATGGTCAAATATGTCATCTTCGACATCTTGATAAGATATTTGTTCATTCAGATAGTTTATTAACTCTAATTTCTTTTGGGGATCTATAGTTAGAGAGAAATCTTTGAGCATTCTATCCAGTGTAGTTTTTTTACCACATCTGAAACAAACATAAATCATTTTGTCAAAATAAAGATTACCTCTCTTTTTAGTTTTAGTCCTACCTTCATGGCAATAAGGACATCTTAAGTTCAAATTTTTACCGTGATTGAAAATTTTTCTTTCTACTGATGTGGAAAATTCTGCATCAACAATCTGTTGTAAGAGTGATGTTATGTAATTTGTGTCTAACATTATTGACTAATTAAGGTAAATTTACTAAACTTATAGTAATAGATTTTAATAAAGTTAAATAATATATTAAAAATGGTTTTTAAAAACGGTGATAAATTAATTTGTATCTTAAATTTTAATTCATCTCTCAAGATTGGTAAAGAATATACTCTATATAGTTCAGTAGATGATTACTTAATAATAGAAAATGATAAGGGGGATTTGAGATGGTATGATCCGTGTAGATTCATCACAAGGGATAAATTTAGAAATTATTTGATAGATGATGTACTTGATAAAAATTCATCTCTACTCAAAACATATAAAGGAGTATCAAGACTTTTAGAACTGAGAAATGATAATGTTCTGACTTATGGAGAAACTCTCTCAGAGTTCTACGAACTGATAGAAAAAACAAAAAAAGAAATAGAATTTGGTGAGGAAATTTTTGAGCGACATTTTATTCTGAAATTGACCGAAGAAAAACCAATTTAGTTCCAAAAATAATAATAAAAAAGACTCACAAATTGTGAGTCTTTTTTATTATTTCCATTTTTTTCTTTCTGCAATTTCAACCGGTAATTCAGAACAAAGATTCTGAAGTTCTAATTCTTCCATCATTTCAAGCTCTTCTCTTTCCCAACCATTGTTACAAAGTTGTTGGATCATTTCTTCTTTAGACATTGATGTATGAAACGATTCAAATTTAATTAGGTATTTCATTTCTTTTTCTTTCTTTTGTATGCAAATTCTTTATATAAATCCTTTGCTACATTTACATGATTTTTCATCTGATTGTGATAATCATCTGTCGGAGCATCTTTACTATTAGGATAAAGTCTTTGTGTCATATTGTTCCATTTTGTGAATGGTAAGACAGAACTTTCTAATCCTGGTGTTTGATGGGAAGTTTCAGTAAAACTCTCTACATCTGTTATCTCTTTTTTGAAGTCAGTTTTCACCACCGCTTTAGGATCTGTAGTCTGATAATATTTTAAGGAAATATATTTAGACAATTCTGTATCTTCATTAGTGATATCACTGAATAGTTGTATTATGCTTCTAGATGTCTTAGGATCATCATCAGACATCCCATAAGTAACTCTAATAGTTCTGTTCATAATTGACTCAAGTTGTTTAGCAAATTCAAAACACTTGTTAATTGAATACAATAATCCCTGTTTTTTGCTTTCTTCTGGAGCTTGAACACTACCACCACTGAACTTTTTTGCAAAACTATCTGAGCTCACACCAAAGTAGTCACAATGATTAAGATATTCTTGCACTAAAGGATTTTGTGAAGGAGTGCTACCGATTTTGTATTGTTCACCACCTTGACCTTCAAACCAATATTTGAACTTTTTTAGATTTTGAAACATTTCATCAACCATCGTCATACCACTCACTGAACCAGGTCTCGAAGCTAAAACATTATCAATTACATATTCAACACCTTGTCTAATAGATTCAGGTTTGTGACCGCGTGCTGTAACTATCGAAAATATACCACCTTCTGATAGACATTTGAGGAATTTTTCAAAGGCAGGACCAAAGTGCCCCTCCTGTATACAATGTTCAACATCCTCTATAAATGCTGAGTCACCTCTCGATCCAGTATCTCTGAATTCGGAAAAAGCTTCAGCAGCACTGTTGTTTCGAATTCTGTAATTCTCAACATCTGTCCTGACTTTGGCAAATTCAGCGGTAGATACCTCGATCGGCAACCAATTATCTCCAACTTTCTGATCCATCAATATCTTAGTTGGCATATCTAATATATTGTCATCCCAGTCGAATGCCCAATATCTCAGCGTTATAGTTTCATAATCTGAATTTTCATTTAGTCTTTTAAATCTACGATTCATGTTATTTTTATATTAACGTCTTTTTTTGATAAAGTTAGAAAATGACTCTAATTGAGCTTCCTTCTGAGCTTGACTTTGAGCCTGTGACTGACTTTGAGATTGAGGTTTTCTTTGACTTTGAGCCTGTGACTGACTTTGAGATTGAGATTTTCTTTGACTTTGAGCCTGTGACTGACCTTGAGATTGAGGTTTTCTTTGAGCTTGTGCTTGTCCCTGCATCTGAGATTGAGGTTTTCTTTGCATTTGAGAGAAATCTTCATCATCTTCATCCTCAAAATCTTCTTCATCCTCGTCTTCCTCATCATCTTCGAATTCTTCATCATCTTCGAATTCTTCATCATCATCTTCATCATATTCCTCAAAGTCTTGTACATCATCTTCCTCTTCGTCTTCGAAGTCTTTTTCACCACCAACTTCCATTTCGTCGATAACTTCGCCATCTTTTTCAACAGAGATCATAACAACTCCGTCCATTTCTTCAATTTTGATTTCATAATCATTTATTTCAATCGTCGTTTTCATATCAAATTAATTTATTTTTTATTATATATTATTTTTCCATTTTACTTTTTTCAACTTTATACATTTATTTTCTAAAAAAGAAAAAGAATAGACCTAATATGAATCGAAACGATTTTCAAAAATTTGCCGTAAGTTCCAGAATAAGTTCTTCCAATCTTGATTATTATACAAGAAGAATCGGATTGACTCAACACATAATAGAGGATGCAAACAACGGAATAATGGTAGATGTGTTCTCAAAGTTAATCGATGAAAGAGTAATATTCCTCTGTACAGAATTAAATGCAGATGTTTGTAATATAATTAAAGCCCAACTTCTCTACCTCGAACAAATTGATAATAGTAAGGATATCAAAATATATCTTGATTCACCAGGTGGTTCGGTCTACTCTGGATTAGGATTATTAGACACAATAGAATACATAAAACCCGATGTTATGACAATTAATACGGGACTGGCGGCATCAATGGCTGCAGTAATTCTTTGTTCTGGGACAAAAGGTAAAAGAAAAGCTTTGAAAAGAAGTAGAACAATGATACATCAACCTTTAGGATATTTAGGTTTCTCACAAGCATCTGACATCGAAATAGATGCAAAAGAAATAAACTCTCTCAAAAAAGAACTACACCAAATAATTTCAGAACGCACCGGACAAAATTACGAAAAAGTAGAAAAGGATTCTGATAGAGATTACTGGATGAATGCTGAAGAAGCACTGAAATATGGGATGATTGATGAAATAGTTAAAGTAAAAACCACTCTATAAGGAGTGGTTTTTTTGTTACTTAGACTTCTTTGGCTTTTGAGGTTTTGGCTTATCAGATTTTTTTGGTTCGATTTCTGATTTAGAATTTTTTGTCTTGGCATCTGCCTTTTTTGGCTGAGTTTCAGTCTTAGAACTTTTCACTTTCTTCTCTGCCTTTTTTTCTGCCTTTTTCTCGATATTAGAAGGTTCCTCAATTTTAACTTCTTCTATAACCGATATTTCGACTTCCACAACTTCAACTTCCTGTGAAATTACTACTTCTGTAGTTTCTTCCACAGTTTGTGTAGCTTCATCAGGCAATTGTGTGTGTGACAATTCTTTCGATTCTTCCTGTTTAGTTTCATCCTGTTTTGGTTTCTTCCCAAATAAGTTTTTCAAAGCATTTAAAATATTCATTTTTGTAGATAATTTTATTATATATATTTAATTTTAAAACTCAAAAAAGTCAAAAAATTGAGTATAAAACATTAATTTTTTTTTTAATATAATTATTAACATGAATTTTAAATATGATACAAATCAAGAAAAATTAATAGTTTCAAAATCCACCAGAGTGGAATATCACCAAGTGAAAATTTGGTTAACTAGAAAAATAAAAGGTTGGAGATTCCTACCCGCTGTAAAGATGGGAGTATGGAATGGTGATGTTTCACATTTCGAAAATGGTAAAGTTAATCTCGGTCTATGGAGAGAATGTCTAAAAGCCTGTAAAGAAATAGGTGTAACATTCAATATTGATAATAGGGAAGAATTCCCACTAAATAGAAATATAACATTAGAGTCAGTAAAGGATTTCTGTCAAGAATTTTTTAAAGACCATAAAATGAAAGATAAGAAAACAGGCAATTGGATCCCTTTTATGCCTTATGACTACCAAATAGAAACAGCTTATAAAATATTGAAGAATAGATATTGTATGGCGGAAGTTGCTACATCAGGTGGTAAATCTTTAGTTATATCAATCGTTATGTTTTATATACTAAGAAATATGGATGAAGGTGCCAAATTTTTGATAATTGTGCCTTCGATAACATTAGTAACCCAATTTTACGAAAATATTTTGGAATATAATTATGGATTTAACTTCTTAGATAAATATTCCGATAAAGTTGATTTTAGAGAACGTAAACTCGATTTGATATTAGAAGAAAATCCCAATTATAATCCGTGTCAAATAAGAATGGAGGAAATTATGTCTGATAAACCGAGAAAGTATTTCGGACCCGAACAACCAAATGTTTATATCGGTTGTTATCAATCATTAGAAAAATTCCCAAAAGAATTCTTTCAACAATTCCATACTGTTGCCTGCGATGAAGCACATTTAGCAAAGGCAGCAACCTTAACAACAATTCTTAAAAGAACATTCGGTCACGCTTATAACAGGTTTGGTGTATCAGGTACTTTTCCCTCTGATGATAGTTTAGAGATACTAACTATACAAAGTGTCTTAGGACCAAATGTAACCAAGATAGAAGCCTCCACCCTAGTTGAATCCGGAACAATTACACCAATGACAATTAAAGCAGTCATACTAAATCACGCTAACTCAGATATTTCAGAGAAATTGAATTATATTAAGAAGATGGGAGCTGGTGCAGATGCTTTTAGATTAGAAAAAGAAATCATTCAGTCTTCAGATAAAAGGATAGAGTTTATTAAGAAATTGGTAGATAAATGTGATTCAAACACATTACTACTATTCCACACGATTGATTATGGTACTAAGATTTATAATAAGTTGAAAGAGGACTTAAAGAACAAAGATATTTATTATATTGATGGTGAAGTTAATAATAAGAAGAGGGAGGAGATTAAGAAGCAAATGGAGGTGACAAAAGTGGAAGTAGAATATACTATTTTAAACTTTGGTGATTATGAAGTTGAAGTTGAATCCGATTTTAAAATTTTATTAAGTAATGGTAAATATAAATTAGCAAAAGATATTGATTCTGATGATGATATAGATGATGATTTTATTAAGAAATTTAGATAATATTTACCACAGGGGTTTAGAATAGATTTCAGAAATAAAATGGAGAAAATTAATAAAGATGAAGAAAAGAGAAGAGATGCTGGGGAGAAAATAAAACTACTTTGGAAATCTGAAAATTATTTGAATAAAATGAAAAATAGAAAGAAGAGAGAAGGTGTCAAACTAAAATTAATTCATATAAATGGTACAGAGGTCGTAATTGAGTCTATGAGAAAGTTTAAAGAAATATATAATTTCAGTGAGCATTTAATAAGAAAATATAGAAATACAAACAAATTTATATCAATAGATGATTTAAATGAGTCAAATATTGAATTAAAAAACTATAAGATAGAAACTATAAATGGCTAAAATTATAGATAAAAGAAAAATAATCAAGGAGAAGGGGGTGACTAAGATTTTAGTCGCCTCCTACTGAGTAGGGTACACTAGGGACAGGTGTGAGTATCACCGCTATATTCAATGTAATATTTGCTGATTCTTTTAAATCGGAACAGATAATTATTCAATCAATTGGTCGCGCACTCAGGAAACATTCGGATAAAAAAATCGCAACTATATTTGACATTGTAGATGTGTTCGAACCATCTAATATGAATAATATTCTTTATAAGCACTATAAAGAAAGAGAAAAGTTCTATAAAAATAGAAAATATCCTTATAAGGAAATCAAGATTAATTTATGATGTTAATGTTATTTGATAATATCTTTAAAATTTTTTGGAAAAACTGAAGACTCCGCTGAATCGGGAACACTAATCAGGCTTCTTTCCTCCATTAATGTATAGCTAAATTTATTTCCATATTTTTCTTTATGTTTATCACAAATAACAAAAAAGTCATCCATGTCTGTTTTTGAATTGAAGACTTGACATCCTTCTGACCAGTTATCAACTGAAAAACCACCTGGATATCCTCTATGTACATACATAGCTGCATTGTATTCGCCCTCAGAAGTATACTTAATAATTTTTCCAGGGGTTTTATCTCTATAAAACTTTTGATTTCCTAGTGTTAACATTGCTGGAGCGCCTATGAATGTACCTATGGTATAAATATTTATATATTGAGCGGGTTTTAGTATACCCATCCCACCTCTGCTTTGCATCACTGATGTTAATTTTATATCGATTGGTTTGCCATCCTTTGTATTACCTGCCCAAGATTCACCTGCCCCTAATCTAAAATAGCTCGCAGGTGCCAATTTAAGCTGCCCATTAGCATTTTTATATTCATATGCCAGATAATATCCAGGCATAGTTGATATTTTATATTTCCTTACAACCCAATTTTCGGATGAATCGATTTTATAAATAAGGAATAAATCATCTCTGAAAGAATTCGAATATTGCATACCTTCATAGTCTCTTCTTATGGCAACAATATTCAATTCATAAGGTCTTGTGTAAATAACATATTTTTTACTTCTCATGGTTTCGAGTATTTGCAGTGCGCTCGGATTGGTTGATGGTGAAATCGGACCTGGATCGATGGCTGCTACATTTTGAGCATCAGATCCAGACTGTGATGTCAAATCGCCATTCCTTGGAATTGGATTATTTGATGATAAACCGAGGTTAGAACCGAAGTTAACATTTTCCTGCCCAGCTAAGTCATTACCTTTTACGGTAGACTTCCAACTATCACCGATTTGTCCTTCTGCAATTCTTTCTTGTAGATTTACATAATCGTTATCAACTATATTTACATGTTTAGATAAGTATTTTGATAGAATTCTACCATTTTGGTATTCGACAACGTCTGCTAACAATTGTATTGTAGGAACTAGTGGGGAGGCTTGTCCGTCAAGAAAGCCATTTGTGAGTAAATTATTCAAAAATCTATCAAACCAATCAAAAAAGTTATTACCGAGTACTGATTGTTGTTGTGCAACGCTAGATCCTAGATTCAATTTTGCGAAGTTGTCTTTAAGATTTAAATTTATAGAATCACTAGTTATATTGATATTGTTAAATTTGTAATCTAATTTCAAACCTTCACTGTCATTAGAATAAATTTGTGTTTTATGATCGAATAGTAATGCTCTCATAGATATGTAGTCAGTACCAGATAGACTGGCTAATTTTTTTTCTAAGTTTGCATTATAGTGCTCAGAGCAAATATATTCAGGTTTATATATGTTACCATCATCAAAAACTACTGAAACAACTTTACCCTTTTCTGGTAAAATGAATTGATTTCCGTTAAGATCTTTCCAAGGTGATGCCCAAGGTAGATCCTCAGCCGGCAAATCGTCGAATACGTTCAAAACTCTACATCGGCATCTACCCAACTTTTTCGGATCGTTATTATCTTCTACAACACCTATGAAAATATTCTTTTTTAGCTCAGATGGACTCATATTTATTTCTAATCATTATTTTGGTTTTGTAAAAAATCCTCTCAAGGATTGTCCTACAAAATTTTGAACTTTGTTTGTTGCGCTGTTTGTTAGTGGTTTTGTGGAAATAGGAACTACATTAGATATGTTTGCCAGAGTCTTATTCAGTAGAGAAGCTTGACTAGTCATTATATTATTTACTGTAGTCTTGTTTGGTTTTCCGGATGGAGCACCGCCAATTATATCTTGAGCGAATCCCTTAACTGAAGGTGATATAGCTGAGGACTTTAATTTGTCTAGCTGATCTATAACGAATTGTTGATTCACTTGTTTAGATAGACTTTTCAATGTTTCATCAATTGGTTTATTATTTATTACTGAATTTACTACATTACCGACTGTTGAACCTAAATCAACTCCTTGAATTGCACCCCCAACTAAATTTTTAGTGAAGGCTCCTATTTGAGGGGCTATCGCAGAAGCGTTGATACTTTTTAGAGCATCTGTTACCTTTCCGAGATTCAAATTACCCGGTAATGAATTTAAGATATTGCCTCCCTGTAAAGTACCACCGATTAAATTTTTAGTGAAAGCCCCCAATTGAGGTACTATTGCAGATGTGTTAATACTTTTCAGCGCTTCACCGATATTACCTAAATTTAAATTCTTAGGTATGGCATTTAGTAGATCACCACCTTTCAGGGCACCGCCAACTAAGTTCTTGGTAAAATTACCTATTGTCGGAGCTATTGCTGAGGCGTTTATACTTTTTAGGGCATTTGTGACAGAACCTAAATTTAAATTCTTAGGTATGGCATTAAGTAGATTACCGCCCTTTAGTGCACCACCAACTAAATTTTTTGTGAAATTGCCTAGTGTTGGGGCTATTGCTGAAGCGTTTATACTTTTTAAGGCATTTGTGACAGAACCTAAATTTAAATTCTTAGGTATGGAATTTAGTAGATCACCACCTTTCAGAGCACCACCAACTAGATTTTTAGTGAAATTACCAATTGTTGGGACTATTGCTGAAGCGTTTATACTTTTTAAGGCATTTGTAACAGAACCTAAATTTAAATTTTTGGGTATAGCATTAAGTAGATTACCACCTTTCAGGGCACCACCAACTAAGTTCTTAGTGAAATTACCCAGTGTTGGAGCTATTGCTGAAGCGTTTATACTTTTTAGAGCATTTGTGACAGAACCTAAATTTAAATTCTTAGGTATGGCATTTAGTAGATTACCGCCTTGTAAGGTACCACCTATTAGATTTTTAGTGAAAGCTCCAATCTGAGGTGCTATCGCAGATGTGTTAATGCGTTTTAGTGCATCACCAACACTACCCAAATTTAAATTCTTAGGTATGGAATTTAGTAGATTACCACCTTTCAGGGAACCACCGATTAAATTTTTAGTGAATGCTCCTAATTGAGGTGCTATAGCTGACGCATTGATACTTTTTAGGGCATTTGTAACTGACCCAAGATTTAAATTTCCTGGTAGAGCATTAAGAAGGTTACCTCCTTTTAGGGCACCACCAACTAAATTTTTAGTGAAGTTACCAATTGTTGGGGCTATCGCAGAAGCGTTGATACTTTTTAGTGCATTTGTGACCGAGCTAATATTTAAATTCTTAGGTATGGCATTTAGTAGGTTACCGCCTTGTAGTGATCCACCAACTAAATTTTTAGTAAATGCTCCTAATTGAGGTGCTATAGCAGAGGCATTAATTTTTCCAAGTGCATTTCCAATATTAGATATATTCAGGTTACTTGTAAGTGCTCCAATATTCCCACCTATCAGTCCGCCACCAACTAGGTTTTTAGTGAATGCTCCCATAGTTGGGGATATGGCAGAACTTTTAATTTTTTCAAGCGCACCTGCCACAAAACCAAAATTCGGATTCTGAGATGGGTTAGTTGCTTCACTTAAAAAGTTAGTTGAGGATTTTGCTAATTGAGCACCGATATTTCCTAAATCCGGTTTGGATTCAAGTGCAGCATTTGTTGTATCCTTAATTAAGGCAGTTGGTGCGGCTGCTTCTTGTGGTAAATTTTTTGCAGCCTCTATTGTTGATTCTAAATCTCCGCCTTTAGAAATTGATACCTCAACTTTTTGATTCGTTTCTAAATTCACAGCTCCTGCCTCTTTAAGTGGCTCTTTTGCTGGCTCACTTACAATTTTTGCATCTTGTATTGAATTATTCGTTGTTGAATCACTCATTACCTGTGATGGTAATAGTTGTTTATTATCAATTTTCTCTTTTGATACATTTTCTGGAGTATTCGACTGTGTAGATTGTGACATAGGCGGTATTTTATCGAATCTCAGGGTTGACCATTTATAATTGAATTTGAATTCAAACTCATCAGTGGTTTTCAAATCCCACATATCTATAGAATCCCCATGCGGTAGAGTCGGGAAGAAAAATTGACATTCATATAATGTGTAAACATACTTTGATATTTTATCAACAACTATATCTAATTTATTATCCAATAAGTTTTTAAATACTCTATTGTATTTTTTAACTTCGGTAATTGTGATATCCACATCAAATCTTAGAACATTTCCTGGAATTATTTGTTTACCATTTAGACGTGAGTAGGCAAGTGATTTATATAATGATGCCAAATAACCTAAATTTTGTGTAACATCTTCGTAGAAACCTAAAGTGATGAATGTTTTACCATAATCAACAAATTGTTTACTTTCATTTCCATCGCTTTGGTCATTTAATCCATTTAGTCCACCAATTTTTTTAAGGTAATATGTTTTTGTACCACTTGTTCCATCGAAAACTGGACTATTTTGACTGCTGGGTTGGTCATTTTTAAAAAATTTAAAGAACTGTTCTTTGAACTTACCATAGATTTCCAGTCTTGTGGCGATTTCTGAATTACCATATCCAGCAAATTGTTTTATGAATGATTCTACTGTACCATTGAAAAGTGGTGACTGGTCTATTTTTATAGTCAAATCATATCCTAGCATGGTTGGATCTTCGTTTTCGTCGAAGGTTTTTATGAAGGATCCGAGATAGATATCTTTAATACCTGCTGTCACAGGATCTGGAATCGGTCTAAAATCACCAATCCCCTTTTGTGCGCTAAAATAATCAAGTAGATGTGTAAACTGTTTACCTGAAAAGTCTTCAAAGTTGTTATAGTACTGTTTTCTAACCTTAATTTGTTCTTGTGCCGGCTGACTTACTGTTTTTAAATTAGTTGGATCATAATTGAATTTAGAGTATTCAGTTGGATAAACCGGTGGCTTCGTGAATCCAGTTTTAAAATCAACACCAGGATAGTTAATATTTTTATAATTTTGTCTCCAATCACCAAGTCCATCTAAGGCACCCTCAACTATTTGATTAGGTGTCTCTTTCATAATACCTGGTGGTAGGGGATCCTCACCAATCTTTTTAGATGACTTGGCTCTATCAATTATATCTTGATATACTGTTGGGTCTTGAAATCTATTTCTCTCAAAGGTTTTTTTCCAAATAATGGGATCATCAATTGGTAGTTCGTTATCCACTTCTCCAACACCTCGTAAAAAATTGAGTCGAGAAAATTGAGCTTTATTCCTGCGATTATATTGTTCAATGTTATCTCTGATTTGGTCTTCACCTGCCATTTTAAAAAAATAATTTACCTTATATATAAATTATAACCTCAGTCTTTTGAAAAAGTTTATAAGTCTTGGTGTTGGTGCAATATCTACCTTACCTACCTCTATTGAGCAATGTGAATAGATTTCTGTTGTGCCTTGCTTCCAAGATGCGAGTCCGAATGAACCCTTTCTTACACCAGCTTGTGGAAATAGTATATCATAATGTTCCCTTGTTAAACCTTTATAACTTGGCAGAGTCGGAAATTTATTTTTCAATTGTTTGAGTAGTTTTTCCAGTGCTACGATTTGTGCCACACTGACTTCCTGACAAGATGTAAATCCTCTATATTTTTTTTCATTTCCATCAAAATCAACTAATTTAACATAGTCTTCATTTTTGCCATAAAGCGACTTTTTATAACTGTTTGAAGACTTTCTCAATGTGTCAACTTGGTCATTTGCCCCTTTAACACCATAACTATCAAATGTTGTACCTAGACTACTTAGAGAGATACCTATAGAAACTTCATTAATTGGAAACCCACTATGTGCTGCTTGATATTTCGGATCAACAACATTCTCTATATGTCCATCCACTGAAATAATGTAGTGATAAGATAGTCCACCTGGAGCATCGGTTCGGCCATTCATTAAAAAATCAATGGTACCAGCACCTTTATCTAAAACTTGCCATCCAGCTGTATAATGTATAACTATCTGTGTAGGGTTTCTTTCTATTTTTTTGAATGAAGTAGCCTTGACAGGGAAATTAGAAGGTGAAGATTTAGTAGGAGTTTGTGGCGGTGGTGGTACAGTGAAATTCATCCCCGCTGTTTCATTAGTTGTTTCAGGAACACTTTCCACAGGTTTAGTAGTATCTCCGCCACTTTGAGTACCAGCAGTTGTTTGTGTAATGCTAGTCTGAGTCTGTGATGTTGTTGTATCTGATGGGTCCGGATTTTCTGAAGTGCCTCTACCTGTATCTCTCTTTTTCTTTTGTGTAACTTCTTGTGGCTTTTCATTAGGACCTGTTTCTAATTCTCGTTTAACAACTTTTATAACTTGTGTGAATCTACCACTTTCATATCTATACGTGATATCTACTATTAACCATTCACCGGTTAATCTCGCATTCATTTGTCCTGAAGTGATATTCGGGGACTGATTAGATATAGTTACTAAGATTTTTTGATATCGATAGAGATTGAAATTTGGACTTTTCATGTAAATCTCAATCGATATCTTACCGAGTTCTACTAAATTTCTATAATTTTGTACATAAGAATAATGGTAATTAGCAAACATATTATCTTCGTCTAACTTTCCAAAATAGACAACTTCGGTATTTTCTTTATAAAATCCTTCATCTTGGGGTTTACCCTTGAGTATGATTTTATCTTCTTCTGAGGATGTCAAAGAATCAATATCAAAAACCAGGAATTCCTTTTTTATTTGGTCATAGTACTTTATTTTTGTTGAATATCCTTCTCTTAGTGAAATAGAGGTGGAGTTATTCATAACCCTATGTTCAGCAAAGTAGTTATTAGTATCTCTAAATGCTTTATCATTTGTTAATAGTAATCTGCTTAAAATTTCTTTTTTTTCTTTGGCTAATTCATTTAATCCGATATTACCAACTCCCAACTCTTCTCTAATATTTCTTGAATTTTCTTTTTCAACATCAACATATATTAAGTTATAGTAAAAGTCGATATAGGCACTTAGATATGTCTCATCGGATTTATAAGAATTATTAACTATACTTTCGATAAACTCAACATATCTTTGTCCTGTGCAAATCCAACTCATTTTATCATTTGTTGTGTCAATATTCGAAGCAAAACCTAAACCTACTTCTCCACTAATATCTTTTAAAGCGTCATAGCTTGTTCTATTTGAAAACGATTTAAACTTTTTTGTGTAGAGTCCATTAGCATCGAGTGTTCCAGTAATCGTATATGTCCTTTTATCTACTGAAAAATTAATGATTTTAAAATCCAAGTGTATTGGTTTTAATTGTTCTGAACGAGGATTAATAAAAACAGTGATTATAGTATCATCTAATGGGAAAGCGCTGTCTTTCATTAAATTGAAAGTATCGAGAAATACCATTTTTAATGCAGGTATGCCCGAGGAAGTATATAACTGCAAAAACTCTATATTTTTGTATTCTATCTGATAAGATCCATACCAAACAAAAGGCACTAGTGCGATTGTTTGTTGATATTCTTTTTTAGTTTGCTCACCAGGTGGAATTTGCATTTTTATTACAGTTGGCTTCAATCTTGGCTCAGCTATTTGTATAATGTTTTTCTTTAGTTCCCCCTCAGTTTTTTGTGTAGACGGATTAGATGTGTTCCCTTCTTGTCCTTGTATATCGCCCCTACTTTTATCCTGAGCAATAGCTGTTGAGTCGGATGCTACTGATGATGTTCCTGATGATGTTCCACCTTGTGTTGTTTGAGGTCCACTACTACTTGAGGGAGTAGAAGTGATACCTGGGTCTACTATACCCTCCTTTTTAAGGATCCATTCGTAGAATTCGGCAGCGTATTCATTCGCTCTCTTCCATCCAGTAGGAACTAAATCAATGACTGCTTGTTTGGAGTATCCGGCACCACCAGTAGCATGGTAAGGAAGACCTACCCCGTCTAGTAAATTATTAACGTTATTGATTGTGTCTTTAACACCCCATTTTGCCAAAAGTGCCTTGCTTTGGAAGCTTGAAACCATATAGGCAACTAATACTTTGGCGGCAACATCTGGCTTCAGCATTGAGTCGGGATTAGTGACAATATCTACCTTGATTAATTTTGAATAAAATTCATAATTACCTTTGAAGGTTAATTGGTTATATCCGCGACCTCTATATTTGTATCCTTCACTTCTTGGTAATTTTCTATTCAGTGCATTGAATTTTTTTAGTGCTTGAGAATTACCAGCTTGTCCTCCATATAAATAATCGAACCAATCTTCTGGGTCATTTTTCAATTCTATTATTTGTTTATCTGTCAACTCGGCTAGTTTACTTCCGAATATAGAACGAATATACTTTGGATCTTTAGTGCTTCTCCAATCTAACTCCGCAACGAGAGTAAACCCAGATTCTTTTGCACAAACTGCAAGAATACCAGCTTGAACAAATTTGTTTTTAATGGTACTATTCTTAATTGCGGTATAGAGAGACTCCAAATTAGATAGTCTTGTGCGGTCAAGTGTTGGAATTATTTTACCCATGATTTATTTGTAATTTATAATCCTAAAACAATTTTATCCCCCTCGAATGAAATAGAAGATTTTGGTTGTGGTAGAACGGTAGGTGGTAGTGAAAAATTATCTTCAACGTATTTCTCTCTATTTTTATCTTTTTTAGTTGTTTTGTTTTGATTAGTTAATTGATTTCTAATTTCTTTCTTATCTACCTCATTTAATTTAAAGTCATTCAAAGCTTCTTCTGATGTAAAATAAATTGTGTCATTTTCCATTATATTGAGAGGATTATCTATATCATTCAAGTGTAGAATACCATCGAGCGAATTGACTCTATTGAATATTTTATCACAAACAATATCCATTCTCATTTCACAGTCCCTATCAGCTACAAAAATGTTCTGCTGATAATTCTGGAGTACTCTGAAAGTAGGCTCAAATAAATTATACAAATTATTTTGTTCTGGGTCTTTTCTCAGTGAATCTAAATCAAATAATTTCATAAATTATAATTTTTTTTATTTTGGAACTTGTCCTTGTACATAGAACCTACCATCATTACCAACAACACCAAATGAAATTTCAGCTCTCGCTGCATTTAGAGCACTTTCTGTAGTAAATGTGACTGAACTAAAATCCTGTTTTTTTATAACCTTACCATTATTTAATATCAACACTCTTATTGCAGTTAATTGACCATCATCATCAAAAACATTATCAGTAAGTGTTGTAAGAACAGATGGAGGTTCAGTTATACTTGTAGTTGCTGCTGTAACAGTTGGCTGAGCTGGTATATTTTGAGGTGGTGGAGGTGTTGAAGATTGAGTAGTAGTATCAGGTGTAATCGTTGAAAACCGAGATTGTATAGCCAGTGTTGTTGTCGCATTAGTTGGTAATACAGCAGGTGATGAAGACGCACCAGGTACAGTCAGAGGTAACCCTGTTGATGGTGGTAAAAATTCAGGTGGGTTAGTACCAAAAGTGAGTGGCGTTGAGGCAAGACCCGGTATTGATGGTGCCAATGGAACTATTGAAGAATCCGTTGCTTGTGCCAAAATTGACGTAGGTGTACTTGGATTATTACTTGATTGATTTGAGGATGTTACACCTACAGGTTGTGTTGTGATAGGTGTAGTGCTATCACCAGTAACTGTTCTATTTCCAACTGGTGGTTCTGTTTGTTTAACACCCCATTCAACTCCAGTATTAGAGAAATCAACTAAATAAGGATCTTTAGTCACCGCAGGTGGTGTAACTATTACGATCCCGTTATTTACACCCTCTGTAGCTTGGTTCTTATTCGAGCTACCATCAGCAGGTGAAGTTTGTGCGGTTGCGCTACTCGATGGTGCAGGTTTTTGAGTTTCAGCATTATTTTCTTTATTCAATTGATCTACTTTCTTAACAACTTCATTTTGAATAAGCGCATCGTTAGTTTCCACAAATGAAAGATTTGTTCTAACATAACTTCTACCTCTTCCCGTATTAAATCTATTAAATATTTCTTGTGCACCAAGTGGTCGAGCATTAGATAGATCTATATCCAATTTTATGGATGATGGTAAGTCGTTAAAAGCTAATGTTGGTCCAAGTGTGAGAGTAACTTTGGTACATTCCATATCACCAGAGCTGAATATCGGTTTTTTAGGATTTCCGATTGTTACATGCCAAGGTGTTGATGGTGCCCCAGTCAGTGCATTAGCTATACCCAGTAGTCGAACTTTATATCTTGATACAATTGTACCTATTGTCGCACTTGTAATTGAATTTAATTTATCTAAAAATAAATTTTGTGACTTCGCGATCTGCTCCTTTTCTTTTTTGTTTTTATCATCTGATTGCTCTGGTTCTTTACTTGCTTGTTCTAACTCTGTAATTAATTGATTTGCAAATTGTACAACTATATCCTTCATAGCAGTTATTAGACTAGTTATAAACTGTGTTATAGCTGAAACAATAGCATTTACATTACCAGATATCAGATCTTTTATAAATCCAGTGACACCTGTGCCAAAGGCACTACTAAATTGAAAAACTGAATCTGAAGTCCCAAATGTTAATGCATTTTGTATTAAGTCTAAATAAACCAATGTTGGATCCACACCATTTATAAATTTCTGCTCATATTCTACTGTCATTGTTACTGTAAATTTAGCCGCTAAGGCTGAACCCGCTTTACCCTTACCAGGAATGTCTCTTTGTTTAGCTTCTCTTATTAAATTTGGGTTGCCAAGTGGTGAATCACCAGGGCCACCTATATTAGAAAGTCCAAGTTTATTTAAGACGATGTGCTGCACACCTTCCATTATACCCGGTAGAGGTATTACACCGAATCCACCTGCAGCTTCAGTACCAAGTTTACCGCCCTTATTATCACCCATAAGAACATCATCACCAATATCATTTAGTACTTCCTCAAAAGAACCCTCCGATTCTTTATAGACTTCATTAAAAGTAATTGTAAAACATTCCTCTTGGTCACTAAAATAAGTCACAATCGTTGAAAGTGGTGGACCTGCAATAGCTGTTAAATCATTTCCTACACCAGCGCTGAATCTTCTTGCTATTATAAGCCTATTATTTGGAAAAACACCTACGTTTTTCAGGTAGGCAAAATGTGAATAGTCTAATTTCATAGCTGAGTGTTTTGAACAATATTCGATTATCGAAGAAATTGAAATATCATTTCTTTCATCAGCATGTATTTCAGTTGGGCCACTCATTTTTTCTACATTACCTGTGGCAGCATTTGAAGATAGTGGATAGGGTGAAAATTGCCCTGAACCGAAAATTGATTGTACTGCTTTACCCTGTACAACTCGGTAGTTGACGCTTCTTCCATTTATAGATGGTAAACCATTATTTTCATTCTTAAAACTTAAACCTAAGGGTGATGCCATTATTCTTACTATGTTTTAAAATATATATTAAAACTTGAATAATTCCTAAGATTAATAATCTCTGATTATTTGTGATGAGTTGAATTTAGAAAGATTTGAAAATAACTCATCCAGAGTTTCCTGATTTCTTCTAAATTCATTGTAAAAAAGTAGAACATTGAAACCATTTTTTTCTCCGAGAATTTTTCTTATATTAATTAACTTTTCAATTGAAAAATCGCTGTCGAAATCAGGCACATAATAAATATCCTTCTTTTTTTCAATAGCCTGTTGTATTTTTTGAAAAATAATTATCTTGAGATAGGTTTTCTCTACATCGAAAGCAATTTCTTCTTCCTCTATTATCTTCTTTATATCTATGATATATTTGTTTCTAATTCGATTCACTTTGATATATTTATCAAGCTTCTTTCTCGTTTTTACATAAACACAAAAAAATTCCATTAATTTAATTAAATAGTGATATTTTACAATTTAATTTGTAAATACATATTATTTATTTATTTTTACTCTTCCTCTTTAGAAAAAAAAGAAAAACCACAGAGATTCTGTGGTTTTTATGTTAAAAAGTTGTCACATTTCCATATTTGTCTAGTTTAGTGACTTGACTAGTTGGTATCACCTTGTAATCCTGTTCAGGTTCTTTCATTTTGCTCTCAGTAGCATCACCCCATTTGAGATTTATATTAAAGACAACTCCAGATAAGTCAGTAATAATTTTATTCTTGAACATATCAATGAATCTAGATCCATTACAACTAGATACCTTACATTCACCAAAAATATTTGAAATCGATCCAATACCCCCATGCCCACCCGATACGGTGATTTCATCTTGTCCGGTTGATGTATCAGGATCGTAGTAACCCAAATGTTGTCTGAAATTATCCAATAAACTAGTCATATATACACCTAAATCGTTAACAACCGCACCACTTTTCAATATAGGTAATTGTTGTATTTCGGACATTTTTTTGTATGAACAAACTTGTAATGTACCTCCATATTGTAGTAGTATAAAATCAGGTTCTTGAGAAATTAATCCATCTTGAAAATCCTTTTCAATTATAGACCTAGCTCTTAAAGCGTTTGCCCAAGTTCCAGTAGGTACAAAGGCTAATTTACCAACTATTTGATAGCCAGGTAATTTTATTTTTGTTCCTTGTTGAAAGTCTCCCAAAAATTCTGCTTGACTCTTATAAATCTTTTTCATCTTCATTATTTCCCCAGTCTCTGTTTCAACGTCTGAGTATTCACCTCTAGTCATCTTTTGCATTTTAGCTAACCTACCTTGAGCATCTGTTCTAAAATCAACAATTTCCCCAGCCATCGGTCCTCTTTTAGGAATGTTGTGATAGGGTGATACTTTAGACATTACATTATAGATTGAGTAAATTGAAACGTCTTTACAATTGTCAATTACTGAAATAATTGTTTTAGTATCGCTTCTTTTTAGGAACTGGTTAAAGGCAGCAGCGAATTCTAATCTTACTTTTGGAGACTTCTTTATTTCAGATAAATTGAAATCCAAAAGTCTCTGCCAAGACACACCATACTCAGTATATTTTGCTGCGTCAATCATTTTTATTACCGATGCAACTAAATCATCTTGTGGTGTACCTAAAGCTAAACACACTGCTTCATAAGCTGAATCAGATTTGATTTTCTGTACAGGTTTATCTCTATACTTCAATTTATCCTCTTCACTGAAAAGTCCGTGGTGATCTAAGTAGTAATCAACTAATTCATCTCTTTCATCACCAGGCATATTTGCAAAGTCCAAAACAACATTAATTAGTGTTGGATCTAGAGTTGTGTATTTCCAACCATCTGAATAATTTAAGATGCCATATTTTACAATTGTAAATCCTTTGTTTAGGAGCCACTTTTTCATTTCTAACGCGCTGAAAATACCATCTAGATCATCGTGGGTGTATAAAGCTACATTTTTACCACTCTTACCTTTAGCTTTCCAGTATGATTCCGATACAGGCATTCTAGCAGCAGCCTCTTCTTCTTGAATTAAGTAGAATTTACCAAATTTTTTTATTTCCATTTTAATAATTTTTTTTATAAGACTATATATAAAAAAATTATTTTATTTTTATTTTAAAATCCATCAGGAACATTGTGCGAATTTATATATATGTTTATGATAATATCAATTTACAAACCAATAAAAGAAAAAAAGAAGATTTTAGGATACGAAATTTTACCATTGAGTTCATTATATGATAGAGGATCTCAAAGATACAAAGTATCCTATATTTGCGATAAAATTGAATGTAGAACACCAAATAAAGTTTACAACATAACCAGAGAGCACTTGAGTGAGAAGAGATCCAGTACTGTAAATGAAAAAATACAAATTTGTCGAACTTGTCAAATGACAGGTGAGAAAAATCCAAGATTCGGAGATAAAAGAACTTGGTCAGAATTATTTGATAGTAGTAAAATGTATAAGATGAAAGAATCTCTTAGAGAAAGAAATCGTGGTGAGAACAATCCTTCAAAAAAAGATTCTGTCAAAAATAAAAAGAATCAATTCATCATATTTTGAGAACGTCAGTAATTCAGTCAAAGAATTTGATTTCATATTAAATTCAATAAAAGGCTCCAATAAGTTTGCCGAATTGAATTTGACTTGTTGTAATGGACACAATTTTGAAATTAAATGGTGTAGCTTCAGAGTCAGGAGAATTTGTAGATATTGTTATTATGAATCACAGAGAATACCAATTGAAAAAATTAAAAGGTTTAAAATATACAATAAAAAAGTGAGATATTTAACTAGATTCAATTTCAATAAAAATTTAGAAAAAATTGAAAATAGTAAATTGAAATTAAATGACTCAAAAAAATTTCATATAGATCACATATATTCCATATCGGATGGATTTATCAATAACATAGACTATAGAATAATAGCATCTCATCACAATCTTAGAGTTATTACCAAAGATGAAAATCTGAAAAAGGGTTCGAAATCTGATATAACATCAGATGAATTATTAAAAAGATATAATTCATAAGTCTATTTTTTAAAGGCACTAATCACACCTTTATCTTTTTTGTAGTCATATTTTTCATCATCGTCATAACTCGTATCAAAGAAATTACCACCCTGTGTCACAATCTTGGTCTCAGAGCTGATGTTTGCATAAGGGCCTAATTTGCCACTTCTAAATACACCACCAATCATATCACTATTCAAATAACCATTCATGAAAAAACAGTCTTTGATTATTGAAGCTTCGACATTACAATTGAGTAGTTTTGTTTTATTTACTTCTGTACCATGTAGTTTTGATTTTACAATCTGACAATTATTAATTTCTGAGTTAACAAAATGGCAATTTTCGAATATCCCATCCTGTATTGTACAGTTTATAAAATCAAAATCATTGATATTTTGTGTAATTTTGACTTGAGCATCAACAATTTCAAATCTTTGAGTTGCTGTAGTGTAGTTAATAATGCAATCTTTCAATGAATCAGTAGAATCTATCAGTGTAAATAATTTTGAATACATTCTTGGGTAATAAGCATTTATCAAGTCATAAATATAATTTTGATCTACTTGTAAAACAATACCCGGAAAATCAATGATGAAGTTGTCATATTTAGAAAGATTCTTAAAATTACTTATATTCATACTTAAAATTTCTTCTAGTTCCAACATTTCATCATTTGTAAAACTTGTTCCAATAGATTTATAAGTATCTATTATAAATCTATCCATAAAATAAATTAACTGCCCTGTGTTTTTTTCATATTCCTTTCCACCAATATAGCGAAACTCTAATCTTTGACTGTCTCTGGAATTATTAATATGTAAAAAGTTTATACCATAATATTTATCATTTGGTAGTCTGAGTGTGTTTTTTACAATCTCAGTGCTTATACTGTTGAAGTCAAATTCCTTGAATGGGATAATTTTCTTTACACTCTTGGCATAAACATTACCTTTTCTTGATGGATAAACCCTATAAATCTCATCTTCGTCAATCGAAAGTATTAATTTAAGTATGTTTAAGCTATTTAGATTTTTATCAATACTCTCGTCGAAGGAAATATTAAAGTGAATAGATGATTTCTCATTTGTGTATCCATAGTCTTGTATAAATTTGATTATCTTGACAAGGTAATGTTTAGCTGAAAAATAATCCATCGGTCCTGTTACTAACTCAACCATATTTGATCCACCAGACAAATCTGGTTCAATTTTGAAATTTTGAGCATCAGGCGTAAAGTCTGAGTGATATTGTCTAAATCCCCAAACCTTTACGGGTGCTAAATATTGATTTAGAAGTTCGAGTGTTTTATAATAAGACAGGTCTGTCATATAGAACTCGAATTCCATACCAATACGAGCATGTTTGAGTACATCAATGTTATTAATAAAAGTTTCAGAATACTTTTTCATATTTAGTATATATTAAGATTTACAGATGGTAAATTAAACTTTGAAAAAAATTTGGTAGTTTGGTAAATAATAAATATATTTGTAAAAAATTACACATGAAACTTACATCAGAAATTATACAATTGAATTTAATAAAATTGGAAAAGTCAATCAAACTATTCCCAATACTTGAAGAATACAAAAATCTGAATCAAAAAAAATATGAGTTCATTGCAAATGGTATTTTGTATACGGCAGCCTATAATCAAAATGAAGATTTAATCCGGAATGTTAGAGACGAAGCAAGAACCTATAAATTGCACATTTATTTAGATTTCATTGATTTTATTTTGAATACACAAAGATTCGAACAAGAAGTTTTTTATAAGAAAAAAATAAAAAATTTGGATTTACAAAATATTCTACTGAAATTTTCTATCGATGAAGATGCGAAAAAAGTTTTCAGAAATAAAACTAAAGCTAGTTTCCAAAAATTCATCAATTCACCTAGATGGCTCACACTAAGTGGCGAAAATCCTAATAGAAGGAGTAAGAAAAGATATGGTGACAATCTATTCCGTTCTTCTGCTATAATCGCAAACTATTGCATTCAGAATGAAATTGAAATAGAGGAGCAAAATATTGGTAGAGTAAAGAATTGGTATACTAAACTTTTATCAGATCCAGACTTGTCTATTTCTAAAGAAGTCCAAAGAACTAAATCAATTATTGATTTTGTAGTTGAGAAGTTAAGCGAAGGTGACTCTGATTTTAGAAAAGTGAATTTAGAGCATCTAAGTCTGACTTTGAAGAATGAATTAAGAAAGAGAATTCTTTCAATTCAAAATGGTGATAGAGTAAAATGTATAAGTGTAAATTCCGAGAATTTGGAAGAATTAACATTGAATAATGTCTATGAAGTGTTATCATCTAGTTTAGATGGCGGATCTCTAAGGATTGAAATCAAGAATGATTTTGATAAAAACAGATTCTACTATTTTAGAGACTTTGAGACAATTAGCGTATTAAGAGATTCTTTTATCGATGATATATTAAATGATTTGTAATTCAGTGATTTCGGTGTTTTCCAACAGTGTATAACCAACTTCAAGTTCGTTTTCTATTTTTACCAGGATTGTAGCCGAATCATAATTACCAAAGATGAGTTTATCAGATTCCACATTTGGATTAAGATATAGATTCAAATTTTCAAACTTACCAACACAACTTATTAGTGGGTTGTGTGATAGTCTGTTTTCACTATTTTCGACGTAAAAGTCAGATTTGGTAATTATATTCAGATGTTTTGTTGGAATGATTATCCATGAATAATTCTGTGATATTAACTTGATTTTTTTGAAAATATTTGTGTAATCATTCTTAAAAAGAATTTTTTCAATAAAATTTCGTTTATCGAATCTTGATTTAATCTTATTGATTTTTTTGAAATTACTTAAGTCCTTGATTAAATTTTGGAATATTGTATCAAGTTTTATTGTATCTAATTTATATTCAACATATTCGTCTACTATCTTGAAAGAGTTTTTGTTCTTTATTGTCTTAGAAAAATTAAGTTTACCTTCTAATTTTTCAACAAAAATTAAATCAAAAAACTGATTGAGTAGATTTATCTGTTGCAACTTTTAGGAAATTCTTTTTTTGAAAATTTGTATCAGACTTTTGATTTTATCCTTTTGAATCCTATTATATTTTGTGTCATTAAGGATAGATTCTGCTACAATAATTCTATTCTGAATTTCTCTATTGTTTTTAATTCTTTTTGAATAGTTTTCAGCAATTACTTCAAATTCTCTATCATCACTATAAATTTCTAAAAATGAGATTAATTTTTTTTCGAGATTCAAGTCTTTTTGATTTTTTTCATTGATGATTCCCTCGTTAATCTGATGAATTTTACTATCTAGTGTGTACCAGTCATTGATTTCAAATTTAAGAGACTCTAATAGGTTAATTTTCTCTTCCCCGAATTCATTTGATATCAAATCAATTATTGCATCAGCTAAGTTTTCTTGACCAGTTATTGAAATAGCACTATTTACTAGCTCGCTACGAGCTGCACCCGAACCTTGAATTTTGAGAAAATCATTCATCAATTTTACTAGCTTCTCTCTTAATAAATTAATTTTTTGTTCCTGAACATTTATTTGTGGTCTTGGTTCTTCAGATATTTTCTGATTTATGACAGTGCTGAATTTTTTCATCTTGAATTATAATTTGATTTTGTTTCTATATATAAAAAAATAAAACTCCACAAATTTGTGGAGTTTTATTTTAGATGTCTTTTTTGTAATTCTGAATATCTTTTCTGATATTTTCGGCTTTCTTTCTTAAAAATTGCATAATTTTTCTGACTCTTGTTCCAGCAGTTTTGTTACCTTTGACAAAAAACTTTTCGAATTCTTCTTTGAGGTAAACTTTTTTTCCATCAACTTCAACTTCGTTTATCAAAATAGCTAACAATTCGTCATAGTTATCTAAATGGTCGACATTTTCTTTCAACATAGCTTAATATTTTTTTTTTATATATTAAAATATGTTTCTCTCACTCATTTTTAATCAATTTTGAAATATATTCTTAAAGATTCTTGTGAATTTTCTTTCGATTTTGATATATATTTACTACTACCAGAAGTCTTAACTATACCTAAGGAAACAAAAAGCTTGGTGAGTTCTATCATATCTTTATTCAATAATATCAATCCATTCACCTTACATAACTCTTGAATTGTTTTATTTGATGGTAATCTGTCGTTTATTTTAGTCTCAGAACTAAATATCACATCTAATACTATGTTATAGTTTATCCATTTTTGGAAATTTGGATCCTTCTCAATCTTCTTTCTATAATCATCATAACTTCTGTAAATATAGTATTGGTTAAAATATACACCACTAAGAATTAAAATTTCTATTAATGTCGATATTATAACAAACAAAAATGAGTTGGTGCTATTTTCCCTTTTCTCATCCTTTACTTTGGAGTCTATGTTGTTCTTGTAATCTTCAATCTCTACTATTGATCCATCTTTGATTGCCTTTTTTGAGTCTTCTAATTTGGTAATTTCTAATTTAATTTCAGATTTTTCTTGTTTTAAATCTTTTACACGGTTTCTTTGTTGATAACTCATAGGTTCGGAAGATTCAATATCAGTTTGTTCCTTATCCTTCTCATTTATTTTTGATTTCAGAAGTGTTATTTCATCGTCAACTTTTGCCAAGTCATTATTCAACTTCAGTGTCAGACTATCTTCATATTTTTTCAATGTTGTGTCTGCTTTTATTTCTATTTCCTCAGCCTTTGATGAGAACTCCTCTGCTCCCTTTAAGGATGAGTAAAATGAAAGTGATATCAAGAAAGTACTTGTTATAAGTAGAGGCAAAACATCTTTAGTGAAAAAGCTTTTTGTTTTAAGTTGATTTAAACTAAACTTGTCGAAGACTTCTCTCTTAAGTAATTCAAGTCCACCCAATAAAATTACAGAGGCAATAGAAACTAAAACCGGACTTTCGATGGCACTAGATAGGACTTTTGATACTAAGAAATAAGCAAGAAAAATTGAGGCAAACTGTCCAAAAATAGACAGGTAAAGCATCACCTGATTGATGTTCTTGTAATTTCTATTAAAATCTTGATTTTGAATGGTATTTTCTAATTTTTTAAATTCGTCTAATTTCATTTTCTTGTATAATAATTTTTCCTTTTATTCTTTCTTTCCAAGTAAGTTTTCTATTTATCAATTGATTATATTTTTTTTCACTTCTCCATATTTCGGTGTTGAGATTATCTATCTCTTTTCTTGTAATGATTTCTTTTTCATCCAATGATCTTTTCGATCCATCTAATTCAACCCTTAGATTCTGATTAATACCATAAATTACTCGATAGTGATATCTAAATCTAAGTAATAAAAATTTGAACTCATCTGGGGTTAAACCCTCGTTGAATTCGGATGTCATCAAGTAGTCCAGTATGTCTTTATCCGAAAGATTTTTCACTTTATGTATATATATTTTATATTACTAATCGTAAAACACACAAATATTTAGATTGTGTGATGAATTTGTTAATTATTTTACTGAATAATTCAAAAAAGTTTAAAAAGTACTAAATTAGATAGAGATTTAAACGCAAGTAAAAATATCCTTAAAGAAGGAATTAAAAATATATCGTTGGGAACCAACGATTACAGACGTGGAGATGAAATAAGACCAGTTTTAACAGGCAAAATCGGCGAAACGTCCAAAAAAGAAGGAGCTGAAGTCTCCTGAAACTTATCAGTCTTTAACCGATAAGTAGTTCATTTGAAACCTAGTTCCACATTCGTGGACTTAGAAACTCTATTTTTTAAAAAATCTATTATTTTATTCTTACCCTTGAGGTAACTCTTATGATCCAGGAATTCACACAACTCTTTACCTTTGTTTTCTGATAGTTTACCGACTTCGATTATATCTAATAGAGAATTAGATTCCAAAAGATTTTTATCAATTTCTTCTATACTACAATTCAGAGATAAAATAATATTTATATCCAAATCTTTTGCAGATATCCCATCTACTAATTGAAGTAGATTATTGGTGTAAGAATTTGATTTTGAATAAATCTTACTGAAATATAACTCTACGTCATCTAATAAAAGTATCACATTTTTATTTTTCTTCAAAAACTTTCTGAATTCAAAATTGTTAATTGAATTTTCTATAAGGGTACTTGGTATAAATATTTTATTCTTCTTGGAATTTGATGCAATATATGAAAGCAATGTTGTCTTACCACACCCTCTTTCTCCACAGAGTATAGTTAGTCCACTCTTACTCTTATTTATACTCTTAATAACCCTTTTTGTGTCCTTGAGTATAGAGTCTTCGAAAAAGTATTCTATATTTTCGTAATTCTCAGTATCGTTGAGCTTTTCTAATTCAAAACCATTTTGACCATAATCAAGTATATTTAAATCACTTTTGATATTATCTTGTAAATCTTCTTCTTCATCCACATTTTGAAGCGATAAACTAGATATTTGATTTACAATTTCAGTTACTTTTTCTTCTGAGTGTCGTGTATAAAAAATAGACAAATCGGTTATTAAACTTTGTTCATGTATTTTATCAAGATGTGTATATGTTAAAAATATACCATTCTGAAAGTTCAAAAATGTCCTTTGATTAATAATAGATATATCATCATTTGGTATTATGTCTGTGAAATTAGATATTTCGAATTTATCAAAATTATCTTCGATATATTTTAAAAATTTCTCAGAATCAAAAAATCCGTGTATAGAAGTTTTACTAGGTCTTGTTCCTAACTCTGACCAGGTATAAAGATAATCATTCAAATTCTCATCATCTTTATTTATATTAAGATTAACTTTGATATTAGACTTCATTTCAATATTTAAATTTGTGGTCCAGAATAATTTGTTGTGGTATCAACACTCGGTTCTTGAGGTAATGGTTGTACTGGGTTATTGAATAAACCTTTTTCTTTTTCTTTTTGTATCATTCTCATAAGAAAATCCATAGCATATTTTTCTTGAACTTTTTTGGATTCACTAATTTTTTGATTTCTTTTAGCTACTTTTTTTCTATGTTCTTTTGCATTTTTTCCCATAATATAAATATTTTTTTTATTTATATTATTTTTAATTATTAAGTTCTAAAATTAACTTATAGTTGAAAGAAAAGATAATCAAAATATATATAAGGTATGATTGAATTTACCAAACTACTAAAGAATGTAGAAAAACTACAAGAACTCGGATTTAATAGTGAATTTGATATAAGTCCCTTTTTACTACCAGTTGATGATGTTATAAAGAAAATTTTAAAGCAAAAAAATCCAAAATTTTCCGCGATAGAAATTGATTTAATAGTCGATTCTGAAGATATATCTCTGAGTAAATCAATAGCTAAAATTGATGAAGAGTTTAAAAAAAAGAGATCTAGTAATTTGAATTTAACACCTGAAGAAAAAAAGGCAAGAAAGGAACAGTTAAATACCGAAAAAGAAAGGCGTAAACAAGCAGCGACAGAACAAGTTAAACAAATAAAAAATATTTATAAAGATAAAATTGTTGAGTTGAAATCTGAAGCTAAAAAGACTATCAAAGAAATAAAGATAGGTTCCTACAATTTTATAAGAGAGACTAAAACAATCGTCAAGAAGTCAACTACATCTCTAATTCAAGCTGGTTCATCTTTAGGAGCTATATCCGTAATCATAGCTGCTCCACCTTGGAATATACCTTTAGCAATTTCATATACGATGTCAATAGTTGATATATTATTATCTTTAGTATCTCAATTAAAAAATATTATATCATATACTGTAGTTTTTGAAAAACTAAATCTTATCGTGGATTCAAAAAATCTTTCGATTCTATCAATAATTTTTAACTCATTTATGAATATAATTTTAGGTATCTGGTCAAAATTAACTGGAATAGAAAGTTTAGTAAAAAAATTATTAGATTTCATAATTAAACTGATAAGTGGTGCAAACAAACAGAAGATTTTTAAAAAAGTGACTAGTAAACTTAGAAAACTGGGAAATTTCAAGGATGAGAATAAAACATTTGTAATAGATGGTGTAAGTGTAAGGGCTAATAGTGAAGATGATGCAATAGAAGTCAAAGATTTTTTAGAAACATATAAAGTTGACTATGGTAAAAAGAAAGTCAGTGATTACAAAAATAACTCTGATAGTTCAATAAACCCAGAGCAGTTATTAACACAGCTATCGAATGATATCAATAGGACTCAAGAAATCGAAATACCTAGTGAGGTGGAAGATAGTTATATCAATCTATATGAGGTAAAATTACCAAACGGTACAATCTTAATTAATCAGACTGAAAAAGACTTAGAAGATTTACAGAGTGCTTATAATTTGGTTATCCAGAAAATTGATAATATTACAGTCGATCAAACTTAGACTTAAATTCATCAACAATATTTTTGATGACTTCCTCCTCTTCATTCCTTCTGAGTTTGGAAATATATCGTTGTTTGATGAACCACTGTCTAACAATATCTTCAAATTTAACTGATTTGTCCCTAACTCTTTTTAAATCAAATAATCTTTTGAATCCAACAACTTGTGCTGGTAATTCATCTGGCAATGTGTAGTAAGTAAATCCAGTCGCATCTTCATCTCTGTCGAACTCTTCACCATAATACTCTTGCAGAAGATGTTCCATTTCATGAGCTATATCTATATTGAGTTCACCAACCATTTCATATAAGTGTGGCTTTATGTCCTCTTGGAAATTTCTTTGTATTTCTACTTGGATATCATAGTAAGCGACTCTATCCCCCTTTTCTAGTCTGTAATGACTTCCTGCTGAAGCATTGATTCTAAATCCTTTTATTTTCTTATTATGTTGAATTGTTAACTCAACCGAGAATTTTACTGGAAAATCATTAAAAACATATTTATGTGTTGAAAGTAATTCAGTGTTGTCATCATCCTCGTCTTCATATCCAGCATCCGGCATCCCGTAATAGTACTCGCTCTCATCTTCTACGTCTTTCGGAACTTCCCTAACAAAGCTTGAACCCACCATTTGAAGTCTTGTTTTAATAGGGCGAGGGGGTATATAATGAAATTTACCACCTTTCATTTTTGGTTTTCTATTAGGATCTGCCGCCTTTTTGGCTTCAGCATCGGTCAATGCGTGATAAGGAAGTGAGAATCTACCATACGCATTATCCTTAACAAAATAAATAATATCCCTCACTACTGTTTTAACTGCTTGAGCACTTCCCCTTTCTTCATTTAGAGAATCAAAATTTTCGAAGGTGAATAAGTATTTCATAATTATAAATATTTTTGTATTGTAGCTGGTTTATAAACTGGTATAGACATTTTCCAGATACCTGTTCTCAGACCCGATGGTACTTTATGAAACTGACCTCTCAATCTTCCATTTTGTAAATCTGTTAAGTAAACATGAAATTGATTTGCGTATAGACTACTATCTTCAGGATTGTTAAAATAATTTGAATCATTTTCGAAATCATCAAAGTATTGTGAACATCCATTACCCCAACCGTTTGTCTTCTTCAAGATTCTCAAAATCATATCATAATCATAGTTAGTACCAAAATTTTCAAAGTATTTTAGATGTTTCATTTTTTGATATACAGGGATTACCTCAACATTTTTTGGTATATTATAGTTTTTTGAAAATGTATATATTTCACCAATGATACTATCTGATTTGATATGATGTTCTTGTCTATTTTTAAGATTGTCAATACAAGCTTTTGGATTATTTTCGAACCAATACTCAGTTAATTCATAATCATTGTTACCTTCTAAAATCTGATTTAATTTTAAAAAATTATTACCTATAAATAAATAACTTTCAAAGTATGGTGAAGTAAGTATTATATTTTCACCATCTTCCATTAGATTTTGAATTTGGCTAATATTAGCAATGTCATCTAAAAGTGCGAAATCCGTATTTTCAGATTTTATCTTATTGGCTAAAAAACTTTTACCCGATCCAGGCAATCCATGAATCCATATAAATTGTTTTTTCATATAGATTTCAAATATTGTTTTATCAATTGTGTATCAGAAACAATATCTGTAATTAAATTATCTGATTGTAAAATATTAAGTAACACTTGCTTTATTCTGTTATAACCATAGCTAGGATTCCCTTTTTCATCGAAAGAATAATAATAGACATCGCCGTCGATATTTATATAATACCTTTTTCTGCCAAATAAATCTAAATATTTGGTATCAAGCTCGATTGGAAATTTAGCCTTTAGATAATCTAATGTAAGTTCTTCCCCAAAATTTTCAAAAAGTCTTAAATGTTTCATCTTTCAGATTCTTTCATTTTTTCAGTTACTAAATAATTAAAATTGTCAGCTGGTTCAAATTTATAAGAAGCGGATAATTTGCTGCTCAGCTCAGAACCAGTAAACTTTACCGTTATTATACAATCAATAAGAGGATTCTCATCTAACTCAACAAGAACTTTGAATTTAAAGTTATTATCTTCTAATTCATCAGAATCTATTAATCTAACATGATAATCAAATTTAACAATAATAGAATCGTAAAATTCTCTAAAAAATTCCCTTGATGGTAGTAGATTAAACGAATTTCCTTTGTTGCCTAAATAATAAATATCCCTCTCAACACAACCCATTTTTTCAACGATGTTTTTAATTAATTTCATCTTGATGTTACCAGAAACAGATTTCATACCATCTTTCAATTTTTTAACATCAGATTTATTTGTCTTTAGAATTGATTGTGTCAAGATGTGTTCCAAAATTTTAGAATTTAAAAGAAAATTCTTCTTTTCGTTCCATTCCTTCACCGCCTTATCGACTGATGCGAAATATCTTTCTTTATTATCCCAAACTTCATCCAAAAAGTCAGAGAAGTAAACAATATTTTTATCAAAATCTTTGAAATACTCACCCAAGTTTTTGAACTTAGGATCTTGATGTTTTATTTCAAAGTAATCAAACCAAGTGATATCACCCAATCTACTCGGTTGAATAAATTTTTCAAACTGAGCTTGTATCATTTCGTTTGAATTATCATAAATAATTCTTACCCAGTTCTGAACTAGCTTATTCCATTTCTTTAACATTTCTTCTCCGTACAAACGTTCTACCTCGCTTCCGATTAAATCATCAGCTAGTGTAAGAAATGAAGAAGTCTTAGTGGTGCTTAAATTTTTATTTAGATAGAATCCGAATTGTTTACCATCTTCAGTTTCGATTACTATATCTTCGCCAACCTCTTTACTTTTATTCGGTCCAATCCAATATATCTTTCTAATTAAATCAGATTCTAATTTTTCGGTCATTAGGAGTTTGTCTACAATGTTTCTGGCTGTGATTCTAGCACTGTTCAAAATACTCCAATCTTCGTCTATAGAAAACTCAACCTCTTCGAATATACCATTTATTTTTGAGATTTCTACGTCCTCTACAAATTTATCATTTTCAAGTTTACCTAAACAAAGTCTATTTTTAGCCATCAATAAATTTTTCAAATCAGTAAGAAAAACTTGTGAGTTCTCGGAGTATCTTGCTTTTAATCCCCTGTCTAAAATATTATCTAAGAATTCGTTGTTCAATAAAATCATAGACACACAAATTTCTGATACTAAATTTGTAGGTTTGTAAATACTTTTAGGTTTTTGTATTTCATTTTGTGCTTGTACTTTATTTACAAATGAGGACTCTCTGAATAGTTGAAAGCTTTTGAAAAGTTTCATTATATTGCTGTTGTTTAATTTTAATATATATATTAAAATATTTTAATTGAAAATATAAAATGAAGCACTTAAAAAATTTTAGTAGTTTTTTTGAATCTTACTTAATAACAGTAGAATATCCAGAAACATCTATTTCAAATTTAGATTTAAATGAATCTTTGAATCTATTCTATGAAAATATTTTAAAATCAATTGGCGCAGAAGAATCAGATTTATTTCAATCTTTCAATTTACCAAAAGACGAATACAAAAATAAAGTAAATTTAGATATATTATCCGACAATATTGAATTTATAAATTCTTTATCAAGCATAGGGTTGAAAAAATCATTTTTACAGTCCACTGATGATTTAGAAACTTTTGTTAATAAACCTTGTCGCTTCTTAATGATTTATAGAATTGAAGCTAATGAGTTAGAAAATCCAGATTATATCTTATTTCAATCTTGGAATGATACACTAGGTAAATGGGAAGATACTAAACTTTATAAAATTACTGGGAATATAAAAAGTTTTTATGACAAATTATCCTCTAAGGTAATTGAAATTATACACGATGATGAAAGTTATATTTATCAATCATCAAACAAAAATGAATGGGAATTACAGAACTTAGATAGGGCAAATGACACTTTCAAAAAATATTTTAGGAAAGAAGAATTTGAAAAATTTATTAATGATAATAAATTTACCTTCGACATTAAATAATTAAATTTTTTATGTAGTTGAGCGCAACCTTATTTTTTAGACTCTCATCTTCAGTTAGTTTCCACTGGTAAACATATGAAGATTCCAAGTAAAGAATTTTATTTCTAATGTCTCTAATTTCAGTCCCAAGTATCTCTCTTTCTTCATCCGACACTTCGTAAGACAAACCCAATCTATCACAGAGTAAAAGTATATCGATTTTATTACCTTCTTTAAAAGCCATATTGGCTTCATTATAGAGTGTGTTTAGGTTATCACTATTTATTTTATCCGGATGTGTTACTTTTACAATTTTTCTATAAAAGTCTTTAAGCTTTGAGTCCTGATTTGTAAGTTGTTCTTCTTCCATTGATTTATCACTTTTGTTTGGTGGTATATTATGTGATAATTTAATACTTTTTTTATTATCGTATATTTCTCTCAGCTCTGTATTCAGGGTGAGAATCTTTTCGATCCAATTATAAAAATCAATATTGTAGGATTGAATTAAATTTGATTTATATTCATATTCTGATTTCAAATAATTCAATTCCCTTATAAGTTTGGTGTTTTCTAAATTTCTTATCATGCAATATATATTCCTAAATGACATTTTTGATATTGAATTTTTAATATATAAATTTATGAAATACTCAAATTTAAATTTAGACGAACTTTATCATCTAAGAACTCAGATGGTTATGAACAATGAAGACTCCTCAGAACTAAACTTTCTAATCGACTGTGGTGAATCTGAATATTACCTTTCATTATTTGAAGACACAAGTGCTACTGGTGGACCAGCAGGTTCTTCAGGTGCTGCCTCTATAGGAATCGGTGGGGGTGGTGTCGCTTATGGTAATGCTGCCTTCGGTGGAATGGGTGCTGTAACTGCTGCCCAACCATCAAATAATGCAGGTGTTACATCAGACCCAGCCTATACATCTGGTGGTGGTAAAATCGGGAGTGGTGATGTAAGTGTTCCATACAATGCTGGTCCGAATAAAGCTTTCCAAAAAATTCCAGTTGATAATAGAAAAGGTAACAGTAAAAGGCGAAAAAATAAAATGTTGAGTAACTTAAAATCTCTTGTTTCACGTCAAGACTTTACTGCTGGTCAAGGTTCTGATAAACCAAAAAGACTTATGAGCTTCGATTCATTTTCCAAAGATGAACTGAACAAAGTAACCAAAGTCAAGGAATAATTCTAAAGTTTGATGTCATTACTTGGTTTGAAATATTCGAACATATATCATATGATAATTAAAACTTAATTGTAAGTTTCCTTATATAAATAAAAAAAGTTTTTTATATGACAGAAAAAACAGAAAAGTTAATTATTGTCGGTCAATCTGGTAGTGGTAAAGATTTCTTGAGGAGAGGTTTAATTAAAAAGGGTTTAAGGTATTCACCAAAGTTTACAACAAGACCAAAAAGACAAAATGAAACAGACGGTGTGGATTATGATTTTATTGAAGTGGAAGAATTTTCGAGTTTAAAATGTGAAGACAAAATAAAATTTTATCAGACTTTTGAAATATTTGATAAAATTTGGAATTATGGTGTTACAGTTGATAATTTCGAAAAAAATCAATTATTTATTATGACACCTTTTGAAATTTCGCAACTTTCAGATGCTGATTTATCAAAGTGCTTTGTTGTTTATCTTGATATACCGATTGATATAAGAACAAAACGACTACTAAGAAGAAACGATATCAATGACTCAATAGAAAGAAGAATAAAATCAGATTTAGTAGATTTTAAAGATTATAATTATTATGATTTAAAAATAACTGATCCTGAATTTGACGCTGAGTCAATTTATGATTTGATGTTCTAATTTTTATTTAAAGAAGTTTGTTTTTTTATATATATCATATAATAAAATAAATTTCAATATGAACTTAACGGAAATAAGTTTTGGTACTTTAAAAGCTCAAATAGAATTATATTTAAGGCAAGAATTTTCTAAAACTGGTGTCAATTTCGACACAAGCTCACCCTATGGACAAATACTGCTGGTTTTAGAAAATTTATTTCAACTTTCTATGTTGTATTTGAAAAATTCAATAAACCAATTCGACTTATCATCTTCAAATTCAAACAACACCAGAGTTATTAGAAATGCGGCAATTTTCGCTGGTCATAACCCAACAAGGAGTATAAGTGCCACCGGTACTCTCAAAGTCAATATAAAAACCTCTACTGATATAAGAACTGATATCCCAGGTGGAAGAATCACACTTTCAAATAGACAATTACTTAAAAATAAAACGAATGGGCTTTTCTATTCGATAAATTTAGGTTCTGAAAGAATAACCTACAATTTAACAAATATGACAAGTTTTACAATTGACATAATACAAGGTGAATGGCAAAGAAGAAATTTCACTGGATCCGGAAACGAAAACCAAACTTATCAAATTACAGTCAGGGGAAATAATAGAGAAATAGAAAACTTCAACTATGAAGTACTCGTCAACGGTGAGTATTGGTCTGTGAAAAAACATATTTACGAACTCCTACCGGATGAGAAAGCTTGTGTTATTAAATCAAGTTTCAATAAAGGTATAGATTTAATTTTTGGTAATGGTGGGTTCGGCGCAAAACCTACTGTTGGGTCTTCAATAGAAGTTAATTATCTAGTGAGTGATGGCTCATCAGGTTCTATTTTCAGAAGAACAATAAATGATTGGAATTTCGTAGAAGATGCCCTCGATGGTTTTGGTAACTCGATTGATATGGCTGATTTATTTGATATATCTTTTTTTAATGATATAAATTTTGGTGCCGATAGCGAATCAACCGCTTTCACAAAAAATATTTTACCTATTGCTAGTAATAATTTTGTTATTGGTTTACCTCAACAGTTTGCTTACCAAATCAAGAAATTAGGTGTATTTTCTCATGTAAATGCCTATTCAGAAAACGGCACAGTATTCGTTGCAGCCACCCCAAATATTAAGTTATTCAAAAGCGAAAATGCTGATTACTTTTCAATTGATGTAAGAGCATTCGAGTTGGATAATTATGAGAAATCAAAAATTTTAAAGTATCTAAGAACAGGTGGGAATATCTTATTGACATCCAAGGTAGAAATTGTTTCACCGAATTTATCATTCTACATAATAAATATTTTTATCATCACCTATTCAGATGCTCAAGATAATTCTGTAAACTCGCAAATTTACAATAAAATTTCAGAATATTTTCTTAATTTTAACAGAATGGATAGAGTTCCGAAAAGTGATATTATTTCAGAAATTTCTTCAATATCTGATATTTATTCCGTCGACATTAGTTTCCTTAGTAAAAAGAACGAAGATTATCACAAAGCTCAAATCACATTAGATGAGAATAAAAGAAATCAATTTGCTACAAGGGAAGCTCTCAAACTAGACAAGCCAAATCCAAACTATAATCCAAAAATTACTCCAGGCTTGGATCCAATTTTAGGTGATATTGTCTTTACAGCTCAAGAAATACCTGTTATTAGGGGTGGTTGGTACGATAGATCTAATGTTTATTACTCTGATAGCATAGAAGACAAAGGATTGAAATCTGTAAATATAATCAAAAAAGGTACAGTAGATGTATCAAAAAAACAAAAGATATAATATATGTATTTCGAAGAAAAAGACCTCCCTGAATTACACTTCATGAAGCATAGACACGATGACGAAAAAGACTTTGTCGATTATGAGAAAAACATACTCAATAAAACAGTTTCACCATATCTTTTTTATAATGATTTAATGTTTCGTTTTTTGAATTTATTGCAAAGACCAGTCTCTATGTTTTTCGATAATGTCAACATAATAAAAAATTTTAAAAATTATACAGTTGACAAATATTACTACAAACATAAAAACTAATATATACTTATAAAATATAAGTATATATGATTATAACAAAGGAATTAGAAATTAAAGTTCAATGTCCTACATTGAATTATTATAGAACTCTTAACTATGATGTATCAGTTGGTGATGTTATTAAGATACCAATCGAACACTTAAAAAAATCCTCAAATTTGAGGGTTTTAGTTTCTTGTGATTCTTGTTTTATAGAAAAGGAATGTTTTTATAACGCGTATAATAAACAAGTTCAAAAATCCGATGATGGTAAATATAGGTGTATAAAGTGTTCAATTCCATATAAAAGTAATAAAAAATGGGGAGTAGATCACTATTCTAAAACTGATGATTTTAAGAAAAAGTTTAAAGAAACGTGTGAGTCTAAATATGGTGGACATTTTAATAAATTAGATGACTTTAAGAAAAAAATAGTTAATACGAATGTTGATAGATACGGGGTTAATTATCCAATTCAAAAAAAAGAAATAAGAGATAAAATGGAACAAAGTATGTTTCATTTGTATGGATCTACACATTCACTTCATAACGAATTTTTAAGAAATAAATCATTAGAAAAAATGATTGAAAAATATGGTTCCGCTTATAGTATGCAAATTCCATCTATAAGAGATAAAATTATATCATCCTCAAAAATCACAAAAAAAAATATTTTCATAAATAAAAATCCGGACATAATAGAAATAGACTATGAGGAAGGGCTCTATATAGTTAAATGTGAGTCCTGTAAAAATAATTTTAAAATTACTGGGCATATGTATCATATGCGGAAAAAGTACAACACAACAATATGCACTATATGTAACAATGTTGGCAAATCCGGATCCGAATTACAAGTCTATGAGTTCATAAAAGATAACTATAATAATGAAATTTTACAAAATAAAAGAAATATTGTGGATAATATTGAGTTAGATATTTATTTACCTGATATAAAAATAGCATTTGAATTCAATGGATTATATTGGCACTCTGAGCTGTATAAAGAGAAAAGATATCACCTTAATAAGACAAATATATGTAAAGAGAAAAATATTGAATTAATTCATATATGGGAAGATGATTGGATGTTCAAAAAGGATATAGTTAAATCAATTATACTAAATAAATTGAAAAAAACATCTAATAAAATATTTGCCAGAAATTGTAGAATTAAGGAAATATCTGATAATAAATTAATTAGAGAATTTTTAGAAACTAATCACATTCAAGGATTTGTTGGATCGAAAATAAAAATTGGACTTTTTTATGAAGATGAATTAGTTAGTTTAATGACATTTGGTCAGTTAAGAATATCTCTTGGACAAAAGAGTGAAGAAGGAACATATGAATTACTTAGATTTTGTAATAAATTAAATACAACAGTTGTTGGTGGTGCTTCTAAGTTATTTAAGTATTTTTTAGATAAATATATTCCTAATAAAGTTATTAGTTATAGTGATTATTCTAGATCTAATGGGAATATGTATTATAAACTTGGATTTAATTTAGAACATAACTCAGAACCAAATTACTTCTATATAATAGATGGAATTAGAAGTCACAGATTCAATTTCAGAAAAGATAAGCTAGTTAGAGAAGGAGCTAATCCCGAAATGACAGAATTAGAAATAATGGCAAGTAAAAAAATATATAGAATATTCGATTGTGGTACACAAAAATGGATTTTTTATTAAAAAATTAAAAAGCCAACAAAAAATATTAATATATAATAATATAAACATAAATTTTAATATGAGCAACAAAAACGAAAAAGAACAAATAATATCTTCATTCAAAAAATTTTCAGAGATATCTAAATCAGATAAGAATAAAATGACAGACAACTCAGATTTTACACAACTACCATTTGATGATGGTGATTTACCAGCTAATCCAAATGTACCTAAAAAGTCGGGTAGGTTTGAATCACCTATGTCCACTAAGCATATGATGCCATCAGGTCAGAAAGTAGAACCAGAACAAGAATTAAAAGAAGGTAAAGTAGAATTCTATGGGAAAGTCGCAAAATTACCAAAGGGAACCAAAGCATCTAAAGGTTACAACTTTTTAGAAAATGTGAAAATTTCTAAATCTTCTATCTGGTATATTATGGTGGAGAAACAAGATAATGAACTTCAAATGGTTAAGTATAACTATAAGAAAGGTGTGGATTTAGCTAAGTTCGTAGTTGACTTGAAAGAGTATTACAAATCAAAATTCAGTGGCAATCCAAAGGTTCAAAAACTGATTGAAGCAATTGATATAGATGGTAATGATAAATACTCTTGGGTTAAGAATATTCCACTAATAGAGATCGAAGGTAGAAAAATGATTGCTAAGATTACAGAAGATTTAATTAAACTACTAAGTAAATAGAACCCCTCTTTGAGTAGTCCTCAAAGACCGACACACTCCCAAAAGAGTGTGTTTCTTCTTAAAAAGAAAATACTCCGATTATTGGAGTATTTTTTTTATTATATGATTTGTTCTGCCTTTTAAATCTATTTGAGTCAAATCGTCGTAATTGATATTCTCCAAATCTAAATATGATTTTATTAACCTATCTAATTTGGAAATACTGAAATGTATTCATTTAAACTAAATTATTCACCATTAAGATTGTTCAATATAAATTTAACTCTATCTACCATGTCAACATCACTCAGATCTATATGCTCTATATTTTCTAATTCCAAATAAGATTTAATCCATCTATCTAATTCATCTATATCATCACTATTGTGATATCTTATTCCATCATTTGTTTCAATTTTTTTCATTGGTGGAACATAAAATATCTTATCTATATCATTGATATGTTTCAATATTTCTTTTTGTAGGTGATTTATTGTTGCAATATTCTTATTTGATAATTTAGATGGAAATAATTTTCTAAAGTAAAAATAATTTAAAATAGAACTAGAATCACATACAACAAATTCTTTAGATTCTAAAAACATCTTTTCTTTATTTAATTGTTTATAGAAAATAACTATTTGGTCTATCGGTGAATTAGGTATTCCGTATTCGGCAATGAAATCCGTACAAACTTCTCCTACAAATATAGAATTTTCACCAATTTTCTTCAATTCGGTATGCACTTCAGAAGCCAGTGTTGATTTTCCTGATGCGGGTGCACCTAATATTTGTATTAATTTGCCTTTCATATAAATTATATGGGATTTGGTAAAAAATGTTTTTTTATATATAAAGAAATGTGTGGATTTTCAAAAAAATATGATAAGGATGAATTTATAAGAAGAGCTAATATAATTCATAATAATATATATGATTATATACTCTCTGATTATAAAAATAGTCGTGATAAAATAGAAATAATATGTTCTATACATGGTATATTTACTCAAATTCCATATAATCACTTACAGGGGAAAGGCTGCCATCATTGTTCCAGGAATCAAAAGATCTCTATTGATGATTTTATATTAAAAGCGAAAGAAAAACACAACAGTAAATATAACTATCCTGATCGTAATTATATAAATAATGTTACTACATTAAATATAGAGTGTCCCGAACACGGTTTATTTAAACAAGCACCTGGTGCACACTTGAAGGGTATTGGTTGCTCAAAATGTAGTGGTAATAGAAGATTAACAATTGATGAATTTATTGATTTAGCAAATAAAAAACATAACAATTTATATAGTTATCCTGATAAAAATTATAAAAATTATGATAGTAAATTAAATATAGATTGTTCAAAACATGGCATTTTCACTCAGACTGTAAGATATCATTTAACTGGAAGAGGTTGTCCGATTTGCAGAAACTCAAAAGGTGAGTTGAAAATATTGGAGATTTTAAAAAATAATAAGATAAAATATAAATCACAACATACTTTCAGTGATTTAAAACATAAAAGTTTATTAAAATTTGACTTCGCTGTATTTGATAATAATGGTGAAATTAAATATCTAATAGAATATAATGGTGAACAACATTATAAATTTAAGACTCTATTTCATAAGAATCATGACAATTTTATAATTAATCAACATAGAGACAAATTGAAAGAAGAATATTGTAATATCAATCAGATTAAATTATATATAATAACATATCAAGATAATATAGATGACAGAATGAGAGAAATTATAAAAAATTAAAATTTATATTTTTCATATTGTCGAATTAATTTTCATCATATGGTTCATGGTGATTTTGATTGGTATGAAACATGAAGAAAATAACTAAATTTGAAAATTATATGGGACAATTAATAAACACCACAGATTTAATTAACTATGAACAACAAAGTTCTAGTTCAATTAATTATAATTCTATTCAAAACTCTTCTTGTCCAGAAAGTTTCCCTGTATTAATGGAAAATGGAATAATTGTGCGGTACGAATTGGTAAAATTTGCTTCTGAAATTGTATCAGAACAAGGAGTTTCCAACAAATAACCTCACATAACAGCACCTACCCAAAAGGCGGGGTTTCGTGTTCCAAAGACAGATTTTTGGTTAATCAAAATTTAGTTTTTCAAATCAAGTTATGTGGTAAAAGTCCCGCCCTTCTTGTATATTTTTCATTCGAAACTTAATTACATCGTTTTCTAATTATGAGAAATGTAATAATCACAAAAGGCACCATCAAATTCAGTTGGTTATAGGTTTCTGTAACACTAATTATCAATAAATTGTCATGAAAAGTTAAAAGTGATTTTTATGATGAATTAACCACTTCAAACCTTTATAATTTCTTCTTTATGAGATTCTAAAAATTAATCAAAAGAGCATAAATCAGCTAAAAATGGTGAAATTGAAGATAAAAGAGTTTAGAAAGATATCAAAAAAACTTCAGTTATATAAATAGAATTTCTACCAAGCTTCTTAAGTTCAGTATGAACATCAGAAGCTAAGGTAGATTTTCCACTTGCGGGTGCACCAATAATTGTAATTAATTTAGATTTAGTCATCTTTATTGAAAGAATTGTGCGTTAGAATTAATTTTGTTAATATCTTCTTGTGTGAAATATTGAGGATACTTTTTGATTGCATCCAGGAGTTCTTTGTAGGCAAGTTTCCCTTCGTCTTTTTTTCCGGTATAGAAACAGGATGCAGCATGTACCTCTAAGAACCTCCAAACATAAAGCGACTCATCAACAAACAACAATCTTGTTGGGTAAGGATTTTTACCGTGGAAGTTTTCTTTTGCGAATTTAGTATAAAGAAAAGCCATATGCCAATCACCTACCGTTAAGTAGTAATCAATAATTGCCTTGATAGGTTCTGCTCTAAGTGGATCCATTGAATAAGCTTTCAATAATTCTTGATGAACTTCCGGCCAAGGGAATTCCAATGCCTTTTTAATTGTACCAACACGGAACTGTGAATAGAATCTTTCTTCTTCATACCCATCAGATCTACCAATTCTTTCCTTGTAGTATTTAAGAGCTCTTCTTAATCTCTCTTCATTCTCAGCTCTGTTATCAGGAATAGAAGCCGAATCGTGATAGGATTGAGCCGTATAGAATACCCAACGTGAGTTTCTATCTTTGTTGTCGATATAATCTTCGAGGATTGCTGCGTGTTTCTTGTACTTATCTGGAATGTTGCCTTTCCAGGATCCACCGTCCATTTTGACATCTACGTGCAATCTTTCTGCTAATCCAGAAGTGATATTGTTGGTTTCACAGATTATGAACTCGTGAACTGGACCAAACCATCTAAAGGGTTTTGATACTTTAAAGAAAGTGTTTCTTGTATATTTCATAGAACCTATATAGGTATTTATCATATATAAGTCATTTGTAAATTGCTTCTTATCGAATCCATCTTCGATTACTAATTGCTCATCACAATCTATCCAATATCCATGAACATCATTAGGATTCCAACCTAATTCGTTGACTACTTCACGTAATTTCTCCATCGCATGATTTCTTGAATTTTCAAAATTGTCGAATGGTCTTTCAAAAACATATGTAGGTATTCCGTTATCTTTACCCCATTTCTTAATAATATCTTGCGTACCATCTGATGATCCAGTATCATTACAAACTATAAGATCTACTACATTTTTATTGCTATTGAGCATTCTCTCGACTACATGTGACTCATTTTTACATATAAAGTTTAAAGCAAGTTTGTTCATATTTATTCTTTGTTTTTATTTTATATAAAAATATAAGATTTTTGTTGAGGACAAACTATTTTTAATATATAATTAAAAATAGTTAAATATAATGATATTATCTGAAACAGTAGAAACATCGTTTCATCAAAAAAATATAAAATTATACCATTCACTTGGTTATATTGGAAAACTGTATGAAAAAGTGATAGTAAAAGTTGAACATTTACCGAAAAATTCCAGGGTTAGAATTAACGTTAAGTGTGATACCTGTGACTCGACAAATTATATTATTTATAACAACTACAATAAGCAAATAAATAGGCAGAATTATTATTGTTGTCACCCTTGCTCATTTGATAAAAATAAAAAAACAAATCTTGAAAAATTCGGAGTCGAACATACTTTTCAATCAGAGTTAGTAAAATCTAAAATTAAAAAGACCCTAATAGATAAGTATGGGTTCGATCATCCAACAAAGTGTCCTGAAATATTTGAGAAGGCTCAATCATCAGCTTATAAAACACATAAGTATGGAGATACTGATATAAAATATCAAGGATCATATGAATTAGATTTTATCCAATATTGTATTAGAAATAAGATTGAATTTACTAAAGGTCCAAGCATCAGATATTTAATGGGTAATAAGAATAGAGTTTATCATTCCGACTTTTTTTTATCCAAATATAATTTAGTATGTGAGGTTAAGTCGGAATATACTTTCAATGATGATTACGAGGAAAATATAATAAAAAAAGAATATACAATAAGTGCTGGATATAACTTTTTATTTATTATTGATAAAAATTATATTGAAATAGAAAAAATAATTTCAGAAAATGATAAATAAAAATAAAAAAGTAGAATTCAAAATAGAAGAACAATTATTGAAAGAATGGAAACAAATCTGTGATAAAAACGGATATGACATGTCTAAAAGATTGAGAATCTATATTCAAAAAGAAATAGAGTTAGATTCAAAAGGGGTGAATTTGGTAAATTTGATTGAGGAATCAATCTAAATTTTAGATTGATTTAAACTATCGATTTGATAAACCCTATTAATCTCATGAATTGACTTCTTTTCTACTAGAGCTGATATTGATTTTGCTATTAACTTTGCACAACTAATTATTTTAATTCGGTTATTTAACTTAGATTTATCATAAACTGAATGTAATGTGTCAATGACGATTACCTCTTCTATTTTTGAGTTGTGTAGGTTTTCTAAAGCTTTACCACTTAATATACCATGGGTAGCAACACATCTTACGGATAGTGCGCCCTTTTCTAGTAGTAGTTCGCAGGCTTTTGACATAGTTCCTAAGGTATCAGCCATATCATCAACTATTATCACATTCTTACCTTTTACTTCACCAACTAATTCCATTGAATGAATTTCATTTGGTTTGATTCTTCTTTTATTAATAAGTGCAAATGTTGCTTCTGGGAATGCCTTACAGAAGTCTGAAGCTCTTTTTACAGCACCTTGGTCTGGTGCCACTATACAAAGATTTACTAAATCGAGTGATTTTATATAATCAATTGATACTACATTTCCGTTTAAATGTATTACTGGAAAATTGTAAAAACCTTGAATAGAGGAGGAGTGTAGATCTATTGTGATTAATCTATTGACTCCGGCTTTTTCAAAAATATCGGCTAAGAGTTTCGAACCTATGGATGATCTAAGGTGGTCTGTTTTGTCTTGTCTAGAATATCCGGAGTAGGGTGAAACTAGGGTAAAGGATTTACAACCTGCTCTTTTGGCAGCATCTACAACTAGTAGTGTTTCCATTATGGAGTCAGATGAATCACTGCTATTGATAAAAAATACATCAATATCTCGTATTGACTCTTTGAAACAGGGTAGGATTTCTCCATCTGAGAATTTATCTATTTGTAAATTTCCAATAGTGAAATCTTCAAAGTTTTTGGAAATGTCAAGTGCTAAGTGTAGATAATTTGTCCCTGCGAATATTTTCATAGTTATCTATTTTGTGAGTTAATAATTAATTCTGAAGTAATAAAAATTCTTGTTGTAGTAAAGTTATCAATAGTAGTAAAAACATCGACTACGGGTATTTTTACTATATTACCAGAATATCCATTTGTATATTGTTCTTCTGAAAGATGGTACTTTGTGATTATACCGAGGGTTCTATAACTTTCCAATATCGGTAAAAAATATGAAAAGTATCCGGGGTTTATAACACCGGCTTGTAATAGATTTTTTTCGAAACAAACTTGAAGTTCTGATTTCAAATCTTTTAAATCTTGTGAAAGATTATTGTTTCTAGATTCAATATTTTTTAGTGCTAAATTTATATTATTCATTTTCCAATATTTTTTTCTCTATTTCTAAGTCTCTATTAATCGCCTTTTCCGAACTGAATTTATCTCCGTATCGAGCCTTTAGTTTTGCTATATTTTTATACCAAACATCCTCTATGTTTAGATTATATTTTTCTAAAAAGAGAATTAAATCTGAATTAATTGAAATGATTAATTCAATTAATGAATTTTCTTGTATTGGTTTGTTATAGAAAAGTTTCTTTTTAATTATATCTTGAATTTTAAGTATAGATTTTAACATATCCATAACTATTTTTTCTGGTGATTTTGTCTCAGAATCTAATTTTATCATTTTTTCTGAACCAGGATATTCTCTATAGAATATAGAGAGGTACCAACAAATATCACCAATTTCCTCTATGAGGTTTGTGTGGTCTATTTGACTTTCGTAATTTTCCAGCAATTCATCGATTTCAGTTGCTAGTCCAAGTGCGGCATGTAAAATTTTTTCTATTTGTCCATCCGAATGAAACTGATTGGATAAAGTCTTTTGTGATAAATTATTATATTCTTGTAGATTCATGTACTTATATTTTTTTTATTTTATAAAAATAGGCAAATAAAGTTTTAAGTAAATATTGAATAATAAAATACAAATGAATTTTTTATATATAGACTATATACAAAAAAAAATTTATCCTATGGAAATTGAGAAGTTCAGTAGATTCAGGGAAAGCGAATTAATAAAAGAAGAGTTCATAATGAGAGCAATTAAGGGAGCGTTAGGTAAACTCGCTAATTTTTTCGCAGCCCCTTTCAAAGATTTGGCTAAAGACTTCAAAGATATGTTCAAAGAGAGTGAGCCAAATTCTTTAGTCAATGTAATTATGACTAATTTCAATCAGGCTATAGATGGATCTCAAAAGGAATTAAATAACATTCAAGATGAAACTGCCGTAATTGGTATTATGGATAATTTTTGTACAAGTCTCATAGATTTGGCAAATAACATCGGCAAAGATATAGAAACTGCACTGGGTAAGGGCAAATCAAAAGCTGTAATTGAACTTTCGAAGGCGATAATATTAGGTAACAAACAAATAGATTTTGTCGGTATTGTTGGCTTAATAGACCCACTAAAGGGTTTAACGAAAAAAGATGTTAAGTATAAATTCTCGAAGCAAGTTTATATCAACGAACTTAACAAAGGTAAGGATTTGAAATCTAAAAAGGCTATTGCTATCAAATTTCTTGATAGTTTTCAAGCCGATCTGAAAAAAAGAATATCAGTTGATGTCACACCAGAGGAAATGGAAGAACTTTACAAAACACTTAAGGAAAAAGCTGGTGTCAAAGAAGAAGGTAAAATTATCTTAGACTGGGGTGATATAGAAATAGAGTTAGTGGGTGTTGAAGGTGAAAAGGGTATTTATACGGTAACAAAATCTGGTAGTAAAGTTTTAGTAGTTGAAGAGGGAAAAGATATTACAGCTAAGATATCCGGTACTGCAAAAAAGGGGCAAAAAATTAAATTAACAGAATTAAAAAAGGGTGGTGGTCCTCTAAGTATTAAGGGAAGAACAGAATATGAAACAGGCGCTCTTGAAAGAATAGTTGTAAATGATAAAGAAGTCGAAGAATATACTTTCTCGGAAGCTGACGCTGGTGAGAATGTAAAGAAGACTCAGGACGCACTGGGTAAAATCAAAAGTGATCCTGATAAATTAGATAAGGTCACCAAGTTTGCTGAATTCCTACAAGATGAAAAGAATAAAGATAAAGCTGAGGAAATAATCAAACAAATGTCAGGTGGAGGGGGTGAGTAATTATGACGCCAAGAAGGAGAGAATTCAATAAAATATACATCAAAATTAATAAGCTAGCTCAAAAAGGTAGTGATCAAGTATTTGAGTACTATAATTATATTGATGAACTTATTGCAAGTGGTAAATATTCAATTTTAGAAGACATAATGCTAACAAAATATGAAATTTCTATGAGGTCATTTCTTTCAGTAAATGATTTCAAAGAATTTTCATTTAAAGACATAAGAAAGTTCACTAATTTTAATTCAGCTGAGTCCATACAGAAACTTTTAGATACAAAATCTGTCTATTTAATCGGATTTAGATTGTTCGACAGCCAAACTAATCATTATTTGGGTGACTTGAGAGAAGAGCAAATTGAAAACGGAGTTTTCAGATATAATAGAAAATTATTTGAAATGACAATTGAAGTAGTAGCAGAAGTCGGTATAAAAGGGTCTGCACTTGAAGTTATTCCTGTGTTTGAAGATAACACAAAGTTAATAAATTTTTATGATATGGACGAACACATAGTCTATTGGGAAGAAATTTATCAATGTGTTCAAAGTTACACCTACAGCTCTACTAATAGAATAACTCCGACATTCTCTAGTTTCTGGACATCGGTGAACCTACCAGATTACTCAAAACTTGGGGTAACGAGTAGTAATTTAACACTTGTTGATAAGTATTCTCAAGCCATAGACTTCTTAAAAGGATTCACTTATAGTTTCACCTAAACAATAACAAAGTTATAAGATATAATTTGGATGAAAGATGAAATTATATCAAAATTAGAATGTTTTAAAGACCCACTCTTTAAATTTGATCCTACAAAACGGAAATGGACATATGATGATGTTATTTTACATATCGTTATAGGGGTATTTTAAGATTCCTGAATATAGATGGTAGTATGAAAGCAGTAGGAAATTTAGATGAAACATTTTCATCTTATTATTGTTCTTTTTTCAAATACTATTATATTTACTTTTATATTCTAAAAATTGTTGGTATTTTATATACTTTCTTTCTAATCTTAGATGCTCACTATCATTATAGATAAAATCACAAAAGTGATGGATTGATTTTGAATTAAAAATGTTTAATTGTGAAGATTTTCCCAATTTATCAAAACATATTCTATCTTTAAACTTAACATTTAATTTATTGAGTATGTTAATTAAATAGCTCCAATCTTGATCGTGTGTCGAAGAAAAAGCTATATTAAACTGTTTATATTTTGTATTTTTTATTTCTGATATACAGAAAGAACCGTCACCATCAAAAATACCTCTAATAAAGTGCGAAATTAATTTTTCATCTTCAAATAATTCATAGATAAAAGTTCCTTTGCTTTTATCTCTAAAGTTATTCTCAATCAATAAGTTGCCTAATTCTCTACTAGACAACCAATGTGCAGACATTGTATTTTTGCCAATAGATTTTTTATTTTCGGAATAAAAGTGTCTCCAATTTAATTCATTGAATATTTTTGTTATAATTTCCGAATCATATTTAACACAAGTATGTTTAATAACAGGTGTTTTACTTTTATTATTAGCAAAAGTGACTGTACCATCAGTCCATATCAATCCCAAAATATATGCTATTTTTTTATCAGAAACATTTCTATAGTCATCTATATTTATAGTATTTTTGGACATATTTTTCCTAACAATATCTCTATCAACAAATAATCCTAATTTATTAGCTTTTTGTTGAATAGAACTTTTACTTTTATTCAACAATTGACTACAATATTTGGATCCATTTTTTGGAAAATTTTCTATTAATATGTCAATTTCATCTTTAGACCAAATCATGCAAATATTTTTATTTTATATATAAATTATTTATTTGTTCCTGTATCAAGTATTTTTCTAAAATATCAGAAAAATCATGTGTTTTGTATATTTTAGCTTCCTCATTTGGGCCGATATAAAGTAGGTATGATGCTTTTATATCAATACCAACTTCTCTTAGAATTAATTTATATAAACTAACTTGTATTGAATACTCATTAAGATGATTTTTATAATAATCTTCGAATGGATATAGTAATTTTTCAAATTTGCCTTTATCATGTTCGTCATGAGTAAATTGTTTATTTGTTTTATAATCAAATATAAAAACACTATCGTTAAAACCAAATATTGCATCCATCATTCCAGCAATTTTCCATTTTCTTGAGAAAATACGCTGTTCGAATTTGATAGGCGTTAATTTATATAACCACTTGGCATAAGCTATATTAAATTTATTAATTCTATCAATTACATCTAAATCAGTGGGTAATTGTTGATATATACCATTATAGTAATTTTCTATCCAATTATGTGTAGCGGTACCAATCTCATTGGCTCTATCATTCAGTTGTTTCCATTCAAGTAAAATTTGGTCTTGTGATACACCGGCATCATCAGCCTTTTTCTTTGACCAAAATTCAGTATCAAATTTTTGATGAAATTTTGATATAAATTGTGTAACTGAAATAAAATGCTCACCGTCTAAATAATACTTATGTTGTATTGGGTCGAACTTGAAATTGGAATCGTCAAATATCTTAAGTTTTTTTAGCACTTCTTCCATATAAATTATATGGAAGAAGTTATTATGAGTTTAACTATTTCTGAAAACGAATACGGATTATTCAACAATACTTCGATAATAAAAAAGACTCACTTTAAAGTGAGTCTTTTTGCTAAACGAAAAGTTCGGGTATGTCAGCGAGATTGTATTTTTTTAAAGTTTCTATATCTAACTCTGATTTACCGGTAATACATTTTAATCTTTCAATTTTTCCAGAACTACTATTCAGACTATTATCTATGAAAATATAGTCATCTAAAAAACGACAATAGACAGCGTCCCATTCGTGTATATAACAGTCATTAGTCTGAGAGTAATAAACACTATCACCGAATACTCTACCATTTAGATAACCAAGAAAAACAGTATCACACCTTTGATAGTAAAGATTGGTTTTAATATCTAGTGCCAAATATTCAACACTGTTACTTCTACCATCAGCAGTGGTAAGAGTTATTATATCATCTACATCTGTAGGTATATAGTTATAGATTGTCTTTTTTGAAGGTGATAAAAATTTGAAAGTATCCAAATAAGGATAGTGTTTGAAATCTACATTATCGAGTTCTATTGAAAGATGATGATTTGTACTCACACCATTTGAGGTGAAAGCAAATGTATTATTCCACTTTTGTTCAGTCTTATAGAGATATCCATTTTCTTGTGCCCATTTTTTAAACTGTGGTGCAAATAAATCATCATTTACTGTGTAAATTCTATCCATAACTTTCGGTGTAGTTTGCCAAAGTAAACTTCTACCGACCAAGTCCCCTGTCTTGTTTACGAGTATCAACATGGTGATTTGGTCAGGGTTGTCTGTATAGATATTGAACCAATTTTGACATTCATCATATCTCATACAAGAAGCTCCTAAAGAAGATCTCACAGAAGCATAACTTTCTTCATTATAGTATTGTGAGATATTTCTTCCACTGACAACTTTGAATTGTAAGTTGTTGACTGTTTGTTCACTTCTGAAAAGACTTGAAAAAATTTCAATATCTTTTTCTGAGATGTTTTTGAATACTTTTTTAACAAAGGCACCTGGCTTTATCATAAAGCGTCTATTTGAGTCCCAGAAATCGGTAGTTTGTTTTTGTCGCTCTTGTGATATGTAGGAAAGTTTGGTACTATCATCTTTAGATACAGAGATGTAGTTGACATAATCCTCGACTAAATCTTCTAAGGGGTGACGTTTCTTTAGAAGAAGTTTAGCCACCACAGATCCATTTTGGATTTTTTCTAAGATTGATGTTAATTCATCAGAGATGAAAATATCAGTTGTTTTTCTTGTATAAGACATAATTTTTATTTTAAGGTAAATATATTTTTAAAATTAATCAAGAAGTAAATCTAGGAGAGAACTAATTTTTTCATCTCTGAGGAAACATTGTGTGATTTTTAGTATCTTTTCGGTTTCTTTCTTCACTATATAAGAGTCTTGTCTTGAGAAAACCTGTATGTAACAATTAAATATTTTGTAGGCATCTATTGAAAAATCATTTTTATGATCTATCACCAGAGTCTCTGAAGTGGTACAAAGTGTATTCAACTGGTCTTTTGTCAAGGTATCCATCTTATCTGATGGTGAGTATCTCAGGGAGTTTTTAAGTGCATCAAATTTTCTATGGTTAATTTGTAAATCTTTATCCACAATGATTTCTCTAACCTTAGAAAGAAGTACTCTTTGTCCTACTAGGGATTTGATTGCTTCGATTTGCTCATCAAAAGTTTCGATGTCTATTGTTTGAGATATTTCTTCTGCCTTCTTGGTAACTCCAGTTAGGTGTTTTGTTGAAAGTGTTAGATTTCTGATTGAACCTACTACATAAGAGTTGTTATCTGCTCTATACAAACCCATATTCATATTGAGTCTTCTGGATTTGTCAGAAGAGTTCAGGATATAGAATGATTTGTAGAAGAGGGTTTTATTGATTTCTACTTCGTCTGAGATTAGTGTAAGTTCTTGTACACCGGCTTTGAGTCTGAACTTATAGAAGTTGATTGGAAAATTAGCTTCTATTTGTTCGATTTTGGATTTCATAAAAGATCGAATATCAAATACTTCGTATCTTTTAGAAACATTTGTTACATTGGTTACTACATCTCCGATTTTAGTGATAACTTGATCTTCAAGTCTGAAGATGTTAATTTTATCAATTTGGTTAAAAAGTTCTTCTTTGTTCCAAGTTCTGAAACCGTACTGTGAAAGATATTTGCTCATAATTTATCGTTTTTAAATTTGTTTAGACAAAGATAGGTAAATATTTCCAATAAAACAATACTTATGAAGAAAAAAATTAATTATTTATGAATTTATAGAATTTGAGTTTTCCTCTTACTTCATCACCGATGAACTTTAATCCATAATTGTCTAAAAAATGTTTCTTTAATGCGGTCTCTTTCTCATCAGTCACTAAAGTTGACATGTTATCTATTTTGTGATAGGATCGTGTATTTCCCTTTCTAATATAGTAAAATTTAGAATCTGGTTTGATTTCAACTATAACATTCAAATCTTCATCAACAGTAAATTTAAGTTTAACATCGCGCGGATATCCATCTATATCATTATCGTAGGGAAAATAACCCCCACTTAAATCCAAGTCGCTTGGATATCCTAAAAGATTTGTAAGTTTTTTGATGTTATAAACAGGAGATGATATAAATAATATATATAACTAAAATAATTTTAATAATTTATGTTATGGTTAAAATCTAAAGAATATTGTTCAAAGTATAAAATATCAAATACTACACTTAAAAGGTGGGTGGATGATGGAAAAATTAAATGTAATAAAGTATCATCAAGAAAATTCCTATACTTAGACCAAAATATTGAAGAAGATAAAAAATTAAATGTTGTCTATAGTAGAGTTTCAAATACTAGTCAAAAAGAAGACCTAAATAGACAAATTGATCTTATAAAAAATTATATGATATATAATGGATATATTGTGGACCAAGTATTTAAAGATATCGCTTCTGGTATGAATGAAGATAGGCTGGATTTTAATAAACTAATTAATATGGTTTTGGAAAATAAAGTATCAAATATTTTTATTTCAACAAAAGATAGGTTATCAAGATTTGGGTATGATTATTTAAAAAATATATTTAATAAGTATAACTGTAATATAGTTATACTTGATAATTCTGATACTAAAACTTATGAAAATGAGTTAACTGATGATTTATTAACAATAATAAATCATTTTAGTATGAAATACTATTCTAAAAGAAGAAATTTATTAAAAAATATTAAAAAAAGTTTAGAAAATTCAAAAAATGAGTTTTGAAAGTTAATATATACTATATAAAATTATAATTAATAACTTTGATAACTATTAAATTACCTTATAAATCAACTTTAGAATTTCAAGATAAATTGTTTTCTCTAAGAAAACAATATTCTTCAGTTGTTAGGTATTCTTATAATAGATTAAAAGATGGTTTAACAGAAAAGGAAATTAGAGATTCATTTTATAAATTGAACAATATCAACTACTTAGATGTCTGGACTAAACAATGTGGTATAATTGAAGGTAAAAGTATTTTAAACAAAAATGGTGATGATAAAGTAATTTTTGGAGGAAAACATAACTTCTTAAACAGAACTAAAAACAAGATTTCTGGTGATTTTTTAAAGTATAAAAGATTACTCCCTTTAACAATTTTTGGGGAAAAATCACAAAAAGGAAATAGAAAATTTAAACTAGACATCTTAAATAATAATCAAATTATTTATAAATTAAATAAAAAAGAACATTTTATACTCGAACTTCCAAATTTAAGAAATAATTTTAAGAAAAAACTATCTAATCTTCAATTACTTAATGAAAATGTTGGGTTAACATATCAAATTAAATTAACAGACAAATATATCTATTTTTCTTTTGAAGAAATTAAAATTGATAAAGTTTTAGATGATGATATTTATATGGGAATTGATTTAAACCCAGAATTTATTGGATTATCTATCAAAAAAGGCGATGATATTTTACATACTGAATGTTTTAATCTAAGTAAAATAATTGAGAAATTTAAGAAATTAAATAAATCTAATAATTCCTCAGAAATGAAGTACTTAAATAATAAATTAAATCATGAAATACTTGAAATATCAAAAAAAATATCTGAAATATCATTAAAAAATAAATGTAAATTTATTTTCATAGAAGATTTAAAATTTAAGAATGAAAAAAATCATAAATCATTTAATAGATTAACTAAAAATTTATGGAAAAGAAATATTTTCATAGATAATTTAGAAAAGAGATGTGTCTTAAATGGACAAAAAATTTATAAAATAAATCCTGTATATACTTCATTTATAGGTAATTGTATTTATGAATATGTTGACCCAATCAATGCCAGTTTAGAAATTGGAAGGAGGGGATTTGAAGTAATAATAAAAAAGACAAAGAAATTTTACCCAGAATTATGGATTAAAAATTCACTGAAAGACCAATGGAAGGAATATTTCAGTGAATTACCAGAAAGTTGGAATAAATTATTTGGATTAGTAAAAAATTCTAAATTGAGATATAGAGTTTCAACAAATATTGTTGTTTTTAGTAAGTTTAAAACTGATAAAAGTTACATAAGTTATTTGTGTAATCAAAGTTGTTAAAATTTATATCTTATCTGGTACTGGTAATTTGACTTCCCATTCTTTTGCGCCTAAATCTATGAGGTAATCACCGAATGTACCAATTCTAGACATTGCTTGTCTAAAATCTCTCAACAAGTTTTCGAGTGTCTCAAGTTTTTGGATTGAATCTATTTTACCCAAATCTTTAGTGATAGAGTATCTAGTGACGATTTGAGGTGCTCCGATTCCCTCTTCTTCTTCTGTTTCGATTAGGAAGGAGGGTTTATTTTTCAACTTTAGTATTCCTTGATCTTGTAATGATAAGAGTAAATCATCTACCTCTTCAAAAGAAGAGTAATTAAAATTTTCAAATAGTTTGATTTTTTCCATCGTCATTAGAATTTTTTTCTAGAGTATTATCTTCTGATTTTTCACTTTTGTCTTTCTCAAAAATTTCTTTGACGAATTGTGGTTTTTCTTTTACTAAATTTGATTCACCTTTTAGTTTGTGCCAAAGTTCCCAGTTCCAAATTGATTGTAGTTTCATAGTTATTTCTTTTTATAAATGTCTGTAAGTGCGTATAATCCAGAAAGTTTTTTGATCATTTTAGTTGATTCAGATTTCAAGAACTTTTCTTCGTTTTCATAGAACTTCTTATAATCGGATCCAAATTTAAGGATTTTATTTAAATAATCATCAAAATATTCATCTTTTTTTCCAATGAATCTCATAGGATGTTTTCCTAATGGGAATAAAAATTTTTCTAATGTGTCTCCTTTCCAAGTTAGAATATTTTCATAGAACTCTTTCAATATTAATTCAACAATCGAATCTGAACCAAGTTTAATAATTTGTATTGGGTTATATCCCAAGTCACACAATATCGATACCATTTGTATTAGGTAATTTTTCAAATCATTTTTGAGGTTCGAAAGAGAGAAATTCTGACCCTGTTTCAAAAATTGATAGATTTCAGTATTAACAAAATATTCTTTAAACTTATCTGGTGTTATCTTATGAATATCTAACATTGCTGCAAATTCAGTAGGTCTAACTAAATTTTCAAATTCATGCAAATAGTATGACAAGAAAAGATAGTCATTAAGTGGCTTTACTCCACCAAAATTGTTTTTGGATATAGTGGAGTATTCCGTCCAGACGGCTAACGGTTGTCTTGGTTTTTTGAATTTATCATAAAAATGTTTTAATTCGTGTGCAAAGATAGGTATAAAATAATTTTTAAGTGATATCAAGTAATCGATAATACTTTGTCCAATAATTTCTTGGGAGACTGCTAAGTCAATACTAATTAAAATCTCATCTGTATCATTTGTCTTCACATAAGGTACTCTAAATTTTTTACTCACACCACTATGACTCTGAAAGTGTGAACCCATACCTAAGAAATCAATTTTTCCTTTACCACTAATGTATACGTTGAAATTTAATCCAAGTATTATCTTTTTGATTTTCATATCATTTATGGAAAAATTACCTTCCATCAAAATAGGAATCTTTATTAAATCCTCAAGACTATCTTGTTTTTCAATGTTATCCACAAGGTGGTCGAATAACTGTTTAGCTAGTGGTATAATTCCAGTTGGAACACCAAGTGCTTCAGTTACAAAATCTTTAAATTTTACTATTCTCTCCATTATTTTACACAAGTATATTTTTGAGAATCCATTCTTATTGAATCCTTTATTCCATTTTTGAGATTCTCATAATTCTATATATTAAAAATGAAAAATGAATCCCTACTTTTAATAGGGATTCTTAGAATCTTGTCTGAGGATTAACCAACTACCTCAACCTCACTATTTGTACAAGCATGATGTACAATCTATAAGCCAGAGCAGGTACAGTGTGTGCTTTTAGGCAGCCACCAAGAGCTTTTTACACCACCAAGATTACACAATTTATATTTATTTTCGATATGTAGTTTATTCTAAAATTAGGTTAATTTTCAAAATTCTTTTTAAGGTTTTATACTCATTTCTTTCAATGTCTATAATCCAATCAATGTTTCCAGAAGTGTGTCTATAAACTAAAGTTTTACCAAAAGTAGATAATTGGAATATATCGTTAATGTTGAGTACTCTCGATGATTCATAAAATACCGAGGTTATTCTTCTCAAACAACAGAGTGATGGTCTTCCCGAACTTAAATCTTCGATAGAAACTAGAGTCTCTAAATCTGGGCTGGAACATAATGTAGCTTTTTGTGTAACTAATTTGTACAACCTCATTTAAGTAATTGATTGATTAAATCTTCTCTTTTTTCTCCTCTTCTAATTTTATCGTATTGATTGAGTGGTAAAAGTTCTTTGACATTAAATGTTGATTCGTGAAAATTTTCTGTAATCCAAACACAATTAGCGGTTTCATCAGTGCAGGAAACTATTGTCATTTTGTTACCACCAGTATTTTTTATAACTCTATCACCTGGTTTAAAAAACATAAAAAAATTTTAATTTTTTATTATTTATTAATTTGGACGTCTCTCTCTTCATCAAAGTCCAAAATTTCACTAATTAATTCATCTCTTAAAAAATCTATCGGTATGACGTAACTCTTATTCACTTTATACTCCCGTATTTTTAGAAATTTATGTGCTTCGTGGTCTATATCTTCAATCAAAACTAAATCATCAAGTAGAGTGTATTTGACCCTATAAACAACACCGTCTTTCATTGAACGAGGATATCCATTAACCTTTCTTCTAAATACAACGACCTTCTGATCAGTATAATATTTTACTAAACCATTTTTGATAGCATCCCTAATCCAGATTTTACTTCTTTTCATATTAATAATTCATTACTAATAATTCAGTTGCTTTAGTCTGTGCTTTACCAGCTTTTGCCATAGCCGCCTTATTAAATTCTTTTTCCTGCCAATTATATTGATTCTTAGGAAACCATTTTTCCAAATCTTCAAAGTAGTAATAACTCATTGCAAATCTACCTTTAATTGATTTCAAAACGTTTGCTAGTCTTTCGTGGTCTTCTTTTGAGAAAACATTATTACTATAATAATGTTCTGTTGTGTAATATGGTGCATCAACGTAGAAAAATGCGTTTTCATTGTCGTATTTTTCTATCACTTTCTGGAAATCTAGATTTTCAAAGTTTGTAATTCTATCTAAGTTGTCTGTAAACTTTCTATTGATTAGTTTATCTTTGAAAGTATCAAATTTCGATTTATATTTATCCTTTAAATCTATAAACTTATTTGTCTCACTATTTAAACCACTCCAAACTTGAGTACATAAATAAGCAAACTTAACAGCTGTAGCATGATCCGGCATCTGATATGATAATCTGTCCTTATAAAGCTCTTTTTGAAACTTATAAAATAATTCTTTGTCCTGAGATTTATATTTCGATACAAACTTATGGAAGGTTTCATGTTCTTTACAGCACATAAAAAAGTTTACCAAGTAATCATTGTAATCGTTATAAACAATTTCCTCCAAATCTTTATATTTAGAAAGATCCATCTTCAGATATACCCAATAGGCTCCACTGAAGGGTTCACAATATGTTTTAATATTTTCGGGTATGTATGGTATTATCCATTTGCTTATGGAGGATTTTCCCCCTATCCATGAAATCATAGTTTAAATATATTTTTTTTTAAAGTTATTTACTCATTTTTTTTAGTTCGTTTATTCTATCTCTTAATTGAGATGCGATTTCATATTCTTCATTTTCAATAGCCTTATCTAACATCGATTGTAGATTATCCACAGATAATACTGATTTATAATCTCTATCTTGTTTATTTTGTGTCTCTTGAGATTCTGAAACTTCTCCATCTTCACTCATATGAATACCAGAAATTGACATCACCTCTTTTGAGCACATAATTGGGCAACTATAATAAAGTGACAGTGATATGGCATCACCAATTGAACAGTTAATTTCGAATTCTTCAGTAGGTGTAGTAAAGATTAATTTACAATAAAATACACCCTCCAATATATGTGAAATTAGAACCTGTTGTAAATCCACTCCTAAATTTTCTGTTAGATTATACACAACCTCTTGTAATAGTGGCTTCGGTGATTCTATATTTTCTAACTTTAGCGCAATGATCTGAGCCTCATGTGCTTTTATAATAACGGGCAATTTTAAATTACCAGTCATCTGACCCAAGACTAATATATAAGACCCGGAATTCGAGTGTGCATAGGATAGTCCGTAAATTTTTAATTCTTCTTTTTTCATATTTTTTATAATTATAAATTTAATTAAAGTTTAATCTTGAACAAGTAAATCAGCCGCAGAGCTACTAGCGTGTGCGGATGGTTTAGCCCAAACTCTGAAACCAGTACCTCTTAACCAAGGTACAAAACTCCTGTAAGCAACGTTTGAACGATTTTTAGCATAACCTCTACTGTCATTTTGACCTTCTTTAGGATTGAAATCTAAGTGAATATCTACAAGTTTGTATTTAAAATTCTTTTCTATTTCTGTAAGAGTCAAATTTTTAGTTACTGTATATTCTTCGTAGTTAGATAGGTTAGAGAATTCTCCGTTACATTTTGCAAGATGAAATTTATACTTTTTCAACTCTAATTCGGATAAATCCTCTCTTTGATAGATTGGTGACAATTCATTCTCTAAATATTCAGCCAACTCATGTGCAAATGTAACCTCACGAGTCAATCTCTCAAAGTTATCACGTATTTTTGGTAAGTTCTCCCTGAAGAAAACAACATGTGCCCCATTCTTAATATCTTGGTTATATAACATGATAGTAATTGCAAAAAGAGTTTTTCTCTTCTTTTGTATAGAATCACAACCAACACTAATTGTTACACCAGGTTGATTTTTCAAAAACTCATTTAGATATTCAATAATATCCGGTATGAATTCACCACCAAATCGTTTGAATTTTTTTCTTATTTCCATTTATTCGACTACTTGTATAATTAGTATTGATTTTTTCAAAATTTCTGGTCCTACTACCATAAAACCATTTGGTAGATACATTTCATATCCATTAAGATAAAAATCTTTAGATACTTCCATTAGTCCCCTATATTGTTCCTCTGTGACACTCATCTCTTCAGATATGAATTCACCGAGTTCGTTTTTTAATTTGATAACAATTTTAAATTTCATTTTTTACATTTTTGTTTATACAAAAAAAAACTCTCTCTGTTTCAATTTCAGAGAGAGTAACTTAAAACTATTTAGAATCCTTCGTAGGCTTGTTGATTCGTTTGATATTAACCAGAACGTCTCTGAAGTTCTGCATGAATTTCTTAATCTTCGGATCTGCTACATCAGCAACATTGTCCAAAATGTGAAGAAGATATGCTGTCAACTCATCGTCACTAACTCTCTTCAAGAACTTAGTCACATTTTCAAGTTGTTTCTCTGTAAACTTCTTGATGTCGAACTCTTTCAGTGATTGAATCAACTCGGAGTTTTTATCACGGTTGTACTTATCAAGTTCTTTCTCAACTTTATCATATCTGTCGATGATATCTTGGATTGTGATATTCACCATTTCTTGACAGTATTGTAAGAATCTTTGAGCACCATTACCAATGTAACCGTGAGCTACTTCTTGTAGGTAAGGTAGAAACTCTCTTGGAGAACATTCCATACCAAAGTTTTTAGTGATAAAGTCACTCAAGAATAACCAAGAACGTGGTGTAGCGTAAGCCTTTGTGTTCTCAGTAGGATTCTGATACAGTTTCTCTGGATACGCTCTGATATAAGATACTATTGTAGGGTGACAGTTTGTTTTACCAAAGTTATCAACCCATTCATCAGCACCAAGTGTATGTGAGAAGTGAATTAGGCGGTTGTTAAGAGCGTTATCGAATTCTTCAACATCGGTACCATCTTCGTCACCAAGATTCCCACTCGCCATCATTAAGACAGTGTTATTGAATTTGAATTCACCAATCTGTCTCTCAAGTAGAATTTGAAGAGCGGCATTTCTAACAAACTGTGGTGCTCTGTTCAACTCTTCAAAGTGAATGATTGTTGGTTGGTTATTTGATTCAAATGCCCATTCAGGTACAGCATATCCAGATACTTTGAAGATATTGCCTTTGTACTCGGCGTCTTTCAAGAAGGGAAATTTGAAGTCGGTTTCGTCGGACATTGCAAGTCGAACATCAAGGTATTTGAAACCCATTTTATCTGCGATTGAACGTGCGATTGCAGATTTGGCGACACCGGGTTTTGAAGTGATGTAAAGTACACCAGATTTGGGCCACATCGTCATAAAATACTTACGCTCACGGGGAGTTAGGGTATTCATTCTTTCGCGGATTTCTTGTGGCATTGTTGAAAAATCTGTTACTTTGGATAAATCGAGAAAATTCGTCATAATTTTTAATTTTGTATTTTTGATAATGTAAAGATAAGGAGTTTATTTGAAATATCAATTTTTTTTTATCTTTTTTTTATTTTTTTGATATGATTTTAGATGAGGAAAGAACCTATGTTGAATATATACTATATAAGCACTATGGATACAAATATTTTCTTCGACAACGGTTGTTTAAACAAAAACAAATTAAGGGAGCAATGGGTTCAAAAAAATTTAAAAAATTTTTATTTAGATTTAAAAAATTTTCAAAATTTAAATAATCAGAATGGTTTAAAGTTTTCTCAAGTAATTTATAACTATTTGAATAATCATGAATTAACTCCGAAATGTTGTGTCTGTTTTGACAAAGATAAAAGATTTATTGGATTTAAAGAAGGATATAACGACTTTTGTTCGAAAAATTGTGCTGTTAAGTATTCATTGCCTCAAGCTTTAGAAAAAAGAAAGTCAAATACTTTAGAAAAGTGGGGAGTTGAGCACACGTCAAAGTTAGAGTCAGTAAAGGAAAAACAAAAGAATACAAATATACAAAAGTATGGATTTGTTTCACCTACACTCAATTCTGATGTAAAGGAGAAACAGATAAATACAATGTTAAATAAATATAATGTTGAATATTCTGGACAAAATTGTTTATTATTGAAGAAAAGTTTACAAACCAGATTTAATCTATATAAAAAGAATATCTATTCTTTGTATCAGGATTTAAATATTAAAAATATACCAAAAGAGGGCGAGTTAGAAATTCTATGTACTAAATGTGGTAGGGAATATTTAATCAGAAATTCTCTGTTGAGATTAAGATACTTCAGATATAAGGTAGAACCTTGTCTTAACTGCAATCCGATTAGTTCATATAAATTTACCACCCAGAGAGATATATTTGATGAGTTATCAAAATATTTTAGTGTTGAATTCGGAGATCGTAAGATTCTTGGTGGTAAAGAATTAGATATATTTATCCCAGAGAAAAAAATAGCTATAGAATTTAATGGTATATATTGGCACTCTGACTTATTCAAAGATAAAAGATATCACATAAATAAAAAAGAAACTTGTGAAAATAAGGGTGTTAACCTTATACACATTTGGGAAGATGATTGGGTATACAAAAAGGAAATTGTGTTATCTAGATTATATAATTTATTAGGTTTAGGTAAAATTAAGATAATGGCTAGAAAGTGCCAAATAATGGAAATTAATCATAAAGATTCTTCTGAATTTTTGGAAAATAATCATTTACAAGGTAATATCAATTCTTCAATAAGATATGGATTATATTTTGAGAATGAGTTAGTTAGTGTTATGACATTTGGTAAACTTAGAATATCTACCGGGAACAAATCAAAGTCAGGAACTTATGAATTATACAGATTTGCGTCTAAACTGGAATACAATGTTATTGGTGCATTTTCAAAAATACTGAAACATTTTGAAAGAGAGATAAATCCCGAGGAAATCGTGACTTATGCAAATAGAGATTGGAGTATAGATAATAATGTTTATGAAAAAAATGGGTTTGAATTTATTCACAATACAGAACCGAATTTTTGGTATTATGATAAACAATTGAAAAAACAACACAGATTTACATTCAGAAAGGGTAAAATGGATAATATAAATTTAGATGAATATTTAAGGATATATGATTGTGTTAGCAAAAAATACATAAAAAAACTGAATCGTTAGTATGATTCAGTTTTAAGTTTTTATTTACGATTATTTAAAGTTGAGTGTTCAATCTTGTTAAGAACCAAGAAGTTAGAAAGACTTACGTATATATATATATATTAGTTAGGCAACATTTAGCGGAATCACCACATCTTTTAATGTTTCATCTATTGTCATCCATTTCAATTCACAGTGGCAATACGTTGAAGTTGTATCAAATTCCGCAATCAGTTCTTTGGTAAATTTATGTCTTTTTATCGCTTTTATCACACCTTCCAATCCCATACCTTGTTTAATTATTTCACCATCTTTTGTTTTTCGGTATCTGTATCTTTCACTTTTTCTCGAGAGAATTTTTCAAACTTTTCCTTTGCTTCCCATAATTAGTGACTAACCCTTGATAATTTCAACGTTTTTAAGAGCTACTACTGGTTTAACTTCTTCCATAACCTCTTTAACATCTCCATACTGTCTCATTTTGTCGATAGTACCTTTAGCTACAGAGAAAGTAGTTGCGGCTTTGATGATTTTATCTTTGTCTCTTACATCGATTTCAGAACACTCTTCGATTAGGCGAGAAAGAACATCACCATATTTCTCAATCATAAAGTTGTCGAAAGAGAAAGTAGTTTTTTCTTCAACAATACCTTCACCATATTTTTCAACCAATTCTTCTGCTCTGTCACCACCGATTGTGATGTATTTGTCAGAAGGTACAAACATTACAGAAGCAGTCTCGTCACCCATTTCAGATTCAATCAAGATAGAACCAGGATTTACACCAGTTTTAGTGTATAGAGATGTCCACTCATCTTTAGATACTTCTTTGATTTCATCAGCTAACATATCGGCTTTAGCCTTATCACGCTTCATATTCTCTTGAAGAATTTCAAGCATTTTGACTTTGTTGAAAAAGTCAGGGTCGTTGACAATACAAGAAGCTTTAGAATCTTTAGCTTTAGGAGTAGTTGTTTTTGCAGTTGCTTTTGCCTTACTAAAAAGTGACATAGTGTTATATTTTTTAAGTGTGTTATTTAATTTGATGTTACAAAGATAAGGCGAGAATTTTAGAATTTCAAATTTTAGACTGTTTATTTTAAAACTTTTTTTCTTCTTTTTTTTCTCTTTCCCTCTTCACTGTTACAAAGATAAGGACAAATTTTTAAAAATGGAACACTTTGTGATTTTTTTTTAATTAAAAATCGTCATCTTCATATTCATCCTCATCATCGAAATCTTCATCCTCTTCTTCTTCCTCTTCTTCCCATTCGTTATATTCAATAACATCATTTTCTTCAAAAAGTTTCACGAGTTCCTTTTTTTCTTTGACGGTGAGAGATAAATCTTTAATTCTGATTACATCATCTTCTACTATTTCATAATCAATTTTAGAATTATCTGAAAGTTCATCTAATTTGTCATAAATTGTGTCTTGTTCAAAACATTCATCCAGGCTGTAGTATTTTGCTAACATAGTTTAAAATTTTTTTTATAGTTCTTTAAATTTTCTTTTTACAATTGTATTTGATAGAATCGGTATATCTGCTTTACCAAACCATTCCGCAACTATCCTGAATTCATTCTCGACTAATGAAACAGTGAAGTATAAATTTTTACCGATTCTAAATGTTGCCGAAGTTTCTCCAATTTTTATCGGATCTATTTCTAACTCGGAGTCCGCACTGAAATTAGAAATGTTTTTTAAAAATTCAAAAGTTTCGTGATGATTATAAAAATTATCGGACAAAAGTTGAATAAAGTCTGATTTTTCTTTAATAATTTGATTTTTTCTCACACCATAAACATCTTTCCACTTAAAACCCAAAATTATATGTAAATCTATTTTAGGTAAATCATATTTCTCCCTAATTTGATTCAATTTATCCGAATCACAAACTATGAAATAAGCCGTGTTGACACCATCTGATGCCTTACCTAAACCTAACATCTTCAAATCGTCAATTTCATATTTGAAAACTACATCCAAAGAATTTATGAAATTGTCCATACCCAAATCTCTGGATAATGTATCATATTCTAAAACGTTTATGACACTAAGGTGATATCCATCCACATCTCTTAATTTTTGATTGTTGATATAAGTTTCAAAATTATCACCTAAAACTTTCTCCAATCTCTCTAAGTAAGGTTCTACCCCATGTTGAAATATTTTTAAACCGAGAAAATTACTACCGAGTGTGTCTTTAAGATATTGTATATAAGTTGACATAATTATTGTATTGTAGAATTTTATATATATTCTATATATAAAAAAATATTACAAAATTGTGCCTAAATTAAAGTATCTAAAAATTTTCGAAGACTTCAAACAAAATAATATCACTATTGAAGATATTATAAAATGCATCAATAGTGATGGATTTTTAGAGACAGATATAGTAAAAGATTTACCAGATAACCCAGATACACCGATTAGGCCAGTTAGTGTTGATGATAATGGAGAAATCACAGTTGAAATAGATGGTAGTCTGTATGAGGTTGATTTAAAAAATGTGAAAAAAATAACTTACTAAATAATGAAGTGGTTAAAAAAGTTCGAAAATGCACATAGATTCATGGATGAATCAATAAAAGAAATTTTCCCAAAACTTGTAAAGATTTACAGCACAACCGGTAATTTTACCCTAACTCTTGCTGATTTTACAAGGGAAGGAAATGTAATAAAGGCAGACTACTATCACAACACATATAAAGAATCTAATCCCCTTAGAGACGGTGAACCAGATTTTTTAATTTTCGATTTCTATTTTGTGAATAACGAATCCGGATTAAAAACTATTGTAGATATAACATACGGTGATTCAACAAAGTATGCATTTTCTATAGAAGCTTCAAATAAAATAACAATCACACATTATAATGGCATTGATTCACTTTTAGATAGTGACACTCAATTCGGATTCGAAGATGAAACCATTTTAGATTTAGTCAAATTGTTCAACAATTTCTCAACAGATTATGATATTACTAAGGAAGATTTAGTCTTCTTAGATAAATACCCAGATACTTTCGATCCAACAACTTTGAAATTTGTACCTGACACTAAAAAGACTTATAATAAGTTAGATAGTGAATTAGAACTTCCAACAAATAGCGAAAGACCCGATGAAACTGCTCTTTCTCACGGAAAAAAAGTTCTTGTAATCAATAACTCGAAGCCACCCAAACATAGATACCTTGCTAATCTTTTGAAGTATCTCCAACTAAGAGGTATTAATAATGTAGTAGTATCAAATATTGATGAATTGGGAAAAGCACTTTCTAAATATAAATTTTCTTGTGTAATATCAACTGGTTCAGAAAATATGGTAAGTGATGATAGAGCTACTAAGATGACTTACGGAGTTTTAGATAGGACTAAAGTGCCTTATTTAGGTATTTGTTTTGGATTTCAAAGTTTAGCTAAATATTACGGTTCGAAAATTGGTAGGGTAGACTTCACTCACCAAAACAAAAATATAGATAGAAGGGAACATCCACTTTTCAATGATTTGTTCGAAGATGAAAAGAGTTTTAGTTTTTCATTTAACGACTACCCAGAAAACTGCCCAGATGGTTTTAGTGTACTATGTACAGTTGATGGGAAAATTGCTGGTATTGCAAATGATAAACTAAAAAGATATGGTGTACTTTTTCACCCGGAAGACATTGAATATAGTTATAAAGTTTTAGATAATTTTATCGGCTTAACAGACAAACAAAGTGTCGAACAAGACAAACTTAAATTAGGTAAATTCGAAAGTCTAATGAGGTTTAAGGATTTTAAGAGAATGAATTAAGTTCTAATTTGGAAAAAATATTATCTAAATCAGAATAGTGTTTGATATTTACCCACATATCTATCTTTTTTGAAATTATTTCAAGTGGACTTTATAGTTTTATCTTTTTACCTCTAAATTCTATTTCCTCGTAGGAAGCACCTTCGTTGGTAAAAAAATCTACCTCAATTTTAGTTGATTTCAAACCAAAAAAAGTTTTATATTTGAATTCTTTTAATCCTAATCTATTTTCAAGTTCATTATCACCGTAATTAAGAAAACTTTCGTAATCATCATATCTATCACTATCTTTTATTAAAAAGTCAATGTCACTACCTTTAACTGATCTATTTATTAAACCATATAAACTAAGACAAAGGGAACCGCTTATTACATCATCTTCTTTTAAATACTTTGTAATAAATTTTAATTGTTTCTTGTTTTCTTGAATTCTCCTCTTATCAATTTTGAAAATCTCTTCTCCATCTAAAATTATTAATTTCAAATCTCTTAAAATACTTTTATAATTATTCATATTTTTTTATTTGTGATTATATGATTGGGTAATTTTTTTGGTTAGTTTTATAAAAAGGAAGGACAAGTTTTTTAATATATATAATATGAAATGTCAATATAGAAACTGTAAGAACGAAATAGCTGGAAGACCCAATAAAAAATTTTGTAAAGTTCAATGTAAAAGAAACGAACTAAAATACAAACAAAGAACGAAAAATAAAATTAAGAAAGATGATAATCAGTGATGTTACAAATATTTCGAGGGGATCGAGAAAATTGATAGAAGCCAAATGTATCTATTGTGATTCAATTGTCTCTGTACAAATGATAAAATACACTAGAAGTACTAAAGATTTTGCTTTAAATTTTTGTTGCTCTAAAAAATGTGCTGCAATAAGGTCAAAAGAAATTCTAACAGAAAAATATGGTGTGACAAATATATCGCAAGTTCCAATTGTAAAAGAAAAAATAAAAAAAACAAATTTGGAAAAATACGGATCGGAGACATATATGTCATCTACAGATTCCGTGGATAAAAGAAAAAAAACTTGTTTAGAGAGATATGGATTTGAAATTTATACAAAATCAGAAGAATATACAGAAAAGGTTAAGAAAACTAATTTGGAAAAATATGGTGTTGAGTGGTACTTACAATCAGAAGATAAACAAAAAAAATCAGAAAAAACTAATTTAGAGAAATATGGATTCACATCACCATCAAAATCTGAAGAGGTTAAAAATAAAATTAAGAACACAAACCTTGAAAGATATGGATATATGTCACCGTTACAAAATAATGATGTGTTTTCAAAGTCAATCAATACGTTGTTGGTGAAATGGGGAGTCACTAATCCTCAGAAATCTATTGAATTGAGGGAAAAAACTAAAAATACAAATTTGGAAAGGTATGGATTCTATCATCCAATTCAGTCTGAAGAAATAAAGAATAGAAGAGAGTTTAATTATATTCTAAAATACGGTGTGAAGAATTCATCTCAAAATGAAGAATTTAGACGAAACAACTTCAATATCGCCAATCATCCAAATTATATAAACTATGTTGGTAATTCTATAAGTTTATTCAAATGTGATTTATGTAATAATAATTTCGAAATAAACACTGATAACTTTTTTAGAAGGACAAAAAGTGGTGTGTCAATTTGTACAATATGCAATCCAATTGGTGAACATAAATCAATAAAGGAGAAGGATATTTATAATTTTATAAAAAATAATTTCAGAGGTGAAATAATACAATCGTATCGTGATGGTTTAGAAATTGATATCTATCTTCCGAATTTGAAAATTGGTTTTGAATTTAATGGATTATACTTTCATTCCGATAAATTTAGAAGCAAAGATTACCATATTGATAAATTAAATCGTTTTAGAGATAAGGGTATTAGAATTATAAATATTTGGGAAGATGATTGGGATTTCAAAAGATCCATAATAGAATCTCAAATAATGAACGTTTTAGGATTATCTACTAAAATACATGCAAGAAAATGTGATGTGAAGGAAATAATTGATTATAACATTTGTAGGCAATTTCTTAAAATAAATCATATCCAAGGAGATTATCCAAATATAAATAAATCTTTCGGGCTCTATTATCAAGATGAACTAGTTGGGGTAATGACTTTCGATAAATTTGAAGGTAGAAAAAAAATGGCTAATAATGAATGGAATTTATCTAGATTCTGCAATATATCAAATCATTATGTAGTTGGTGGTGCATCAAAATTATTGAATCATTTTATTAAAGAATATAATCCAAATAGAATAATTTCATACGCAGATAAAGATTGGAGTCAGGGTAATTTATATGAAAAAATCGGATTCATAAAATTATATGAAACAAAACCAGACTACAAATATGTACTAAACGGAGTTAGAAAACATAAGTCTGGGTTCAAGAAGTCTATAACTGGTGTGTCTGAATCAAAACTGGATCTAAATAAAGTATGGGATTGTGGGAAAATCAAATATGAAATTAAAAAAAGTCTCACTTAAGTGAGACTTTTTTTAATGAGTGTTTTCAATACAAATCTGTTTAACCTTACCATTAGATTTTAGAATTGGACAAGGGACACCAACAGAAATTATCAAAACATTTCCTTTTACTTTAGAGAAATCTAAAGAATCAGTGTATCCGTCCGTTAGTAAAACTGTTGAACAGTCATTGTGATGTTCAACGATATAATCTATCATCGGGCTCAAGCAAGTTCCACCCAAACCTTTTATAGGTATTGACTCTAATTGTTTTTTAGACTTTAATTTTTCAACCCAGTTCACTTGTGTGTCAGATTCCATAAAGTTAATCTCGATATCGTTTTGATAGACATAAGAAAGAACTCTTTCGAACGTTCCATGGCCACCCATGCTGCCACTGGTGTCAAGCCCCACATTAATCTTAGTCTTAACTTTACGATTGCCCTTTACTCCTTGAATACCTTTTCTATTTGGTTTCTTAATAGTCTTTTCTTTCTTTGTACCAAAAATCAAATTAGAAACAGTTCTCTTGATTTCTTTCAAGTAATCTTTTCTTTGTTTTCTCAGTTTGTTTAGGGTAGTCTCGATGTTACCTGCAGAAAGTCCACGTGCTTGTAGTCTATCCATAGCATCTTTCACCATAGATTCTCTCATTTCTTCTGGGATTTCATCACCTAAGTGAGTATCTAAGTATTGACCTCCATTTGAATCTAAGTTGTCAAGAATCTGATCTAATGACCAGGTGTCAATAGTTTCTTTTTCGTTCTTAGGATTCTTACCATATGGACCGTACTTATCATCACCTTTCTCATTTCCATCACCACTACTCTGGTCACCATTGCCGTTTTTATCACTTTTACTGCCTTTGCCTTTACTTTTAGAATCACCTTGTTCATCACCATCTTGTGATTGTTGAGACTGTTTCTGTTTATCTCTTTTTTCTTTTTCGTCTCTTAGCCATTCATAAACTTCTTCAAAGATTAGTTTACCTGTGTATTCTTTCGGAATAAAAAGAGCCATGTTCTTACCATCTTTATCTTTTGGTATTTCGACATAGGAGTTAGGTATATCTTCCCAAATGATATGGTTGATAATCATATCTTGGGCAATGTTAGAAAGTCGGTGGTCGTATTGACCGGTAATTGTTCTTTTAGGGTGGTTCCAAAGAAGGTGAAAATCTTCGTGAAGTGTAATGAAGTTGACTTCTTTTTGAGTAAGTCTATCGAGGAATTCTGAATTGAAATAGAAATTCATGCCTTTAGCAGTCATATTTACAGCACAGGTATCGATGTCTTTTCTTTCAGCAAAATTGACGAACAGATTGAAGCTTCCGTAGTAAGGTAGTGAAACCTTAGTGTCAATCAACATTTGTTGAACAGATTCCATTAGTTTTTCGTGAATGTTCTTAATCATATCTTTAGTTTTATTTTAAACAAAATTAGTAATTAAATTTGAAATATCAAAGCTTTTCTGAAAATATTTAAAAAAAAAAGAGGCCCTTAGATATTCAAAGTGCCTCTTATAGATTTTATTTATTTTAAGTTTTAATATCTACGGTATTTTTTTGACTCAACTGTAGGTGCCTGTCCACCCATTTTAGTGACGGGTCTTTGTTGTCCAGGTCCACCAGTTTGTGGTGCTCTACCGGGCACTTGTGTCTGAGTCTGTGTTTGTCCACCTTGAGCTTGTGCTCTTTGATTACCACTTCTTTGTGCTTGTGCTGGACTTCCTGGTTCCATTGTTGTAACATATTCAATTACATCTTGAATAGTTTTAAGTTCCATTTTCTTTCCACCTACATTTAATTTAACTTGTCCATTGATTGCAAAAGACATTGGTTCTGAATAAAATTCAATTTCCATACCATTATAGTTGATAACATTACCAACTTTTTCAGCACCGAGTTCTGTTGCTAATTCATTCAAATCAGTATCGATTTGATTATCTGATTCTTCTTCTTCAGTCATTTTTCTTTGTGGTGTTTCGACTGGTTGTTTGATAACTGGAGGGGCTGTCTGTGGTTCTTTAGGTTTTGTTGGAACTATTGGTGGTGCTATTGTTGGTTTCGTAGTTCCTGACATCATTAATTCATCAGACATCTCTTCTGGTTCAGGCATCAAATCTGTTTGGTTTTCATTGAGTTTTCTATTTTTAGCAAAGTTGCTGAATTTCTGTAGTTTCATTTCTTTAGGTAATTTTTTTATTATATATTAAAAATTTATCGGCTATTTTTTTCATCATTTAAAGTTTCAATGACATAATCTATAAAGTTATCTAATTCATATTCTAGCCCATTACAAAAATCTATAATATCATGACCTTCACTTTGGAAGAAGGGAATTTTATCTCCGTTCTTTTGTACAGAAATATATCCATTCATACTACCTAATATTCTACTACCATCTTCAAAGGTCAAATTTGGTACAGTAATCCTACCAAAATAGTTTATAGTACCCTTTAGATTTACTGTATGTGAAAAGGTAAATAGAAATTTACCATCACTAGATTTAAATTCTTTAAGATCACCCTCTTTTAATAGTCTTTCAAGAGTAATTTCATCTGAATTACCCCAAGCCTCTAAAAATTCTATTTCATTTTTAGTAAGTGATTTAAGACCAAATGATAATATTCTATCCAAAATCTGATTCAATCTCGCCTCTCTATCAGATATCTTGTAATTTCTCATACTCTGAAAAAAACTTTAATTTTCAATATATATTAAAAAAAAATAATATATAAGTAAGCCCACTCTTGTAAATTTGAAAAAATATCAAGTGATAAAAAAAAAATTAATTACTATGTTTGATTATTTATACCATTACAAAGCATCAGTTTTAGAAATATATGATGCTGACACTATAAGGGTTGAAATTGATTTAGGATTTGGATTAAAATGGAGGGGCTCTGATGGTAGGGGAGTTCAAATTAGACTATTCGGGTTGGATGCCCCAGAAATGAAGGGTACAGAAAGGGAAAAGGGTATAATCTCAAGAGATTACCTCAGAAATCTCCTTTTAGGTAAGGAGGTAACTCTTAAGACAGTAAAGGATTCAAGTGAGAAGTGGGGTAGATATTTAGGTATAATCCTTCTTGATTCACTCAATGTAAATGAACATTTAATTACTGAAGGTTTAGCTAGAAGGGTAGATTATTAAAAATCAAAAATGTCATCTTCCAAATCATTCTGTTTTGAGGTTTTTATATCTAAATTATCTAAGAAAATTTCAAATTCATCATCTTTTAATAACTCTTCGATGTTCTTATTTCTATCATCTTGAATGAATACATTTTCATCTAAGGTTTCAAAAAAAGTGTCATAGACATCTTGTTCAAGAACTACTTCAATATTTTCATCTCTCCTTTGTGATATCAGTAGGTTTTCCCATTTTTCCTTAAATCCTGGTTGAAGTTGCCATTTTTTTTGGAAATCAAAGAATAGTGACTCTGAAATTTCAGCTAGTTTCTTTGCCCCACTATTCATTTTTTTGGTTTCTAAATAGTGTAGGTAATAAGGATATAGGTCGTGAGATTTTATTAGCATAAAAAAAGTCAATTTTGACTATATATCAAAATTGACTTTCTCTAAGAATTTATTTTACTTGAAATAATAATGAAATCCAAATGTTAATTCGTTTTGCCTCTGAAACTCCAAGTCGTACATTGTAGTAAAATGTTCTATTATTTCTTTTGAAATATCATCTATAATTTGTTTATTCTGATCATACCAATCTTTTGGTCGATCTTTTCCGAAATAAATTTCAGCGGTAACTTCATAAGTATTCACATTAACAATAAATTCTACCATCAACCACTTAGGTAACTTTGAATAGTGAGGAGCATATAGAAATACCCAATTATCATTTCTGAAGGAAATATTTCTAAGATCTGAAAATAATTTTTGTAAATTTTCGGGTATTGGTAAATCCAATTTGATTTCCGGTTTCGAAAAATCAACGGTTAATTTAATCTTACCTTGATAAAAATGATTAAATCTATTGAGAGCTGTAGTTAGATCAGATATTGATTGGTTGAATTCTATCAAAATATTTAAATCTTGTATAACTTGGAATTTTTTATCAATATCGAATACTAATTCAATTTTACCTAAATCATCAACAATTGGTTCCTTCTTTTTAATAATGAATTTTCTATCAGTAAGACTATTCAAGATATCCTCAATCTCTTCAGAGAGCTGTATATCAAAGTTTTCAAATATTTTTAGGTACTTCATATTACTATATATAATTTTTAATATATAACTAAAATTAATTATCGAATGAAATTTTTACTTGAATATAATAAATTTATTCCAAAGTATAGACCTACTATAAATTTTATTTCTCCATCAGAAGATAGAAAAACATATGACTCATTTATTAGTGTTGAAGCAATAGTAAAATGGGCAGATGATGGGCAAATATGGTTAAAATTAAATGGTGAATTTGTTAGTAAATTGAATTATAAGGTGAAAAATGGAAAGTTATTCGCCGAAAAAATTAAACTTGAACCAGGTGAAAATATTTTAAAGGTTGTGGCTAAAAATGAGGCTGGTACAATTGATTATAGTAGAAAAATATTTTACGATGAAATAGGTGCCACATATACAGATGATGAAAATAAAATAGTCATGAATACTATTGCAGATATAATTAAAGAATATTATTCACATATAGATCCATTTAAATCAAATAGAATAGTTGATGAAAAGGGTGTAATTTTAAACACGGAATATTTATCAAAGTGGGTAAACAACAGAACTTTTAGAATGGCAATTATTAGAGATTTCAATTTATCAAATGATTATAGAGAATTATTGGATTTTTTAGAAGAAAATAAGTTTGATATTTTTAATATTAAAGGAAAATATTTTGATAAATATTACAGAATAATGGAGATAACAACTCTAAAAGGTAAAGATACAGAAGATAGAGCACTCAAAGTTTTTGGTGATTATACGATAGAACTTGGCAAAGGCACTCAGATAGAATTTAAAAAGCCAACTACCGAGGAAGATAAAAAGGGTATAGATGCTTTTGCAATTATAAACAATAGGAGAAAAGTTACCATACAAGTAAAACCTTTAGCGAGAATTAAGTCAAGAACATCTGATTATATTGAGCTAGTCTCAGCAGGAGATGTAAGAAAAATAACAACTGACATATTAATTGTAGCTAATGACAAATCTTATTTCATAATCAAGGTACCTCTCAACGAAATAGACCCATTGTATCTACAGACAGAAAAATCAGATGATGAAACTTTAGATGAAATTAAATTACCTAACTTCGAAACTAGAGATGCGGACAAAGTAATTAGATTTTCAACTAAACAACTCTTATTAGAAAAAAACTTGAATATATAAAAAAAGAGTCACCATTTGGTGACTCTTTTTTTTTAAAACCCAGAACTAAAAATATCCATTACAACTGATAATCTTTTATTTATTAGTGGTAATCCCAAGGGTTCGATAATCGAATTTATCGGAGATAGGATACATTTCTCGAACTGTGTATCAAGATCTATTTCTGGTGGATTCATTTCAACTGGAAAAGAACCTCTGATGTAAGCAAATATATCATTGAGAGATTTGTCTTTGCAATAATAATATTTTATCTTTGTTCCAGATTTAATAAACTCATACTTATATTGTAAATTCTTATTTCTATGAAGTAGATAGTTAAAATGGGCACTAGCTTTAACAGCAAAGTGTGCACCCGTAGCAAATTCTAATTTATCCTTGTCATTCAAAACCTTTTCTTCATACTTTGAACAAGAAGACTGCATTGATATTTCATCAATTCTATCAGGTACACATAAGTCAAATTCCTTTCTTAAATTCTTAACCAGTTTCAATAACTCCTTAATATTGAAGGTATCAGGATGTTCAAAAAGATATTTAACGATACCAATAATCTTATCTCTGGCAAATAGAGGTGTAGAAGATCTAACGAGTTCAACACCTTTAGGGAATATGTAAGTCAATCTATCGTAAGGTATACCATCTTCATATACAATATGTTGAATATACTTCTTCTTAGCAATATTAATAATTGATTCAGAAACCCTCTCTAACTCAAAATCTTGTTTGTTGTCAACACCGTAGGAAGCTGCCAAATCATCTAAACACTGTTTAAAATAATCTGCGAACCTTACTTTGTCAATCCCGTGAATGAAGTCTAGTTCTCTTTGCCAATTATAATAAACCTCTAAGGGGTAATCATTTAAGATTTTATCTAAATTCCAATCTTTGACAAACTCACCATCAACCAGAACTACCTTGGATTTTTGTAAAGCAATCTTTATTTTGTTTTCAGTTACATCATCTAACTTATCAATTAGTATGGCTGACTGTAGGTTAGAATTAGAAAACTTAGCCTTAAATTTAGACTTAGTAAGTATAGTAAAAGGTTTATCAACTGAATTCAAGTATTCAGAATTAAATAATTGATTCTTCCACTCACAAGAATTGATTGCTGGTTCAAATCCTACAAAGACGCTGTCAGTATCCCCATAGACACTAACATGTTGATTATCAGGTATTTGTGTAACATTTTTAATCTTAAGTTTTTCATGAACCCAAGATTCAGTATGCCACATAGTATACCAATATCTTTCATTGTCATCAGACATGGTTTTGGTTAGATTACGACCTTCTGCTGTTATTGTGCCTGCTACATTTGGATTGAAAAGTATAAAATATGGCGTGGCGAATGCTCCTTAAATCACCCCCACTATTGCTAGTGGGGGCTAAAAATAACTACCGTTAAGGATCAACTTCAGCGATAATTGGAGACTGTTATAGTAATCAACGTCCATTTTCAATTCAGAAGCTTTTTTCCTCAGGTAGTCTAATTTATTCAATTTTTCCTGATTGTTCATAAATATTAGAATTAAAATCTATTTGTTTTTATATAATTATATAGAATTAAGTTTAAAGGTACATACAGAGCTTTTATATATAATATATGTTAAAAAATTAAAAAATTAAAATTAATATTTCCTATCGTGTAAATGATATATTGTATATATTCTCATTTTTGCACTCACCGATTGTATCTTTTAAGTAAATAAAGTCAACAACGTATCTATTACCAGAAATGGTTTGAAATTTATATATGTAGTTGAATTCGTCTTCAAAAAAAGATGATTTTTCAAAATCAAAAGAAAAATCTGTTTTTAATTCTTCATATTTTATTTCAGTAATGTACCCCTCAAAATTTTCTATTTTCTTTTTGAATGTTGGTATAACTGAGGTTTTTTACTTTGATAGTATTTTTTTTTTGGGTGATAAAAAAGCTTATCATTTTTAAAATAGTTTCTTATAAATTCAGGAGATTTATTTTCTTTTATAAATTCTCTCATTTTATCATTATCTTCCCTTGTCCAATTCTTATTTAAATCCATAGTATTTTTATTTTTAAACCTCACCTTCACCAATTTGACCAATTGAAAAATTAGGTAGGACTAATTTTTTATTAGCGTTATCACCTAATAGTAAATATTTAGTATCATCTCTCAGTATATTCTGGTTCATAAGTTTATTAATTTCTGTTTCAGGTACTGTTTCAGTGAATAGTCTAATATTGGTAATTTTCATGTCAGAACTTAATAACTTAGCTTCAATACCATCTAAGGTGAATATTACTGGTGTCAAGTCCTCTTCCATTTTATAAACTTGTCTCAAGTGGGTTGATGTCAATTGTTCTGCATCTTCTTCATCATCTACATTTCTTTTATAGATGTATTGGGTTATTTTTCTTTGTCTTTGGTTCACATTTACTAAATAACCATACCAAGTTTCTTCTTCAAGTGAGTTATTGAGTGTCATAGAGTAACTATTGGAGTTCCACTTCACGGTAGAAATATTATTTGTTATGTTAACATCAAAACCAAAAAGATTGGTGTTATCATAGTAGTTAAAAAGATGATAATTATCGTTTATAGCAAAGTTATTAATATTAAACCAACACATAAAAGAGAGGTTACTACCTTCATTGAAATATCTTTTGAAGTTTTGATAGATTACTGCTGGGTTAGACTGTGTTGCTGTAAAGTTTACAGTGGATAGGTCGTAATGGTAATTGCTTATTATATTCTCTGCATTGAAGACAAATTCTTTAACAATTTGTGCACTGATAATAGATCTGACTGGGTCTTGAGTGAGTGTTCTAAATTGATTTTGGTTAGCAACAGAGTCTTTATCTTGTTGATTTTCTAATCCAAATAACTCATCAATAGTTGAATTTCTTGTGAGTGCATTGAGTTTATCTGAAATTGTTTTATTATTACCAATAACATTTGCTTTTTGATTGTATTTTTTCAACATGAGTTTATAATAGATAGAATTATTATTGAAACTTCTAAAAGCTTGTGAGTGTTCTACAAGAAACATTTTATTTATATCGCAAAACCACAAGAAGTCTTCTTTAGATGGTCTTTTATCTGCACCAAATGATTCTTTAAAAACTTTTTTAGGAATATGAATTTCAAAAGAGTCAAAAAGTGAGAGGTCGAATTGGTTTATAGCTCCGGTATTCTCAGGAAATTGATTATTTTCTACAGAAACTTTAATAAGACATTCAGATACAAAGTTATAGAGTTGATATTCATGGAAAGAGTAATCAATTCCTTTTTTATCTGGGTCAGTTAGAAAATAAACAACCTCGTGTCCGAAAATTGAATTAGCATCATTACTCATTTTATTCAGCAAGTCAGTAGCTTGTTGTAATTGGTAAGGTTTAAACAGGTTTGCCTGTTGTTCATTTGATAATTGGGGTAGAGGTGAAAGAGCTTCCACGCCAGTAGGTAGTGTTTTAATCTCTACACCGGGATGAATTTCGGGAAAAGTCGATGGATCATTTACGATACCCAATTTCAAACAATTGCAATCTTCTCGAATTCCATATAAATTAGTTTTGAAGTAGTCTAGGCTCACGTTTTGAAAATCCCCAATTAGGTTGATGTCATAGATAATTACTGATGTGTTGTTAACTTGCAGGAGGTATTCAATTTGGAAAAATCTAATTGGTGTAATTCTAGCTGAACTTATATTTTCTTTTGTTAAGAATTCCCAGTCTGTAACAGATTTACCATAATCTTGTGAAAATCTATATTTGACTGTAAAGTCTACATCTATTGTGCTATTTGAAATGATTTCAATATCTTCAATTTTGAAAACTTTATAAATAAACGGTGGTTTTATTATAACCGGGTCGGTAGTGGTTGTTAACGCAACTTGACTAAGTCCGTCTACTATATTCCTCTCAAGTGTTCCTTGAAGTTGATATTCTAGTAATTTTATGTTTCCAATATTCGAAAGTCCCTCTCTTGTAAACTTAAGGTCAAGAAACATAGTGTCTCTTGAACTAAATGGTGGAAAGTTAGTGATACGTGTAGTATTTTCATAAAAGCTTATAGAATCATTTCTAAGTGTAAGTTTATTATCTGTGATTGATAACCAATCTGTCCATGCAATTTGATCTCTACTAATTCGGTAGTAAACTTCTAAATATCTCAATTCGGTTTGCCCAGTGTAATCAAAGTTGAAATTTTTAAGAGTCTCAACGTGTTCTAAATTTATATAACTGTAGATAAATTCATCACCAGCTTGAGAAAACTGAGGTGGTCCACTGGGTCCGGTTGCTGATATAGACCAAGAGTCACTTAATATTAATTCGCCTGTGGTAGTATTAGTTGATATATTCGCCATAATGAAAGTATATATATAAAAAAATTGTGTTGAAAAATTTTTAAATGTTAATTTTTTTATTTATATTTGTATTATCAAAAATTACTTACAATGAATATTAAGGAAACATTTTTAAAATTAACATCAGAAACTTATCCACACGGCACTGAGTCAGGCTTGTTTCACTTATTACCAAGTGGACTTCATTCAGACGAATTCGGTAATCTATACATCCAATTAGGTGAAAGTCCCAATACAATGTTTACTTCACACTTAGATACTGCCTCCAGTGATAAAAGGGCAGTAAATCACATATTTGAAGGGAATTTGATTAAAACAGATGGAACTTCCATATTAGGTGCTGATGATAAAGCAGGTGTAACAATTATGATCTATCTAATAGAGAAAGGTATCCCTGGATTATATTATTTCTTTTTAGGAGAGGAAAGGGGCTGTATCGGTTCAAAAGCTGTATCAAAACTACACAGAGAGAATCCACTTCCAAATATAAAAAAGGTAATTTCATTTGATAGACGTGGTACTGGTTCAGTAATTACTTTTCAATCTAGTAGTAGATGTTGCTCAGAAACTTTTGCTGAGGCACTTTCTATGGAATTGAATAGAAAATCTAAAGTGGAAGATACTATACTATGTGACTTCAACTATAGTGCAGATCCAACTGGTGTTTACACTGATTCATATCAGTTTATGTCAATATATCCAGAATGTACGAATATTTCAGTAGGTTATCAAAATGAGCATACTGGGAGAGAGACGCAAGACATTCTACACTTAGAGAAATTATGTAGGGTTGCATCTTTGGTAGATTGGGAAGGTTTGCCTGTTGAACGTGATCAGAAAATATGTGAGAGCCGTAGCAGATATTCCTACTATAACGATTTAGGGGATGATATTTGGGAATATAATTACCGATCGTTTAAGAAGGAAAAGAAGAAAAATTGGTTCATAGACGAAGAGTTCGACAATCACGTATCATATTTCGAAGTAGACAGCAGTGGTGAAGTATCAGAGGTGGACATGAGCCGAGGGAGAATAGAAAGGGAAAAGAAAGAAATAAGTGAGTTCCTAAGGGAAACTGAAATCGAATTCAGGAGTATGAGCTGGAACGGAATGACACTCGAAGTCGAACACACAGAGAAGAGTGGAGAACACTGTACAAAAATTAACAGAAGTGAATTAGGTGGATACCTTGAAATTTTAAATTTTTGGAAGTCTAGACAAAAAAATGAAGTAAGTGTTTAATATATATCATGATCTTACATGAAGAAACACAGAATTTACCACATAAACTACTCCAGACAGGTGGATACCGTGATTTGGGAATATACTAACCTTAGTGAGGTAGATAGGACTAACCTTGCACAAGTAAATTTTGATGCTAGTTTGGACTGGGAAGATAAGTGGGATTTTTACAATATGATAGTCATTTGCCAACCCAAGGAAATGGACAAGTATAGGGGAATTTTAGTGAACAATCTAATTTTCCAACATACAAGGGACATAAGCCAATCGGTACTAAAGAACCAATACGATTTTTTGAAGGTGAAGGAACACATTAGACCCTCACTGCACAGAATATTTGATTTATTCATAGACAAAGTGGATGGGTGGGTAGAAGTAAACACAGACTTAGATACGGTATTAGATTTAATTAATGAGAAGGGTATTGAAAATTTAAGAAGAGCTGAAAAAAAATTTTTAGAAAATTATGCAAAAAGATAAAAAACTAGCCATATTCCTAGATGACGAAAGGGCACCTCAGTTTGTCAACAACTTGGTACCAAACTTTGACGGGTACGATTGGGTTGTAATAAGAAATTATTTCGACTTCACAAAATATGTCGACCAAAACATTCAAAATATAGACTTAGTTTCTTTCGATCACGATATAGATAGTTTTGATGGGAGTGGCAGGGAGTGGAACGGCAAAGATGCTGCTGATTACCTGTTAGATATATGTATAGACGGTGAAATGGAACTTCCGGATTTCATTGTGCACTCCATGAATCCGATTGGTAAGGGAAATATCATCGGTCTTTACAAGAACTACCTTGATAAAGTTGAGGGAAAAATTGATAGAGATAGTTGGACTGACTACCATATTGGAATGGTTGATGGAAGACTTATTTTACCAAATATCAAGTAATGATAACAAATGATTTTATAGACTCCGTTAAATACGAGACAGTTGAAAAAAACAACTGTAAGGAACACGGCTGCCACGAAGAAGGGGTTTGTAGGTGTGCTACAATAGTATCAGTGACATTGACTGGTGTGGATTTACCATCGGTCAGAGCTAAGATAGTCAGGAGATATTTCGGTTCAGGAAAAAACAAGGATAGAAATAATACCATAACTGGGTTATTATTTGGTTATGATGCTAATGTTGTTTTTGAATATTGTGTCGATAGAATTTTATCTCATTATAGAATTTGGGATTTAGGTAATTGGTTTTATACAATTGATAATGGATTTTACGGTGAGGAAATTAATAGTATTTTTATCAACCCAGAAATTTTCAATAAAATCGTTAGTGATTTAGACAAAATTGAGGAGCTTGATGACTTGAGGGATATAGTTTTTTACCTCCTAAAATTAGAATATGGTACTATATTAGATAAACTATTAGATAAGAATTATACTATAGAATATGTAAAAAAATCTAAAATTATCTTTAGTCAAAAATCACATCTGAAAAAGGTTCAATCGGAGGATTTGTCTTACTATCATTACCCGCTTATCCCAAAAGGTCTGGTTCTAGAAGTAGATGATAATTATTTTGTGATAGATGGATATCATAGATTGACTGAATCACAATCTGAGAAAGTTATGGTAATTGTTGCCAAATAATTTTGAAATTTGGTAAATTTTATTTATCTTTATTTTATAAAATTTCATAATATGAATTTACAGAATTTAAAAACTTATATTTACTCACTTAATCAACCTTTTGTGATTTTCTTGGTTGGACCACCTCTTTCTGGTAAAGATACCTTGATAAGAAATTTACAATTATCAAATGTAGTAGTTGTTTCTCGTGATGATATTGTTTTAGAGTTATGTCCAGGTATGAATTATAATGACGCATTCAAATCTGTTAATCAAAAGTTGGTTAATCGAATGTTGAAAGATAAATTGATTGATTTGGCAAATTCTGGTAATAGTGTTATTATAAATTTGACTAATCTACGAAGAAAGGGTAGAAATTTGTTTAGTTCATATTTTTCGAATGAATTTAAAAAAATGGCAATCATTTTCCCTATACTGTCTTTAGAAGAATACCAAAGTAGAAATAGTGTTAGGTTTGTTGATGAGGGTAAATCTATACCTGGCTCTGTAATTGAGGAAATGATTAATGGATACGAGGCAATAGATGATTCTGAAAATTTTGATGGGGTAATAAATTATAAATATTAAAATATGCCAAATTGGGTTATAAATAAATTAAGTATTGAAGGCAATACTCAAGAAGTAGAGAAATTATACTCACATATTTCAGATGGTGGAAAAGTCATAGATTTTGAAAAGATAGTACCTATGCCACCTTCTCTCAGAATAGATGCCTCTACAGATTCTGATATAGGATTTGCTATTGTTTTATACCAAGAAACTGGTGATAGTAAATATCTTGATGAAATACTTTCAAGAAACTGGCCTGTAAACTTAGGTATTCATACCATTGAAGGTTTAATCGATTACTTTTCTAAAAAAGAAGATTATGATAAAATTTTAGAAGTTGGTATGATATGTTATCAGAATAAAATAAACTATGGTTATAAAAACTGGTACAATTGGGCAATTGATAATTGGGGTACAAAATGGGGTGCTTCAGGATCTTACATAGAAGATGGTGAGATTTTCTTCCAAACTGCTTGGTCTACACCCCTTCCAGTAATCAAAAGATTGTCAGAAATATTCCCAGATTTGACTTTGAAGGTTAGGTTCGCTGATGAGTGCATTGGTGATAACTGTGGTGAATACCACTTAAAGGGTGGACAGGTGATATATGATTGGGAAATTGATGAAGTAGAGGCTTGTATTTTATGGGGTTATGATCCGGCAGAGATGTTCTCACATGTAAAAAGAGACAATATAATAGATGAAATTTTAGATAATGATAACACTAATAGCAGCTTGTAGTAAAAATAGAGTCATCGGTGGTGATGGGAAATTATTGTGGTACTTACCAGAAGACTTGAAAAGGTTTAAATCGTTGACTACTGGAAATCCAATAGTAATGGGTAGAAAGACTTATGAATCAATAGGTAAGGCACTTCCAGGAAGATTGAATATTATATTAACCAAGAACAGAGATTTTAAGGCAGATAATTGTTTAATTTATAATAACATATATGATATGTTAGAAATATATCAACAAAGTAATTTGTTTGTAATTGGTGGTGGTGAGATGTATAATATGTTTTTGCCACATGCTAAAAAGATTGAATTAACACTAATCGATAAAGATTTTGAGGGAGATACTTTTTTTCCTGAGTTGGGAAGTGATTGGATTGAATCAAATGTGGAAATCAATTCAAATGGTGAATTTGAATACAAATACATTACTTATCAGAACTTGTGAAAGCTATATCATTTTATTTTTTAATACTTTTTTTAGTAGACTTATTTTATCAGTTCGATAATCTTTACTGGTTTTGGTTTTTACTTTGTATTATTTTTTATTTTTTAAACGAAGAAAAGAAAAATGAATAAACATATTTACATAAATGATAAACAAATAGAATATTTTTCTAAACATGGAACTTCCTTCTTGTTCGAAAAAGGGCATCTAAGTTTTTTTGAACGTCTTCAACATATCGTTTTCACCAAGATGAACAAGGAACTAGAATTTTATGTAGTTGACAAAGAGTGTCTAGACCTTGTTAATTACAAAGGATTCAAGATATATAAAAATGTTGCTAGGTTTGAAAATTTTTTTGAAGTTAAATTTTTAGATTCTACTATTACAAAAGCTGATAAATCACATTACAGAGATATTTTACTTGGAAAATTATTAATAGATTCTGATGAATAGATATTTTTCTTCGGTGCGAAAACTGTGAAGTAAGAGATTTTAAAATAAAAAATTTTAAATTTTACTAAACTTTCATAAACTCTTTATATTATAAAGAATATAATACTTAATATGAAAGTGTAAAATTTTCAAAAATAAAAATTTAAATTTAAAAAATGAATAAATCAGATTTAGTCAGTGAAGTAGCTACTATCACTGGTCTTACTAAAACGAAATCAACCGAAACAATTGATGCGATTATTTCGGTAATTGAGTCAACTCTGGCTAAGGGTGAAAAAGTGAGCTTGGTTGGTTTTGGTAGTTGGGAAACATCAAAAAGAGCAGAAAGAATCGCAAGAAACCCTAAGACTGGGGATGAAGTTAGAGTTCCTTCAAAAACAGTTGCAAAATTCAAGCCTGGGGCAACTTTGAATCAAAAGGTAAACAACTAATTGAAATGGGAGTTGATTCACATCAACTCTCTTTTTTTGAAAACAATCTCCCCAAAAATTTATATAATCTAAAACACAAAAATATTTAAAATGGATACATCAAAAGAATTATTAGGTAAAGAACTTATCGATGTAAAGATGGCTTTCGAGGATGATGACCAAGACTCTGAGAAATATAAAGGTAGTAGGAAGAACCCCGATCCGAAATCAAAAACGCCTGTATTAGACTCCTTTAGTCGAGATTTAACTAAACTTGCTGAAGAAGGCAAACTGGATCCAGTAGTTGGTAGAGACAAAGAAATACTTAGAGTTTCACAAATTCTAGCTAGAAAAAAGAAGAATAATCCGATTCTGATTGGCGAACCAGGTTGTGTAACCCCTGAAACTCTTATAGAGGTTAGGAAAACATCAAATTTAGAATCACATAAAATAATAACAACTTGAAAAAAAATAACCCTATATTAAAAATAGGGTTATTTTTTTTAATATATAGATTATATGAGAAATCCGGTTAAAAATAAAGATTCTTTAAGAGAAAAATTTATATACAAGGCTTTAAAAAGACATGGATATAAATATGATTATTCGGAAGTTGAATATATAAATTCAATTGAAAAAGTTAAAATAATTTGTAAAGAACACGGTTCTTTTTTTGTTAGACCTGATGCACATGTTAGAAAAGTTGGATGTCCTTCTTGTAATGGTGGTGTAAAATATAATAATGAGATTTTCATTAATCTTGCTATAGAAAAGCATGGTAATAAGTTTGATTATAGTAAAGTTAATTATATTAATTCATCAAAAAAAATTGAGGTGATATGTAAATATCATGGACCATTTAATATCTTGCCATCGAATCATTTATTAGGACAATCTTGCTCATCTTGTGCTGGAGTAAAAAGAAAAAATAATATTGAATTCATTAATGAATCGAATAAAATACATAATAATATGTATGGTTATTCAAATGTTGATTATAAAAATAATCGAACTAAAGTAGAAATAATTTGTAGTAAACATGGGTCTTTTTTTCAATCCCCTAAAGATCATTTAAATGGACATGGATGTAATTTATGTAATTTTAGCAAGGGTGAAATGATGATAGCTAAATGTTTAACTTCATTAAATATAAAATTTATAAGAGAGTATAAATTTGAAAATTGTGTTGGTGATGGTGGTAGAAAACTACCATTTGATTTTTATTTACCTAAATATAATATATGTTTAGAATATGATGGTAGGCATCATTATGAAATAGTTGATAAATTCGGGGGTGATGAATATTTTGATAAAGTAGTGAGAAATGATTTTATCAAAAATACTTGGTGTGAAAAAAATGGAGTAAATTTGTTTAGAATAAAATTTGATGATTATGAAAAAAGTATAAAAAAATTTTATACTTTTTTGGAAAAAGTTAAATACGATCAGACTATAAATAATATTCAAAAGAGTGAGTTTAATATAAAGTCATATTTAGATGCAAAAGATAACTTTATTATTTTTATAAAAAATATTTATAAAAATAATATAATAATCGATTTTGAGATTGAGGAATATAGATATGATATATTTTTACCAGATATTAAATTGGGAATAAATTTCATAGGTATTTTTAGTGGATCAAATATAAATGTTGATAAAAACCATCATTTAAATATGAATAATAAATTTAAATTAAATGGATTTAAATTAATTCAAGTATTTGAGGATCAATGGATATATAAAAGAGAAATAGTTGAGTCGAGGATATTATCAATGTTGTATTTGTCTAAAAAAGTTTATGCTAGAAAATGTGAAATTAGAGAAATAAGAGATACTAAGATAGTCAGTCAATTTTTAATAAAAAATCACATACAAGGAAATTTGGGATCTTCCATAAAATTAGGTCTATATTATAATAATGAACTTATTAGTCTAATGACATTCGGAAAACTTAGAAAAAATTTAGGTCAAAAATCTGAAAAGAATTCTTATGAATTATTAAGGTTCTGTAACAAGTTGAATTATGTTGTTGTTGGTGCAGCATCTAGGCTTTTTAAATATTTTTTAGATATTTATAATCCAAATAGAGTTATATCATATGCTGATAAAATGTGGTCGAATCAAGATAGTATGTATAGTAAAATTGGGATGAATTATTTTGATGATTCAAAACCATCCTATTATCATATCATTGGTGCATATAGAAAAAATAGATTTTTATATAGGAAAGATGTTTTTTTAAAAATGGGATTTGATAAAAGTCTAAGTGAATATGAAATATGTAATAAGTTGGGTATATGTAGAATATATGATTGTGGATCGATTAAATTTATGTATAAAAAAAGAGATGTAGATTAATCTACACCTCTTTTTTTTTACAAATTCATTTCATATTTTAAGCAACCAGCATCGAATATTTTAAATACTAAATTAGAAGAACATATACTTCTTTCTGTCCATTTATCTTTGTCATATCCAAATTCTATCAATTTATCTTTTCTGTATCTGAATCTATCATATTTTTTTTCTCCGACTAGATAAGAATAAGATGGAGGTGTTTTACTAACCAAATCCATACCTAATTCTTTATAAATATTTTTATTAATACTTGTCCAACATCTATCAGCATACGAAAGTATGTATTTTGGGGAATATTGTTTCTTAAAGAAACTCATTAATTTACTTGCTGACCCAATAACAGAGTAGTTTTTCTTATTGCAAAATCTTAGTAGTTCATAGGAATCTAATTTAGATGTATTTCCTAAATTTCTTCTAAGTTTACCGAACGTCATTAGGCTAACTATTTCATCATTATATGTCAATGCAATTTTTATACTTCCATTAACGTGCCCTTGAATATGATTATCAATTAAAAATTTAGAAACTGATTTATTCTGGGGTATTATTATTTGACATTCTCTTGCTCCAATTTTAATTTGGTTCAAATTAAGTATATTTCTCAGTCTACTTTTGGTTATTTCTTTATTTAAAATCCAATCTTCGGGATAAATTACAATTAAATTTTTATTTAAACTTTCCAATTCATTCTTTAAAATAACTAACCAATTTTTGTTTCTATTTATCTCAGAATCTTTAAAATTGTCAATTAGAATTATATAATTATTGTTTACTATCCAATTGATATTTTCTGATTTGAAAGTAAAGTTGGTAGAAAAATTTACTCTAAGTCCACTAATATACATGTCGATTTCTTTATGAATCGCTCCACTATTCAACCAGTTAAAGTCAGTTTCTCTCAAATATCCATCTGCTTTCTTTTTTGGGTTTGTTCTATTTTCTTTCAAATCCTTCAAAACAGATTTATCAAATACTAATTTTTTTGTTTGTAAAGATTTGATAAAATTATCTATTTCTAAATTGTTATCAAGTCTTATTAATTGTATTCCCCTTTCTTCTGACCATTTGTTTTTGATTTTATCATTATTTTTTTGATATTCTAATCTCTCCTGCCCACCGAAATATTCTATTGACTCTCGGTGTTGTATACCGTCACACTCAATTAACATATTTCTAAGAGGTAAATAAAAATCGAATGGTAATGGATTTTTATTTTTACAATCTTTGAATTTTTTATTTGTTTCGAACGGCTCATTCATATCCCTCAATTTGACCGATAGATAGTGTTCCATTCTCGAATTATTACACATTTTACAACCAAATCCCTCCAAATGAACTCGAGCTTCTTGTTTGAATATACCGTGATTTTTACATATAATAGATACCTCCCTTCTTCTACCAATATATTCTGTTATTGAATAATCCCACCTATCGCCATGTTTTTCTATACACCTTTCAATAAATTCACGTGTTGTCATTATTGTATTATTAACACATTTTGGACAACCTTGACCCCTTAAATGTGCCCAAGGCCTTTGCTGAAATATTCCGTGTTCTTTACAAAGAATTTCTACTAAATCGTAGTTATTTTTACCATATTTAACTCTTGAATAGTCCCACCTATCACCGTGCATGACTACTGATTTTTTTATGAATTCGTCTGCAGTCAGTCTTTTAGTTGGATCGCAATTTGGACAACCACAACCAGCTAGATGATCTGATGCTGTTTGTGTAAACTCACCATGTTCTTTACAAATAATTATAACTTTATTTTTAGATCCAGTATAGTCTACTTTTGAGTAATCCCATTTATCACCGTGTTTTAATTTAACTTTTTCTATAAATTCCCCATTTGTTAACTTTGATGGCATGTAATACTTTTATTTATATATATTATATTTCTGGAACCAAATATAGTTCTTTTTTTCCAACTTTATTGTGGAAAAGTATATAATTAAAAACATTAAAAAATAGATATATGATTGAAGAAAAAATTGATATAGATCTGGAGTTCAATTTACAAGAGCCTTCTAAAGTAAGAATAGTTGATTTTTTCAACTATGTTAAGGAGAAAGGGGGAACATTCGAGATACTTACACCTAGTGGATTTCAAAAAATTGGTGATGTTTATAAAAAATTAAACAAAAAAATATTCAAATTAGAATTATCCGACGGTAAAATTCTGAATGGATCAGAAGATCATTTAGTTCTCATAGATACCACTAAGAATTCTGACGATGAAATCAACGAAAATATTGAGTTGTTAGATGGTGATATGTGGGTAAGACTTAAAAATATCAAGAATTCTGATTGGGTTAAAACAACAGATGGGTCATCTAAAGTAGAATTTATATCATTTATCGACATCGATGATACATATGATTTAGAAGTCTTAACCGATGAACATTCCTATATTTCAAATGATATCATCTCACACAATACTGGTAAATCAAGTATTGCTGAATCTCTTGCTATAAAAATTACACAGAGAAAAGTTTCCAGAAATTTGTTAAATAAAAGAATCTGTTCTTTGGATTTGGCATCAATGGTAGCTGGGACTAAATATCGTGGTCAATTCGAAGAAAGAATCAAAGCAGTGATGTCTGAACTAGAGAAGAATCCTGATGTAATTGTATTCATTGACGAGATTCATACCATAATTGGAGCCGGTGGTGCTTCAGGTTCTCTTGATGCTGCTAATATTATCAAACCAGCATTGGCTAGAGGAGAAATTCAAATGATTGGTGCTACCACACTTGACGAATACCGTAAACATATTGAGAAAGATGGAGCCTTAGAGAGAAGATTCCAAAAGGTAGTTGTTGAACCCTCGACCGAAGAAGATACTTTACAAATATTAACTAACATTAAAGACAGATATGAGTCTCACCACAACGTAGAATATACGCCAGAGGCAATTGAAGCATGTGTGAAACTAACAAGTAGATATTTGCCAGATAGATTTTTACCTGATAAAGCAATTGATGCTCTTGATGAATCTGGTTCCAGAGTACAAATTTCTGAAGTAAATGTACCGAAAGAGATTCTTGATATTGAGGAAAAAATACTTGAAATTAAAGATAAAAAGACTCAAGTTGTAAGGAATCAAAAGTATGAAGAAGCAGCAAAATTAAGAGATGTTGAAAAACAATTGCTTGCTAATTTAGATGAAGCTAGATTTAAATGGGAAGAAGAACAAAAGGGCAACAAGAAAGTAGTTTCTGAGGAAGTAGTAGCTGAAGTTGTATCTATGATGAGTGGTATACCTTTAAAGAAGGTTAGTGAGGGTGAAAATCAAAAACTTAGTAGGATGTTTGAGAACTTATCTGGAAAGGTTATCGGGCAAGATGAAGCCGTAAGGAAAGTAGTAAAGGCTATACAGCGAGGAAGAGTAGGTATGAAAGATCCGAATAAACCTGGTTTAGTTGCGATGCTTATTGGAAATTCAGGAACAGGAAAATGTATAAGTAAATCTTCATTTGTAACGCTTCGCAATAAGAGTAATGGAAAAGTAGAAAAAGTAAATATTTCAGATTTAATATATACATTATCGGACACCGGTGGTGCCGAATAAAATGTATGATTAGATATGACTTTAACAATAAATAGAAAAAATATACCTGCTAAAGATATATTTCCAACAATAGATGATTTTATAGTTTTTTTAAAAAAAGATTATAGTAACATAAATTTCGATAATGAAAAAATAAAATCATCTATTATATCTATTTATTCGATGCTCATAAATGATGATTCTAATGTTCCATTTTTAAGATTAACAAGATGGTTACCATCTAAGTTTGGTTTTACTTCTTCAAGTAAACTTTCACTAAGCTTTTGGATCGAAAGGGGATTTTCTGAAATAGAATATAAAAATTATTCAGAAAAAATTTTCGAAAATTCTAAAGAAAAGTTGTTGAACTATAACGAGAAGTCAAAAATTGAAAGCTATGAATATGATAAAGACTATTCAAATTTATACTTATTCAATACAATAAAATTTGAATCTATTGAGAAACCAAACTGTAGACTCTGTGAATCAGATTTGATCTTAAAAAAATCTGAAATTCAAGATACTCCTATTTATTTGATAAAAAAGTGCTCTAATGATGAATGTAACTCGAACAATACTAGAAATAAAAATGACAGATGGTTTGCGTTCTTACCGGAAGAAGAATATAATAAAGTCAAAAACAAACTGAAATCTGTAAAAAGAGCATTTTCAAAAGAGTTTTGGATGAGAAAAGGATATTCTGAAGAAGATTCGATCAAAAAAGTCTTTGAAATACAATCTGAAAATTCCAAAAAGTTTAAAGGTAAGAGAACTGGTAAAAATAAAGAAATTTTAAGAAAAAAAGGATATACTGAAGAACAAATAGAGAGAGTTAGTCTATCACCATCAAATATTAAATTTTGGACACTTAAAGGTCATACAGAAGAAGAAGCAAAATCAATTATATCAAAAGGACAAAGCCATGCTGCTAAATTCATAGATACTAAAAGTAGATTACTGCCTTCTAATTTAGATTATTGGATAAAAAGAGGATACAATGAAGAGGATTCTAAGAAAAAAGTCAAAGAGTCTCAGACAACATTCAGTAAAGAAAAATGTATAGAGAAATTTGGGTATGAAAAAGGAATTGAGGTGTTTAATAACCGAACGGATAAGTGGTTAAACTCACTTAAAGATCAAGATAACATATTTATAGGTTATTCAAAGATAAGTCAAGAAATGTTCACCGAGATTTCAAATAGATTGAAAGGGGATTTTAAATATGCTACGAATGGTGGTGAGTTCAAGATTCCTAAATCTAGTGGAGGATTTTATTTTTATGATTTTGTAGATGAAAATAAAAAACTTATTATAGAATATAACGGTGATATGTACCATGCAAATCCAGATAAATTCAAAGAAGATGATAATCCACATCCTTTTAGAAAAAATATAACTTCTAAAGAAATTTGGCTAAAAGATCAAATTAAGATAAAATTAGCTGAAGAATTAGGATATAAAGTTTTGATAATATGGGATTCTGAGTACAGGTATAAAGGATTTGAAAATAAAGAAAAAATAATAGAAAGATGTATAAACTTTCTATTGCAGGAATAATAAAATCAAAAAATATAAATAACATGGAAGTTTATAGTAAAAAGGAAGAAAAAAAATTCACCAAAACTTATGATTTGAGTGAATATGAAATTTTAACAGATGATGGTTTTGTGGATTTGAAATATTTACATGAAACTATTCCATACGATGTTTGGACTTTAAAGTTATCTAATGGATATGAAATAGAATGTGCTGACGATCATATTGTATTCTATGACGATATGAGTGAGGTTTTTGTTAAGGATCTTGAAATTGGGGATAGGGTCAAGACAGACGATGGTTACGCAATAGTGATTGATGTGACCAAAACGGATAGAGTTGAAAATATGTATGACTTTCAACTGGTAGATAACTCTAAAAAAAGATATTTCACAAATGGTATATTATCACATAATACAGAATTAGCTAAACAATTAGCAAAATATCTTTTCGATTCGGAGGATTCGATGATTAGAATTGATATGTCTGAGTATTCAGAAAAAATTTCGATAAACAGGATTTTGGGTTCGCCCAGCGGTTATATTGGATATGATGATAGTAATCTACTTGACGTAATAAGAAGAAAACCATATTGTGTACTATTGATGGATGAAGTTGAAAAGGCTCACTCGGATGTTTATAATATTTTCTTACAAGCATTTGATGATGGCCACATGACGGATACTCATGGTAGAAAAGTATCTTTCAAGAATTGCATTATACTAATGACTTCAAATGTCGGAACAAGAGTTGTTAAGGATTTTGGTACTGGTGTAGGGTTTGCTACTAAAAATAAAACTGAAGACAGAACAGACCAAATAAAAGGGATTCTGGAAAAAGAATTGAAGAAGAAATTTGCACCAGAGTTCATAAATAGAATTGAAGAGATAATTTATTTTAATGATTTAAGTAAAGATGATATTCGTAAAATTTTATTTTTAGAATTGGAAAAATCAATCAATAGACTAAAAGAATTGGGGTTCAACGCTGAAATCGATGAGACAATGATTGAAAAACTAATAGAGGTTGGATATGATCCACAATATGGAGCAAGACCAATGAAAAGAGCTATTAGAAAATGGATAGACGACAATTTAATTGATGTACTATTGGAAAGTCCATCGACTGGAACAGTATTTAAAATATCATATGATTCTGAAAATGATGTAACTAAAATAGAAAGTGATAAAAAGAAAAAAGTAACTTCTAAAAAGAAAAAAGAAGATTAAGTTATGATAAAGAGGATTTTTAATCCTCTTTTTTATTATATAGACTATATACTTTTTAATATATAGAAATAAAAAGTAGGGATATGTCGGTCAAAAGAAAAGTAGTGAAAGATAGAGATAAATTCATAAAATATGAAGACTTGAAGAGGTATGTGAGGGAAAATAATATCCGTAAAAAGGATGAATATCTTTCTCATGTTTCAAATAATTTCATCATAGATGGTATAAATATACCATATAATCCATCAGCCTTCTACTCAAAAGAAATATGGGAAGGATGGTCTATCTTTTTGAGAGATGAAGTCTATAAAAAAAAATATAATGGAACATATTATTCTTATAAAGAATGTAAAGAAGCAGTTAGACAATATAATTTCTTAAGTAAATCTGACTATTTTAGAAGAATCAAAGACATTATTAAATTGGACATAAAAATACCATACGACCCGAGAAGTGTTTATAAGGAGGAATGGGAAGGTTGGGTTCATTTTTTGGATACAGATAACTCAGTTGACCAAATAGAAAACTTAGTCGATTTTGAGATTGCTAGAGAATATTCACGAAGTTTAAATTTGAAATTTCAAAAACAATGGTATAAAATAAAGTTTCGTGATTTACCAAAAGGCATGACAAAGAAACCTGAAAAATTGTACGTGGGCAAAGGATGGATAGATTGGAACGACTTTTTAGGAATTGATAAAAGAACTCAGATGTCGTATGGTGAGGTACTGATTGCTGATTTTTTTGATAGAAATGAAATAAAATATATTTACAATAAATCTTTAAAAGATTGTATTTCATCATCTAAATTGAGATTTGATTTTTATTTACCGGATTTTAATGTCTGTATTGAATTTGATGGTATGCAACATTTTAAGCCAGTTGAGATGTTTGGTGGTATGGAAGAGTTCGAAAAATTGAAGGTTAGAGATGAGATAAAAAATAAATGGTGTGAAGTGAATGGTTTTGAGTTGATAAGATTTAACTATTTGCAACAAAAAGAAGATATTTATGAACAATTAAAAAAATTTGTTTATAAGTAGGAATAAAGAGACTTAAAATTGATGATACTTTTAATTGAATATTTTACATCAAGTAATACTAATAGAGACTTTGAATACAAAGCTTGTATTAAAGAGAACGTAAATTGCGAAACTATAGATAAAATAGTAATTTTTATTTCAGACGAAATTTCAAAATTAGATTTCGAATCTGAAAAAATTGAGATTGTTTATCTTAAAGAAAGACCCACTTTTAAGTATTTATTTGAATATTGTAATAATAATTATCCAGAAGAGATTTGTATTATTGGTAATACTGATATTATTTTCGATAAAAGTCTAGGAAACTTGGTTAATTATAACTTAGAAAATCAATTTTTAGCATTAACGAGATGGGATTTATTCACTGAGAATAAACAATGGTACATGAGATTTTTTAATGGGCCTTATAGAGATAATAACTGGACTATGGGTATGTTATCACAGGATTCTTGGATATTCAAAACTCCTATAAAAATTGACGATAGAAGCAATTTCTTGATGGGTAAACCAGGATGTGACAATAGGATTGTGGCTATTTATCACGAACTTGGATATAATGTAAAGAATCCAAGTAGAAAGATAATTACTAAACACTTACATACTTCGAACTATAGAACTTATAATCATACTGATATAGTTTTCGGTCCCTATCTGTTAGTAGAACCAACTGACGATTTAGAAAAAGAAAGTTGGAAACAAATAATAAAACATTTTTAAAAAAAAATTATATAAAATATGACATTACATGAAATCGGAATGAAGTACAAAACAGACAAAGCGACTCATCATAATTATTTAGGTTTGTATGAGGAAGTCTTAGGTGAATTACGAAACAAAGAAATAAAGATTTTAGAAATAGGAATTAGCTCCGGTGCATCATTGAAGATGTGGGAAGAGTACTTTTCGAATGGTAAAATCTTTGGTGTAGACATAAATACTGAAGAGTGGCGCAAACGTGAATTTTCCTCTCGTGGTATATTTTTCGATACGAAAAAAACTACAACACTAGTCGTTAATCAAGAGAAATCTGTTGAGTTACTAAGTTTGCCAGATGAATTTGATGTAATTATTGACGATGGTGGTCATACTATGTTTCAACAACAGAATACGATAAAAACTATATTTCATAAATTAAAACATGGAGGAATTTATATATTAGAAGATCTTCACACTTCCAACGTGGATTTTTACGACGGATGTAATTATGGTAGAACAGATACTAACAATACAATTAGGCTTCTAAATGATTTGAAGAATGGTGACATTTCTCAAGGATCTGACTATTATTTGAATAAAATTGAATTCGAAGAAATTTTAAAACAAATATCTTCAATAGAAATAATTGAAATAAAAAGAGGGTCAACAACATCAATTATAAAAAGAAAATAAAATAGATATGTATTCAGTAATAATTCCAACAATGTGGAAATCAAATACTTTATCAGATTTACTAAATAACTTAGTAAAAAGTGACTTAATAGGTGAAATTATAATTATAGATAATGATATTTTAAATACCAACAAAGAAATTATCACTTATGAAAAAATAAAATATCATCCACAAGAAAAGAACATTTTTGTAAATCCATCCTGGAATTTAGGTGTAAGTAAAAGTAAATTTGAGAATATACTTATATTGAACGACGATATACTTTTGTCTTTTGATTTTTTGACTAATCTCAAACTTGAACATAACACAATCATCGGGACTGATTTCAGTTGTTATAAGTCTGAAAATAAGACTTTCAACCTACAAAATGCCGAAAAAAGAGATTGGGGATGGGGATGTTTATTGATTTTCAAAAAAGAAAGTTGGATTAACATTCCGGATGAAATGAAAATTTGGTGTGGTGATGATTTTATTTTTGACAGATTTGAAAATAGAAGAAAAATTATCGGATTGCCAATAAATACTAAAATGTGTACAACATCTGATATGAAAGAATTTGATAGTATAAAGTCAAATGACTTAAAAATTTATAATGAAAAATATGTTAAATAGAGTTGAAACTAGATTATCAGAAAGTAAAAGTAACGAAAAAATTAAATATTTGATACAAACTAATAATAATTTCTTTATTACAAGGGTAGGTTTAGGTGGTGAAACTGCGGTTTCTTCTCTCGTCTTAAACAATCAAATTCCGAACCAACAAGTTTTGTCTTGGTTCTTTGTCAATGCTGGATTTTATGGCACTAACAATTTAATAGACTATGCTAAGATGTATAAAGAGGCTTGTAATAATTCAGATTTACATGCTTATTGGAATTTTCCAGGATTTGTTGAAATGGAAGATTTTTTAGTACCTAACGATAAGATATTGATAGAGCCTGGTGCATTAGAATCTTTTAGATTCGAAAATCCATGGACATCAGCTCTAAAAGGTAAAAAGATACTTATTGTAACTCCATTTAAAGATACTGTCGAAAATCAATTAAAAAAGAGAACAACAATATGGGAAAACTCTGATGTTTTACCAGATGCTGAATGGATAGTCTATAAATCAATTCAATCAATTGGTGGAAGAGGACCACACAAAGACTGGTATGAATCTTTTCAAATTATGTGTGATGATATTTCCAATATTGATTTTGATATAGCTTTACTCGGTTGTGGCTCTTATGGATTGCCTTTGGGTAATTTTATCAAAAAGAATTTAGGTAAGTCATCAGTTTATATTGGTGGTGGACTTCAACTATATTTTGGGATTAAAGGAAAAAGATGGGATTCGAGTCCTGATGTAAATAAGTTTTATAATGAAAATTGGACAAGACCTTCACAAGAGGAGATGCCTGAATTAGGTATATATGTTGAAGGTGGATGCTATTGGTAAATAAAAATAAAAATAAAAATGAAAGTATATACATATTATACAGAAAGTCACGCTAATCTTTTTGAAAACTATTTTAAGAAATCATTAGTGGATTTGGAAATTGATGCTACAATTGGAGAACAAGATTGTAAGTCTGGATCATACTATCAAGATGGTTGGAAAACAACTACTATGAAGAAGGTTGATGTCTTCTTGAAAGGAGTAAAGGAAAATATGGATGGAGTATTCATCTTTTCAGATGTTGATATTCAATTTTTTGGTTCTATAAAAGAGACTCTCGTTGGAGAACTTGGTGATGCTGATATTGCTATCCAAAATGATTACGCAGGTGGGTTATGTTCTGGTTTTTTTATCTGCAGAGGTAATGAAAGAACACTCAAAATGTTTCAATCTATGAAGGATAATCACAATCTTTATAGAGAAGACCAACATGCTTTGAATATGAATCTAAACTTTTGTAAGGTGAAAGTATTGTCAAATAAATTTTGGACTTTCGGCGCATATCAACAGCAGTGGAAAGGACAAAATTTTGATATACCTGATGATATATTGATGCACCACTCAAATTGGACAGAAGGTATCGATAATAAGATAAAATTATTAGAGTTGGTTAAATATAAACAAGAGTTAAAAAAACAAGTAAAATGTAATAAATCTGATTATCAAAGCTTTTTATTTGAATATTTTAAAGAGTTTCGACCAGAACCTACATATCCTATTTATCCTCCTTATCATGAAGGTAAATATTTAGATTCTTATTTTATTGAATTTTTTAAGAATAACGTAATTAAAAAGAGTGTTCACTTGATTCCAGTAGACTGGACAACTTGTTATATACAAAATGTAAATCTACCCTTACTTCAAGAAAAGATTTTGAGTTTAGATAAAACAAAGAAATACTTTACTGTCAGTCAACATGATGATGCTATAAGGGAATGGTTACCTTCGGGTACATTAAAATTTTGTGCTGGTGGGAATTCAATTGGTATACCAATTCCGTTGGTTTGTTCACCAATTCCAGACAAATATAAAATTAGGAGAGAAAAAGATATATTCTGTTCCTTTGTTGGTTCTGTTACACACCAAATCAGACAAGAAATGATAAATGTGTTGAATTCAAATCAGAAATATCTTTTGAAATATAAACAATGGACTGATAAAGTGAGTAATAACCAATTAGAAGAATTCATGGATATCACATCAAGAAGCGTATTTACCTTGTGCCCGAGGGGCTATGGTAGAAATTCATTTAGAATGTATGAGGCTATGCAATTAGGTAGTATACCTGTTTATATTTTTGATGAAGATTGGAGAGCATTTAAAAGTGATGTCAATTGGGATGATTTTTCTGTATCAGTACATTATTCTCAATTAAATCAATTAGACTCAATATTGACCCAAATTAGTCAAGATAGAATTAAACAAATGTCAGAGAATGCAATAAAAGTGTATGATGATTTTTTTAGTTTGGAATCGCTATCAAAAATAATAATTAAAAGATTATGAGAAAAATAAAAATTGGTTTTTCTGATTTTTGGGGTGAACTGATACCAACTGATAATTACTTCTATAACCTACTCTCTCTGCGGTATGAGATAGAAATCGATAATATCAACCCTGATGTACTTTTTTATACAGTATACTCAAATAACCATTTGAAATATGATATGAAGAAGGTTATTAAAATTTTGTATACCGGTGAAAACTTTCGACCTGATTATACAAATTGTCACTATTCAATCTCGTTTGATTATTCTTCGGACCCGAGGAATTATCGCTTACCACTTTGGGCACTGATATTAAACTGGTTTGACCGACCTTATAGAGACGAAAGAGATCAAGCTTATTTACACAGTATAGACGATTTCCTCAATAAGAAAATACCTCAAAAAACAAAATTTTGTAGTTTTATAGCGTCTAAACCGATGGGAAAACGATTAGATTTTGTTCCAAAACTCTATAGATATAAGCATATAGATTGTGGTGGCAGACTCTTTAACAATATTCCTTTAGTTCCTGGTAGAGGTGACCAAATTTATAAAATAAACTTCCTAAAAGAATATAAGTTCAACGTATCTTTCGAGAATTCTAGCCACTCGGGTTATTGTACTGAAAAGATAATAAACTCGATGTTCGCTGGGTGTATACCGATTTACTGGGGTGATCCATTTGTTTCTAATGATTTTAACAGGAACTCTTTTTTGAACTATCATGACTATAAATCTGACGAAGAATTTATAGAGCAAATCATAAAAATTGATTCGGACGAAAATCTATATAACGATATGATAAATCAACCTTGGTTTGTAGATAATAAAATACCTGATTTTGTTCAACCTGAAAATGTATTAAATTTTTTTAAAAAAATATTAGATTAAAATGATTGATAAAGTGTATCTATTAAGTCATCCGGCTTTTGATAAGCGAAGAAAACACATTACCGAAAGGCTCAATTATGAAGGTATAAGCTACGAAATTATCGAAAATTTTTCTCCGGAGGAATTGGATTATGAGGAAATTGTTAAGAATTCAAATCAATATTACCCTATAATCATACAACAAATCAAGTATTATTCATATTATAATTATCCTAAAAAAATTAGTCCTGGGAGCTTGAGTCTGGTTTTGAAACATATTAATTGTTGGGAGAAACAAAGAGATAATCATTTTGAAAAAATTTTAATTTTGGAAGATGATTGCGAAATTCCAAACAACTTTATATCAATTTTAGAAAAAGTTTCAAGTGAGATGCGGACAGGAAATTATGATATAGTTATGTTGGGTGGTTTTTCAGATTTTGTATCACCGAATGTAATTGAGGGTAATTCAATTCATTATCATCCACTACAGAAAACACGATGTACTCATGCTTATCTGGTTGATATAAAATGTGTAGATAAACTCATTATTGGATTTGGAAATATAAACAATCCAATAGATATTAAAATGAACGAAGTTATCCAATTAAATCAATTGAAAGTTGCTTGGTTGGAACCTGGTTTAAAACAAATTGAAGTTTAAAATATGAAAATATGTTTTCACGATAATGGATTGAGCGTAAGAGGCACGACTAATGCACTTTGGGACTTTGCTGAAAAAAGTGAAGAGTTTTTGGGAATCGATCCAATTATTCTCTATAATAATAAGTCTATACATAATCAAAATATTGCTATAGAAAGATTTAAAAATAGATTTAAAACTTTTAACTATGAGAGTTTGAATCAAATAGATGAAATACTTTCTTCTGAGAAATGTGATGCTTTTTTTATGATTAAAGGCGGAAAACCAGATGGAGTAATATCAAAATATTGTTCGAATTGGATTAACGCAATTACAATTTGTAATTCCAATGATATTCACGGAGACAGATTTGCGATGGGCTCCAAATGGTTGAGTAAAATTACAAATAATCAGATAGATTATGTTTCTTACATGGTAAATTTACCAGAACACGATTCGAACTTCAGAGAAGAATTGGGTATTCCCATAGACTCTGTTGTTTTTGGAAGAAACGGTGGACATGATACCTTTGATTTACCATTCGCAAAACAGGCTGTAGTTGATATTTTAAATATAAGAAAAGATGTATATTTTTTATTTCAAGGTACCGACGAATTCTATGAACATGAACGAATAATACATTTACCTGCTTCGCCAGACTTATATACAAAAGTTAAATTCATAAATACTACCGATGCTCTTATTCATGCTCGTCATATTGGAGAATCCTTCGGATTGACTTGTGCTGAATTCTCAATGAAAAATAAACCAGTAATAACTTGGTATGGTTCTATGGAGAGAAACCATATTGAATATCTTGGTGGAAAGGGTTTTTATTATGATGATTATCAAGAATTATTAAGTATTTTTAAAAAATTTGAACCAAAAAGAGATTTTGATTGGACTTGTTATCATGATTGTAAACCTGAAATAGTAATGGAAAAATTCAAAAATTTTTATATAAGATGAAAATAAATATGATTTGGTGTGTTAAATCTCAATATGAAAAGAATTTTTCATTAAATTGGATTGAAGAAATTTTTTCAAAATTTGAAATAACTCATATCGATGATTTTGAAAATAGATTTCAAACTTTCGAAAATAATTCTGTCATAATTGTATCGGTTGGGAAAGACTCTAATAATAGTTTAATTTCTTATATACAAGAGTATAATAAATTAAATTTAAACTATTCTATTCTACATTTATCTGATGAGGCTTTTGAACAAAACATAGACTTTTATGACGTTTCGAGAAAAATAATTAGAAACTATTATAATGAAGAATATACAAAAAAATTCAATTTGATGACAATACCATTAGGGTATCAAAGTGGTGTTAAAAAAAATCAAACAGATAAAACTATTGAAGTTAATTTTGTGGGACAGTTAAAGTCGGATAGATATGAAATGTTGAATACTTTCAAAGTTTTACCCAACTCTTATTTTTATCTGACAAGAATGTGGAATGATCCTGATTCTTTGAATCTAACTCAATATTCAGAAGTTTTGAGTAGAAGTTGGTTCACACTTTGTCCCAGAGGGTGGATATCATTAGATAGTTTTAGAATAAATGAGGCACTTGAGTGTGGTTCAATACCTGTTTCGATCTTCGAGAAAGACGGCACTGACTATTTTGAGAAAATTTATGGCGATCACCCTTTCATAGTCGCAAAAGATTGGAATGATGTGAAAAATCAATGTAGCAATGTTGATAAAAGATTATTAAATCAAAAAGTTAATGAATGGTTTGTAAACTTTAAATCGGAACTTAGAAAAAAATTGCAAAATTTTATTACAAAAAAAAATAATTTAAAATGATTGAAAAAAACAATTTACTGAGAGAAATCTATAAAAAAAACAAAAAAAAATTACAAAAAGTCGACTACGACTATTGGGTTGAAGACATAAAATTTCCTGACTTTACGGAAGAGGAATTGGAAAAATTTCAATCAGATCAAAATTTTCATTTTTGTATTGCTAGAATAGACAACTACAATGAGATACTTAACCATGCTATGAATCATTGTAATTTAATTTCACCAGAAATATTCCAACAACTAGCTTCAATAGGAGACTCTTTGGTCGGATACACAGACGATCAGAAAAAAGTTATCAGTGAGAGAAGTCCCAGAATTACTTCTTATGTTACAGCGAACCATTTGATATATCTAACATTTTTAATAAAACATTTCAGATTCAACGAAATTGAAGATTTGAGAATATTGGAGTTTGGCGGAGGATATGGCAATGTTTGTAGGTTACTGTTCAAGTTAGTCATAAATATTAACAATTACACAATTATTGACATACCGGGTATGTCTAGACTACAAGAATTTTTCCTGAAAAAGAATCTTGATGAAACTCAATTAGAACGAATTTTATATTCAGATAGCTTAAACGAAGTTAAAAAACAAAAATTTGATTTAGTAATTGCTAATCATAGTTTGAGTGAACTACCAATAGAAAAATATTTTGAATCTTCTGAAGTCTTAGAAACAACAAATTATCTATTTTATAGTACTTGTCTTGGTTCACATTCGGAGTTTATAAAGATTTTCCACATATTAACTAGTTTCGAGATAATAGAACTATTTTTCGAGGGTAGTATTGCTCACATGCTTCTAAAAAAAATAAATAAAAAATGTCTAAAATAACACTTTGTATTACAACTCATTGTATTAAAACAGAAAGCCAGGGAACTTGGGCGGGTGTCAAGAACGTAGTTCCAAGTACCCCATCTACAAAATTAATTGAGTCTGTGTTGAAAGACTTCTTTTTCAAAACAAATTTAAATCCTGAAGATGTTTTCATACACATAGGATTCGATAAGAGAGTAGGTAGAGAAATTGATAATATCTACCATAGAAATTTGCTGAATTTGGAGAGTAATATCAAGAATTTGAAAATATTTACGAATGAGTCAGAGATAGACGATCCAATCGTTACAGCACCAAAAAACTTCATCAACTTAATAGACTCAGTTAAAACAGAATTATACATCTTTTGGGAACATGATTGGATTTTTAAGAGAAAGATAGATTTGAAAGAAGTAATTGACGAGATATCTAATAATTCAAACATAAACTATATTAGATTTAATCAGTTTGACAATAATAATATAAGATATAACAATTTGATAGAAGGGAGTTCAAATGTCTCTAAAAGTATTGCACTCATATCGACATTCAGATGGTCCAATAATCCTTATATTTGTAAAACAACAGTCTTTCAAGATTGGTGGAAAACATTTGTGTACAACACATCAAATGAAGGTGGGTTTGTTGAAGGTCCATTAAATGAGTTGATGGAATTCTATATTTCTAAGATGGGTTTAGATTTAGCACTAGAAAGATTTGGTTGTTTTGTCTACGGTAAATGGAATGACGAATCTTTAGTCACACATCTGAATGGAAACTCTTGGTCTTAATATATAAAAATAAATAAATAATATGAAACGTATTCTTTTTATAGTGCATGGTTTACTTAGACCGGATTTGGAGAGCGTTATCAATAACAAAAACTTGTTATTGAGTAATTTCGATGAATGTGAGAAAACAACTTTACTTTCTACTTGGTTCAACAATAAAGAACTTGACCAAGATAATAGGGAATACGAAGTTAACAAATCTGTTATAGAGGAAAATTTCAATTTAAACCTGATTTCTTCTCAACCCGATATTGATATGTTGTTGTCTCAAATAAAGACGTTTGATATAGCTGATATGTCAAAGCCCTGGTGGATATCGAATCTGTATGGAGTATTTCATTTCTATACAAAAATGATTCAAATTGCCAAAACATATACAGATTTTGATTATTATGTCTTTTGTAGAACAGATCTCAAAATCATGTTTGATAAATTCAACTTTGAAACTAGTGATTTTCATTTCCCAGTTTGCTTCTGGTATGACTATGGTAGGACACAAAGACATAATGACCATTTTTTTATTTGTAACAAAAATTCATTTTTAAAATCTTTTCAAAACTTAGATCTTACTAAAATTAACGAATTGATAAAAACTTCAAGAGATCCAGAAACACTGTTTCAAAATGTGATAAATGAAAGCAAATATTCATTCATACCAAGTCAAAAAGTTAAAAATTATTACATAGTTAGAAATTATAGAAATTGGTCCAAAAATGACGTTGATGAATTAGGTCGTGATAGTGTTCAATCCTCTATAGATTACTGTTTGGGTTTTATTTCAAAATAAATAAAAAATTAATGTTACAAATTTTAATACCTGCTGCAGGAAGAGGAAGCAGATTCATAAATTCAGAATATCAGGAACCCAAACCGCTTATTAGTTGGAATGGTAGAAACATGATAGAACACGTCATTGAAAACTTTAGGGGTGACTGTAAACTAATAATAATTACCAGAAATGAACACAATCTAACCTTAGAAAACGTTGACAAAATTGAAATAGACTACACAACTGAAGGTCCAGCATGTAGTGCTTATCTATCAAAATCAATAATCAATTTAGAGGATGAGCTCATAATTACTAATTGTGATCAAATTATTAAAGATTGGAATCAAGAACTTTTTTTGACTTTTGCAAGAAAATTTGACGGAGTTTTAGGATGCTTCATTTCTAATTCACCAAAAAACTCATTTGTCAAAGTGGACGAAAGTAATTTAGTCACAGAGGTTAGAGAAAAGGTAGTGATTTCAAACATTGCGACAAACGGCCTACATTACTGGAGGAAAGCGAAATATTTTTTTGAATCTTGTGATGAAATGTTTGAGAAGAATGATAGAACAAATGATGAATTCTATATTGCTCCATCATACAGCTATCTTATACAAAAAAACTATAAAGTGGGAATATATATGTTTAATCAACATTATCCAATTGGTACACCAGAAGATTTGAAAAAATATTTAGAGTATGAAAATAAGTAGAATTGAAGATTATTTTAGAGGTTGGTTTGTTGGAAATTTTGAACCAGCTTGTTTCAAAACAGAACAATTTGAAGTGGGAATACTCAATCACAAAAAAGGAGAGATTTGGTCTGCACATATACATAAAATTGCAACAGAAATCAATTTCTTAATTGATGGTGAAATGAGAATAGGAGATAAAGAATTAAGAACGGGAGATGTATTTGTGATATATCCTTTCGAAGTAGCAGACCCAGTTTTCCACACAGATTGCAAACTTGTAGTAATCAAAACACCATCTTTACCTGGTGATAAATATAATGTATAATAAAAAATTTAAACTATATCTATCCTTCAGCATATATTAAGAAAGATTAACAAAAAAAAAATATAAAACATGACTTTTAATATTTTCAGTCAAGAGATTGATAGAAACAAATACTTCATAGTGAAGTATTTCCTAAAAGGCAGAACGTCACTAAAAGATGCAGCCTGGAATTTAGCAATAGGTCAAAGTATAGGTAATCCAAACAATAGAAGCATTTGGGAAACTCAGGAGATGTTTGAGAATCATAGCTGTGTAGTATTAGGCGACGAGTCATATTTGAAGTCTGTTGAAGAGGGTATCATTGAAATTGCTTTCCCTATATCGAACATCGACTTTGAGGAAGATGGTATTTCACAAATTATCTGTCACATAGCCGGTGGTCAAGTTGATATACTTGAAATAGAAAAGTGTGTAATTTTAGACATCACTTTACCAGAGGAATTAGAAAGAACTTTCAGATTAAAACCTGCATACGGTATAGATGGATTCCGAAAATTCAACGGAGTAGAAATGAAGCCTTTTTTAGGTGGTATAATCAAACCAAAATTGGGAATGAGTCCGGACATTCTATTAGAAGCAGTAAAAGAAATGGTTGATGGTGGTGTTAACTTTATAAAAGAAGATGAGTTGCTTGGTAACCCATCACATTGCACCTTACAAAAGAGAGTACCGCTTATATCGAATTGGTTACAAAAAAATGCGCCAGATGTAATTTATACATTCTGTATTAATGGTGATAGTCCATACGCTCTTCAAAGGGCAAAATTTGTATCAGAAGAAGGCGGTACAGGAATACACATAAATGTTTGGAGTGGGTTAGGTGTTTATAGAGCAATTAGAAAAGAAAATCCAAATCTTTGGATACACTTTCAGAAAAGCGGTGATAAATTTTTTACAGACAGAATATCACCTTTTCACATCTATTGGCCTGTAATTTGTAAAATAGCTGGATGGTCTGGAGCTGACTCTATTCACGCTGGTATGATTGGTGGATATATGAATCAAGATGATGAGGAACTCATTGATGCTTTGAAAGTTTTGTGGAAATATAATATTGTACCAGCGCTAAGTTGTGGAATGCATCCCGGTTTAGTATCATATATAAATCAGTTCTTGAATTCGACTGACTGGATGGCTAATGTAGGTGGTGCACTACATGGTCACCCTATGGGAACGCTATCAGGAGCAAAAGCAATGAAACAATCTATAAACGGTGATTACTCACAAATTGAGTATATAGAAGCCATAAAAAAATGGGGAGAGAAGAATTTTTCACCTGATTTAGCCTATAGGATTTTTTAGTCATGATTTTAATATCTCATAGAGGAAATTTATATGGTAGAACTATAGACAGAGAAAATACAACTGATTTTATAGATGAGGCTCTTTCACTTGGATATGATGTCGAAATTGATGTTTGGTTAATTCAAGAGTCGTTCTTTTTAGGACACGATAGACCAGAAAGTGCAATAGTTTTGGAGTGGTTGTTAAATCGAAAGAATAAACTTTGGGTTCATTGTAAAAACAAAGAATCAATTGAATATTTCAATATCAATAAAATAGATTTAAACTATTTCTGGCATGAAAATGATTTAATGACTTTGACTTCTAAAGGTCATATGTGGGTTTTCCCTGGAAATCAACCTATAAAAAATAGTATCTCAGTAATGCCTGAGTTATTTAATGATGATGTTAATGAATGTTTGGGTTTATGTTCAGATTACATAATAAAATATATGAAATAAAATATGATTTATCCAAAATACTCAGGAAGGACCGGTAATATTCTACTAGAAAATGTTGGTATTAGTATTATAGCAAAAAAGTTTAACTTGAAGGTATCTCACTATCAGAGTGTCGAGGATTTTAAAATACTTGGGTTGTCTTTATTCCAAGGTGAAAAAATTTTTGAAAATATCGTGAATTGCTATGATATTGAATTAAGCCACGTAACAACAGGACCTTACGGTACACTAATTGATTTAATGAGAAGACAAGATGACATTGATTCTGGTATTTTATACGACGGAAATTTTCAAGTGAAGGAGTTTGTAAAAGACTACCGACACGAAATATTATCACACTTTGACTTAAAATATAAAGAAACCCACTTAGAAGACGTTTTTATTCATGTTAGATTAGGTGATGTGTCAAACTATAGTCCTGGATATGAATATTACTCAAAATCTATTGATTCGATGAATTTCGACAAAATTTACCTCTCAACTGACTCACCAAATCACACTTTAATACAAACATTAATGGAAAATTATAATATAATACTATATGAAAATAATCCAATAGATACGATAAATTTTGCTAAAGATTTTGGTAAACTAATCCTTAGTAAAGGAACCTTTAGCTGGTGGATAGGCTTACTCAGTAAATCAAAAAGTATACTATACCCAGTCGGAGACAAGCCTTGGTACGGAGATATATTTGTCTATGAAGATTGGAAAGGTGTTTCAATAAAATAAAAAAAAAATCAAAATGAAAGAATTTATTTTAAAATACAAAATAGAACCAAGGGGTGTACTTCATGTTGGAGCACACTTTGGTTATGAAATCGTTACATATAATGAGTTAAATTTCAAAAATGTAGTTTTTTTCGAACCTTTGTCCAAGACATTTGAAAGACTTGAAAAAAATGTTAGAGAAAAAAATAAATCAGAAAGTTGTAATTTATTATTTGTGAATAAAGCTTTAGGTAATAAAACTGGTGACATAGAAATGTTTGTTGAAGTGGCAAACGAAGGTCAGTCTTCTTCTATACTTAAACCAGCATTTCACTTGACACAATATCCGGGAATACAGTTCCCGTTTAGAGAAATTGTTCAGATAACAACTTTAAATGAATTCCTAAAAGATTCCGAGGTCGAATATAACGTACTCAACATTGATGTTCAGGGTTATGAACTCGAGGTTTTAAAAGGCGCTACTAATATACTACCTAACATAGATATAATTAATTCGGAAGTAAATAAAGTGTATATGTATGAAAATTGTGCACTGGTCAACGAAATCGACGAATTTCTATCAGGTTTCGATTTTGTTAAGGTCGATGAAAATTGGATGGGACAATATTGGGGAGATGCAATCTATGTAAAGAAAAAATTTTTATAGAATATGAAAAAAATTGGAATAATAGGACAGGGGTTTGTTGGAACTGCTGTAAAAGAAGGACTAAGTAATTTCTTTGACATCAAGACTTTTGATTTGAAAGGAAATTGTACAGAAAACTCCCTTTTTGAACTTATAGAAAAAGTAGATGTTACTTTTTTATGTCTACCAACACCTATGAAAAAATCCGGTGAGTGTGATTTATACATTGTGGAAAATTGTTTATCACAAGTAGGACTAATAGTAGATTCGCTAAATAAAAAAGATTTTATTGTTGTAATAAAATCTACTATACCTCCTGGAACAACTAAAAGCTTGAACTCACAATTCAAAAACATAAATATAGTTTTTAACCCAGAGTTTTTAACAGAAGCTAACGCAAACGAAGACTTCAAGAATCAGAATAGAATTATTGTTGGTGGCGAAAGACCTCATACATCTACTGTTAAATCAATTTTTGAAAAGGCTTTCCCGAATGTTACAATAATAAAAACTTCTTCGACTATTGCCGAAATGGTGAAGTATGTTACTAATACATTCTTGGCAACAAAACTTTCATTCGCTAATGAGATATATCAAATATGTCAAGCAGTTGATATAGATTTTGATAAAGTAATAGAATACACAAAATATGATAATAGATTAGGAAACTCTCATTGGTCAGTTCCTGGACACGATGGTGATATGGGGTTTGGTGGACATTGCTTTCCAAAAGATATTTCAAGTCTAAAATTCTTAGCAGACTCTAAAAATATTAAAACAACGATGTTGACCGCAACAATCGAGAAAAATAAAGAAGTGAGAACCAATAAAGATTGGGAAAAACAAATAGGCAGAGCAGTATCAGAAGATTAAAAATAATAAATTAAAATGAAAATACAAGATTGGATAATTAATAATTTAAGTTTAGACTCAATAATAGTTGAAGCTGGCGCTTTCGATGGTAGTGATACACAGTTCTTCTGTGATAGATTTACTTACGGTAAAGTATATGCTTTCGAACCAGTTGATGAACTATTTAATTTCTGTTCTCAGAAACTTTATCAATACAAAAATTTGAATCTTTTCAAAAAAGCACTCTCATCAGAAACTGGTCAGCAGAACATTTTTATAAGTGATAGATTTGGACAAATTTTTGCTTCATCGTCACTCTTAAAACCCAAAGACCACTTACAGGTTCATCCACAAATAACTTTTAATGTGGAAAGAATAATAGAATCTATAACTTTAGATGACTTCTGTGAACAAGAGAAAATAGAAAAAATTGATTTAATGTGGTTGGATATGCAGGGGGCCGAACCAAGCGTTTTGAAAAATTCTATCACAACACTCTCTAAAACAAGATATCTCTACACAGAAGTTTCCCTGATTGAGACATATGAAAATGTTTTACTTTATCCACAATACAAAGAATTTCTAGAAATTAATAACTTTGAGGTGGTTTTTGAGGATTTACCACATCAAGATATGGGTAATGTTTTATTCAGAAATAAAAATTTATAAAAATGCAGAATAAGAAAGTAGCACTTTGCACAGGAATAACCGGACAAGACGGATTATACTTATCAGAATTACTCCTATCAAAGGGGTATATTGTACACGGCATCAAAAGAAGAAGTTCACTATTTAATACGGATAGAATCGACCACCTTTATAAAGAAAAATCAGAAAACTTTTTTCTACATTATGGTGATTTAACAGATTCTACTAACCTAATCAGAATTATTCAACAAGTTCAACCTGATGAAATTTATAACTTAGCCGCTCAATCACACGTTAAAGTTTCCTTTGAGACACCTGAATATACAGCGAATGCGGACGCAATTGGAACACTTAGAATTTTAGAAGCAATCAGAATTTTAGGATTAGAAAAGAAAACTAAATTTTATCAAGCATCGACTTCTGAAATGTTTGGCCTAGTACAAGAAATTCCTCAGAAGGAAACCACACCTTTTTATCCAAGAAGTCCTTATGGTGTAGCTAAATTATATGCACACTGGATAACTAAGAACTATCGTGAATCTTATGAGATGTTTGCTTGTTCTGGAATTTTATTCAATCATGAAAGTCCAGTTAGAGGTGAGACTTTTGTAACAAGAAAAATTACTCGTGGTGTTGCAAAAATCTATCACGGATTACAAGACAAGATTCTATTAGGTAATTTGGATGCTGAACGTGACTGGGGACATGCGAAGGATTATATTCGTGGAATGTGGTTAATGTTACAACAGGATAAACCAGATGACTATGTATTAGCTACCAATAAAAAGATTAGTGTTAGAAAGTTTGTTGAAATGTCTTTTAGTCACATTGGAATTAAACTTAAATGGGTTGGAGAGGGTGTAAATGAAAGGGGGTACGATATTGAAACCGGAAGAGTTTTAGTTGAGATAGATCCTAAATATTTTAGACCAGCAGAAGTTGACTTGTTAATTGGTGATTATTCTAAGGCTAAAAGTGAATTGGGTTGGGAACCAACCTGTAGTGTTGAAGAATTGTGTAGGGAAATGGTTGAATCTGATTTAGAATTATTCAAAAGGGAGAGCTACTTAAAAGAAGGTGGATTTAAGGTAGTTGAACAATTTGAATAAATAGAATTGAGTATTAAAGATTGTTTATGTAAATTTTATATATAAATTAAGATTCTGCAGTTTAATTTCTTCAGTATTTTTTTTTATATATAAAAATATTTTTTTTTTATGAATAAAAATTTAGAAAAAAACAAAGATTCATATTATTTTATTCTTTTTGGAAGGAATATATATTGTGAGTTCAAAATTAAGAATAGTAGAAATGGGTAAGACGATACAAGAAATACTATCTAAATTAGAAAACTCTAGGCAAGAAAAGAAAGATGAACTTAAACAAAAAGAAGAAGAATATTTTGAAAAGAAAGAATTTTTGAAGAAAAACTATGTAAGGTTACTTTGGGATAAAGACTTGAATAGGCCCTTAAATCCATATAAAGGATCTAATCAAGGTAGAATCAAGGCGAAAAAGAGTGGTTTAGTAGGTCAATTTGTATCAATAGCAAATATAACCCCTTCTGGTGATATTGATGGTACAAATAAATTCTTTACATTACCACAATTTCCAGTGCCGGATTCTGAACATATAATTTTAAATGGTTTACTTCAAGACGAAGGACTGGATTATATTATGAGTGGACCGATGATAGAATTTTTGGATCCACCGAATTCAGGAGATTCGATTCAAGTTTCTTATTTAATATCGCTTTAAAAAATTGTTAAGGAATTGTTAAATATGTTTGTAGAAAAATCACAAAGGGATGAAAACTTAAAACTAATAAAATCAACTAACGAACTCAAAAGCACTCTCTTAAATAGCCCGATGACGGTTGCTTATATGACTAGAGAGAAGCCCGAGGGTGAAATTAATGGTAGAAACCGTGATTTTATGTTAAGTCATCCACCGGTGAATGCTTCTGAGCATGTTTATTTAAATGGTTTGTTACAGGAATATGGGCAGGATAGGGACTATACAGTAAGTAAAAATTGTGTTAAGTTTTGTCTTCCTCCAGAACCAGGTGATAGATTAGTAATAACTTACAGATTTCAAGTTTAAAAAAAATATATATAAATAATATGCAATCTCCAGAATCTCCAATCGAAAATTATGTAACCTCAGATTTGTATTTAGCTGCATTTCTCAAGACCAAGGGGTACAAATATCAAGTAGAAAAACTGAAAAGTAAATCTAACTTTATATTTCAATTAAGCCCAGAACTATTATCTTATGTAGATGAGTATTTGACAGAAAAAGGTTCTTGTGAACCATTGGCTTTCACCAATGCTATCAAGAATATCAAGAATCTGTTGTACAACAACAGATAAAAAAAAACAAAAAATAAAAAATGGCAAATACAAGAATAGTTTTAAACAGACAGTCGGATTTAATGCTAACAGGTGCTACACTTTCTACACCTTACATCTCTAGTCCAGTAGGTCTCGTTCAAGCTGACATTTCAGGTTTACCTTCAGTATTAACAGCTTTAGAATCAGTTGATGGTTCTTTAAGTCTTTTAATTTCAACAGAAGTTGTAAATCGCACAGACGCAGTTTCTAATGAAGCTTCTTTGAGAGTAGTTGGTGATGAGTCTTTAGCTACTTTAGTTTCTACTGCGGATGCTTCATTGGCTACTTTAGTTTCTACTGAAGTTGTAGATCGTTCAAATGCAGTATCTGGAGAAGCTGCTTTGAGAATAGATGCTGATGTTTCATTGGGTACTTTTATAACAGAAGAAGTAGTTAAACTCCAACAAACTGACGCTTCTATAGCTACATCTGTTTCAGTTGAACAAAGTCGTATCGACGCAATCCTTTTGGGTAGCGACGTTAATTTAGATCAATTTGTTGAAGTTGTTACTTTCATCAACAGCATTGATGTATTGAACGACGAAACTTTGATGTCAATCGAAGTTTCTCAAAACACAAGACTTACTGCAGAAGAATCTAACAGAGCATCTGCTGATGCTTCATTGGCTACTGTGGTTTCGAATGAAATTTCAACTGAAGCTTCTACAAGACTTGCTGCTGATAATTCATTGGCTACTTTAGTTTCTACTGAAATCTTGGCTGAAAATTCTAAGATGGTTGCTGGTGATTCTGCTGAGGCTTCTATTAGACTTGCTGCTGATAATTCATTG